AAAGTTTTGTCATTATAGATACTAATGACTTTGATTTAAACTGGTGTGCTTCATCTCCAACGACCACATTAAATCTTGAGAAATATTGTCGGGGAAGTTTGTAGATGGACTGCCAGGTTGTAATGATCACCTGAGAATCCGTTTCTCTTTCTTTTCCCGCATAGATCTTGTGGCAGTATGAACCCACGTCCCACCCATAATCTGCAAAGTCTTTATACATCTGCTCTACAAGGGATGTCGTCGGAACGACTATCAGAATATTTTGTCCTTTCTCAACGTAATATCTCACAATCGAGTATATCATCAACGACTTTCCAGAAGCAGTTGGAGATATCAACAACTTTCGATTATGTTTTAAAGCGTCGTATACTCCCTCAACTTGGTATTCGCGGGGAGCATACTTGCAAATAGAAGTCATATAGTCTTTAACTCCTTCTTTTGAAATCATATCATTGACTTCAAATGGGAGACCATAATATTTGTTATTTCTAAACTCATAAGTGTAGTTGTGTTGTTCACAAAATCTTATGAGTTTATCTAATAAACCAACGTATATTTCTTGCGTATTGACATTAAACAGATAAATGAATCCATCCCACCACTTATTTTTATAAGCGGGAGCAAACTTGGCATTCGGAACTTCAAATTGAAATGCGTCTCTTAATTCATAGTAGACGTGTGGTTCTGCTTCAACCTGAAGATATACCTCATTCTTTTTTGAGATAATCAAATGTGACATTCATAACATATCAGTTATGAATATTTATTTCGATTAATTAAACCCTGCCTGGAATCTGTGCCATTCCACTGCGTTCTTGATTTGAAATGTTCTATTTGATATGCACTTAATTACTTCTTCAAGAAACTTAAGCATAATGTCATAATATCGAATCTTGAGATCAATTTTATTCAACCTCTCATCGGCATCCAGGTGCCTCTGTAGTGCTTCTTTATCTCTGACTTTATATGGGAAAGGATCTTCCTCATAGACCTCTGCTGGTGCCTTTCCCGTGTAGTAGTTGTATCTCTCAAGTCTCACCTTACTATAGGTCTCTCTTGCCTTTTCTCTAAGTAGGGTAATTGTATTGTAGATGGTATAATACTTTGCGTGAAGTTGAGGAATTTTTAAAGATTCATCATGTAAGTTATCAGGGTCGATAACAGAATCTCTCTGCCACATCTCCTGGATTTCATCAAGATTCATAAGGGAGTTCTACCGTCAGAGGAAAGGATATTATACACAGTATACTTGAAAGACGCCTGTGCTGTAAAGTATTGAATATCTGTGGCAGTTGAATTAAATTCTAACGATGATAAAGAAACTGGAAATAAGTCTTTAAATTTTACAATAGCACTCGTATTGTAATTGCTGTTAAGAATATATAAACTTCCATCACTGAATGCTTCCTTTGAATCTCTTAAATTATCCTCATTTGTGGTTAAATTTTTATATTGCTCTGCTGTTTCTGGAAATCCAAGTCCTGTAATCCAATTGTGAATCGCCATATAATTTTGCAATTTTTCATCAATTAAAAATGTTATTGTAAAATCTTCATATGTAATTTTATCGCCAGGAACATCAATATCTTTCAAATAGTTTGATTGCAATTCAGTTCCTAATGTAATTTGTGGAATTTGTGCATTATTACAAAAAAACGCTACCTTTGGTTCTTTTGACAACGTGAATTTAAATCCAACTGGAGATAAAAAATTCCTGTTTTGGATTTGATTTGCAAATGCGTTCGTAGTCGCCATTATTTTTATTTTTATTTAGATAAAAAAAGACCCCCTTGCGGGGGTCTGATGGATATGTGAATCGAAATCACATAAGATTTGAAACCTTAACTCTTCTGTAGTATACGTTAGAGTTGGTAGCAATGTTACCACTTGTTGCATCTGGAGCAGTAGCTCCCTTAGCAAATGGATTGTTAACGACTCCATAACGAGTCTTAAATCCGATTTTTGGTTGGAAGGTTTGCTCACCAACAGCACGTACCATCTGGAGAGGTACGTATGGGCAGTAGAAGAGACCTGCATCGTAAGGCGAGGTGCCCTTATAACCGACAACGTAGAACTGGTTAGCAGCAACGTTTGCCGAATATGGGTCAATATAGACTCTGTACTTACCTTGAAGGACACCAGCAAAGGTGTTGCCAGTATCATCAACGTTCAGATTAGCGTTAAGTGCAGGGGTGTAATCGAGAACACCAGCCATGGTTAGTGCTGAAGCAACGTCTGCCGAGCACAGGATAGTGTTACCCTTTCCTCTACGAGTTTGCTGTGCAATTGCGTTTGCATCGCGCTCGATTTGGAAGATGAGACCCTTGAACTTCTCAACCGACCAACGACCGTTAGAGTCAACATCAAGGTCAAAAGTACCTTGGGTTGCAGTGTTAACCTGAGCACCAGGAACAGCAATCTTATAGATGGTACGGATGATTTCTCTGTTGATTTCAGCGAGGATCTCAGTGCTGAGGATGTTTGCAAGCTCAGCTTCTGCATTCAGACCGTGAATTGCCTTCAGGTCTTGTGCAAGTTCGAGTGAGTACTCAGCTTTCAGAGCACGTGACTTAGCAGTAACGGTGAGCTTCTCGATTGAGAAAGCCATCTCGTTAAAGTAGTTGGTATTGCCGTCGCCAAGTGCTTCAGCATTACCAGTGGTCATTGCTTCACCAACGTTATACTGGTTAGCACCAGCAGCAGCGTTAGTTGATTGATCAGTTGGGCTGAGAAGTGCTGGGTTGCGGTTGCTATCTTGAGTTGTAGTACCTAAACCAACAGCTCCATCGATGAATCCTGCATTGAGGTTACGGGAGTTATTCTGACCAGAGAATGCAGAATCAGCTTCGTTGTAGAATGCTTCAGTTCCAGATTGATTCTGATAACGTGAACGCATTGCGAAGATGAGTCCAGTAGGACCATTCATTGGTTGAACACCGCACAGATCATAAGCGATCAGGTTGGGCATTGAACGTCTGATCAGTGAGATCAGAACTGGATCGAAACCAGCAACAGGTGAACCTGTAGTATTTGATGCGCTACCACCAAAACCGCCGGTACCGGCAGAGTTGGTTGGGGATGCTTCGTAAAGGAATGAACGCTCTTCACGAAGTTCTCTTTCTTGGTTTTCGAGCAGGATAGCGGTTACCGATCTACGATGTGAATCTTTGATTGGATCCATTCCTTGATAATCAAGGATTGGTGCCCACTTCTCCTGCAGATATTCGGAGTTGTACATCTGCATTGGGAATTACCTCTTTAAAAAGTTTTGTTTGACTATATTATATAAAAATCACTTTTTAGCGACTCTACTGAGAGTTTGAAGATATGCTTCCATGACAGGGGAAACTGAAGTTAATTCAGATCCATCATGCGACACTTCTTCAGATAGGTTCTCAGAGAAATCTCTTTGAGTACCAGTATTTGTTGGGAAATATGATTCCCTCAGAGTTACCAGTTTCTCACGATAGTTTGCTTCACTATCAAACTCAACATTTTCGGCAAGAGAAGCGAGTTTGTCTTTCTGAGAAAGTGCAAGACCTTCAGCGACATCTGCAAAAATTACATCAGCAACTGACTCTGCTAATCTTCTATTGAGAGCAACGTTTCTTTCGATTTGCTCGTTGAGTTTTTCTTCCATTTCATCAAGTTTATCTACCATACTCTCGATAACATCATATCTATCTTCAGGGATTGAAACATAATGATCTTCAAAAAGACTCTTCATTCCTTGAAGGAATGATTCGGTCATTTCAGTCTTAAGACCGTGCTCGATAGCGAGTGCATTTTCTTGAATCCACTCGTCGGCAACGTACTCAAGATAAGTATCTACACGCTCAGTTAATTCTTCTTTGATAAACTGAACTTCTTCAATAAGTGCATTTTCATAAGTTTGCTGAAGTTCTTCTTTAATTTCAGAAACTTTTGAACGAATAGCAGCTTCGAAGATGGTGCGGGCTTTCTCTTGGAATTCCTCAGAAAGCTCTTCACCAGCAAGGAGAGCGTTGACATCTTCTTCGATGTCAAACTCTTCTTCCATTTTCTTCTTACCTTTTTTCTTACCACCTTCTTCTTCTTCCTCCTCTTCTTCTTCCTCTTCTTCTTCCTCTTCTTCGTGCTTCTTGCCTTTCTTGCCTTCAGCAACTACCTCTTCATCTTCGTCGAGTTCTTCTTCATCGACAAGATCCTCATCCTCTTCAGTTTCTTCTGCAGCCATGGTTTTCATGGGTTCAGCAGCAGCTGCTTTAGCATTAACTACATTTCTTACCTGAGCAAGAGTTGATCCAGGTGTTTTAAGTGCAGCGGAATCGTCATCTGGACGATAATTTTCTGGAGTAGGACCACCTAAATCTTCCCAAGCGCCAGTTTGACCTGGAGTAATGGCTCCAGTTCCAGTTTGCATTGGTTCGGCAGGTGCAGCCCCTTTGGTTACTACGTTTTCCATTTCTTGTAAATTTCTACCAACGGACATTTGTTTAGATATTTGGATATAATCTATATTTATTTATAAATTATAGATTTGAAAGAAAATCGTTGAAAAGATTGAGTTTATGCTCTTCAAGTTTTCTTTGATCAACGAGAGTATTAATTCTTCTTTGAGTCTGTTCGGCAAGTTTTTCACGAAGAATTCCACCTTCCCAAACCCACTCTTTTCCTTCCATAATTCCTTGCACAAAAGCATCAGGTGCAGAAGGATCGGCAACAATGTCAGCAGCAGTCGCAAGCATGAAATCTTCACCAACAATTTTATGACCTTCATTGGTCATCTTTAGTGAACCAACACCACGAGAAGAAACACCAAGACAAACTCCCTCACCAATAAGAGATTTTGCAATCTTACCCATTGGCGTTTCAAGAAGTTGTGCCTTACCTCTAAAATTTGATCCTTCACAAGTAAGAGAAACAATCTTGTGAGAAACACGATCAAGATTTACAGTTGGACCATCAGGATGTCCAAGTTCTCCAAGAGCACGACCTTTATTGACAAATGCTTCCGTGTATCTTTTCACCTCTCTGGAAAGAGTTTCCATAGGATACATTCTTCCGTTACGGTTACAAATGTCACCCTGAAGGAAAATACCTTCAATAAACATTTTTTTATCAGCACCTTTTCCTTCGGTGATGAATTTTACTTGTGATACTTCTTCTGTGATGAGTTTCATTTTTATTCGGAAACTAGTTGAACTATTTCGGTAATACTAATATTTGTCGTTGCTCCATCTGCAAGTGCCGCAACTTTTACACTTCTTGATAGGGTCGCATCAGTAACAGTAATTACTCCAACAACTGATGAGGTATTTGCTGAGATTGTAACACTAGATTCAGTTAAATTTGTAATCAATTGATGGACAGTATTAATTCCAGCTGGTTGAGCATTTTCAATTGTTACATAGTCCCCAATCAAAAATGGATTTCCTGCATTTTCTGGAAGACTGATTACTGTGCTTGTTCCAGTTGTAATCCCAGATATTCTTTGTCTAGCTATTCTCTCTTTTAAAACTTCATTAGCATATGGGGAAATATAAAAAGAGTTCGTTGTTACTGTGGGATTACCTCCAGTTTCAACATAAACTGCGGTTAATCCAGCAGCAACTCTGATATAACCACTCTTTAAAGCAATTGGATTACTTGTTGCAGCAACAGAAACTGTTGGAGAAATTCTATTTACATTTTGGACAACTTTAATTGCCATTATTCTTCATCTCCTATTTGATCGGCATCACCGAACATCATCGCTGCAATTTCTGGACGAGCAGAATCTACTCTTTCAGAAGCTTTAGCATATAGTAATTCTTTAATTTTGGTGGAAACATCTGAAGGTGCTCCATCAGTTGCAATCAAATCGATAAGTTCTTCCATAAAATTTAGTTTATAATTATAAGATTATTTATATCTTCCCACCTTTGGGTTCTGGTATTTCTACTGCTGTAGCATTTACAGTTGGTTCAAGTGGAACTTCTCCACTAACACCTTGTTCTATTCCTTGTGCTTGATCTTGAGGAATGGGATTACCCATTTCATCAACAGGAGCATTTGGATCTGGTAAAATGCCCTTAGCAATTTCATCTTCAATTTGAAGATCAATCTCAATAATTTCAGAATCTGTTTGACGAAGAATTTTCTTACGAACATACTCAGTAGAATAGTATTTGCCAATGTATGGTTCAATCGTTGTTGCAAGAGTCAAGCGATTTGTTAATAATTCTGCTTCTTTTAATTCTGCAAAATGATTGTCATATAAGAAATCATATTGAATATGATCACTCATCTTCTCCCAATCTTCTGGAGAAACAATGTTCTTAAGAAGTAACTGAGTGCGAAGAATATCATTGAAAAGATTAGCAAATCTTTTTCTAAGTCTTCCAACAAATTTAGAAAACATTAATTCATCACGAAGAATTTCTGATGATCTACCTAAATTAAATCCATCACCACCACCAGCAATTCTTGTTTCTGGAACTCCAAGTGCTCTATAAAGTTTCTTTTGGAAGTATTCAATATCCGAAAGTTCTCCAAGATTTTGTCCACCGGGAAGAGTAGTAATTTCAGTCCCTCTACCACCTTCTCTTCTTGGAAGCCAAAAATCTTCAAGCATACTCATAAATTTACGATCATCACGAACTTCGCCTGTATTAGCATCATAAACAAGTTTATTCCTATAGCGAGACATAACCTCTTTGAGGTACTGTTCTGCTTTTACTTTTGGAAGATTTCCTACATCAATGTAGAATATTCTACGTTCTGGAGCTCTAGATAGTCTATAAATTACAAGAGAATCCTCAATCATTCTTAACTGATTGAGTCCTTTAATTGCTTTGTGAAGATATGAAAGAACGGTTCCTTTATTTCTATCTACTAAACCCGATGTGCAATAAGTTACAGAATCTTTTGCGATTTTGATTCCTTTTTTTGAACCACCACTGATTGTCCCCGTTGGGAAATTTGGCATAGGAGTATATACAAAATACTCCTCAATTTCTGGAAAGTTGAATTGATCAGCATCATTTCCAGTTCTTAAATTTAAATTTCTATATCCATTTAATCCATTTTCCGTCTTTTTTTCCTGACGGACATGTTTCATTTTCATTGGATCAATATATCTAATTTCCTGAATTCCTGCCTCAGGATTTTTTTGATCGATGACTTTTAAATAAAATAGTCTACCATCAATATACCAATTTCTGAAAATTTCATGACACTTTTTATCAAAGTCCATGACTTCTTTAATATATTTAAATTCTGCTCTAATAACATCTTTCAATCTATCACTTGCATTCAAATTTGAAAGTTCAATCTCAACAGGAGAATCATAAAGATCACTAACAATTGCTTCATTAACAATGTTTTCAATTGCACTGTCACACTCTGGATGAAGTGCCATTTCACGATAACGACGAATTAAATCGTACTCTGTTCTGTAAACACCTTCAATATCTACATATTGTCCATAAAATCCAGACTGAATAAAATAGTCAACCCCGTCCTCATTACTGGGAGGAACGGGGGCAACAACAGATTTCGATTTTTTTACATTATCCTCAATCGAAAAACCAAAAAGTTTCGCCATTTTATAATTTTAGACTGCTTGTATATTTTATTTAGTTGATGTCTGTTCCACCTGCTGCAGGTGAATTACCCTTCATTGCTTCCCACCAGAGAATTTGGAACTCTGCAGTAAATTCTTGAATTGTACTAGTATTGTAATCAAGAGTAATTGCACCGATAGAAGTTGGGAAAATATCATAGAAATGATATGCTCTCAAAGTTGATCCATCACGATCAAGTTGATAAACAAAAGCATCTGCAGTATATGCAGTTGGATCGGTTTCGCCAGTATTATCAGAAACTCTGTTAATTTTGTTCATCCAGTTTTCCATAGCGGAACGGATTGCAAAATCGGTATCATTGATAACTGTCACAGTCCAACTTTCGAAAGATCTGTCTCCAGCGACTTTCAAAGTTCTTCCCCTAAAGGGAACATCAATTGCTGCCACATTAGATGCCGGTAAGTTTGCACCCTTAACTAAGAATCTTGCTTTATCAAGAACATTAGTATCTGCAGGTGCAATATCGGGAAATGAAAGAACAACTTCAAAAAGATTACTTCTTGCACCACCACCAGTTAACTTACTTTTGAAGTCAGTAATCTTTCTTAGGGGAGGTGGATTTAATTGTTGTCTAGTTGCCATAGTTTTTTAAACCTCTAAATTAAAAGTTTCCGATTACTTCTTCAAAATCAACACCAGTCTTGGTGGCAACAAAATTCAGACCAATGAAGTTAATTGATCTTGCTGGTTTGACATAAATGTCCGCAACAAATTCATTATTATCAATCACAGCAGCAGTGTTATTTGTTTCATCACAAATCACGACATAATCAAAAATACCTCTCTTAGATTGAATATCACGTAGGAAAGGTTCAATTGTATTTACAAAGTTTGTTCTTGTAATTTCATCATTAAATTCAAAAAGTGCATCTTTCGCTGCTTGAGAAATTGCATCTTCAAGATAAACAAATAGACGACGGACGTTAATTCTATCAAATGCAGATGCTTTAGCAAGACCAGTTTTATCACCAAAGAGAACAATTCCAGATCCAGGTGAGAAAATGACAGGATTAACTCTATTAGAATAAAGTCTGTCTCTTTGATTTTTTGATGGATTATATGCTAACTTAACTGCATTTAAGATCGCACCTCTTGTTGTTCCTGCTGGCGAATACCATGCAAAATTATTAATGTCATTACGAGCACAAAGACCAGCAATATCGCCATTTAATGGAACATATCTGAATGTATTTGAGAATCTATCATACATGTACTTGTATCCACTATCAAATACAGCGTATGAAGAAGAGGAAACTGGTGCATAGAATTCTATTACTTTATCAGTAATATCTGTAGCAGAATAAATGTTTACTGCTGTATCTGTTGATGTATCTGTAAGTGCAGCACCTCTATATGGTGAAATAAATGCAATTGCATCTTTTCTTAACTCTGCAACAGAAATTAATTTGTTAGCAAGAGCCTGAGCAGTTGTAATATCATATGCAGCAGACCCCATAAGGAGAAAATCTACCTTAAAGTTTTCTGTATTTTCAAAAAGATCATATCCATCAGAAAGTTCTGATAGTGATGCTGTTAAAGATCCAGTAGTTCCAATACCTGCTTTTCGATTGTAATCTAAACCACCAGAAAGAACACTCGTTGAGGATCCTGTTGCTCCAAAAATAATACCATCAGTTTCTTGATTCCAGTCATTATCAGATGCAAGAGTAAAACCAGAACTGTAACCAGTAGTTACAATACCTGATGGTTGATTTAATCCAAAAATGTATTGTGAATTATTTACTAGATATTTTCTCCAGTAAGATGGACTTCCTACAGAAAATTCTGCATCTTTTCCTTTTGAAAGTGATAAGTGCTTTTCAACAATTGTACCTGCATTACCAGTTACTGTTCCAAGAGCATCAATAACAACCACATGAACCTCATCAAATCTTGAGTTTCTTGCAGCAGCAAAAGCAGAAGTTCCAGGTCTTTGTGCAACAGTATTCCAATTAATTGAAGATGATGTTGTTAACCCAATGGTTTGCTGATCAAACCAATCTCTACTCGCAGAATATGTTGTTGTTCCATATGCAACTGCCTGATCATTAGTATGAATACCAACAGTTCCAGAACTAGAAAATGCCCAAACACCTGATGGTTGATAATCTACTTGAGTCTCTGTTCCAGCAGCGGAAACATGAGAAAGAACTTTAACATCAATTGTAGATGCTCCAACACCCGTAATTATACCTTTTAGATAACCATTTAAAATTGCTGTAGTGCCTATGCCAGGATTAACTCTACCTGCTACAGACTGTTCGACTCCATAACCAATTTGAAGTGGAGCTGATGTAGTTGATGATATTCCAAACTGAATATTCAGTGTTAGTTGATCTACATTTAATGAAGTATTTGAAAATACAATTGTACTGACTCCTCGTTCTAATACAGTGGTATTTTCTGGGAAAATTCCACTAATTGCAGGAGTTCTTATAACTTGTCCAACACTAATACCAGTTGTAGTAATACCTGTTACTCTATCAGTAGTGACTCCTAAGTTTGGTGTTTTAGTAGTTTGTACCGTAAAGGTTGCTACTTCACTAGTATTAATTCCGGTTAAAGTTTGATCTGCTTTACCATCAATAATTGCTACTCTTAAACCATTTGACCAAGAACCTGGATTTCGTGCTGCAACAACAACACCTGTAAGAGTATTTTCATCATATTGTAGTGATTCATAATGATCTAAACTTTTAATTTTTACACTAGCAGCTGCACCCACAGTTGTTGGAACGAATCCATTTTTTAATTCTTGATCGTCCGATCTTACAACTCTAAGAGATCCACCATATGCAAGATATGACGAAGCAGTTAACCAATGCTCATAATGCTTATCAGTTGCATATGGTTCTCCAAAATTAATCAATAAATCATTTTCATTTTCTACTAAAGTTGGAGAGTCTACTGGTCCTTTTGCAAATGGTGCTACAATTGCACCAACTTTATTTGACGAAGGAGATACTCTTCCAAGTGTTAAATCAATTTCCTTTACTACAATTCCAGGAGATGCTAAATTTAGCGGCATCTTTATTCTCCGTGCTATCCAGAATTATTCTAGAAATATTTATGAAAACGGGTATTTACAATGGGAAAACGATGCATGAACACTTTACCAGTCAGGATATTCCCACTCAATTAAATATGGTTTTCTTTTTCTAGATTCTTGAACTCTTTTTATTGAACAATCTTTACATTCATACGAATATGATGATGAAATTGTATTATTTTTTCTAATTCTATAAAAACCATCTATCAAATTTTTTCTTATTTTGCATGTTCTACATTTTCGTTCTGATAAAAATAAATGTTCTATTTCAAATTGATCATCTAAATCCATTTAATGATATTCCCACATATAAGAACGATCACCATATTCATCCACGTTCCAAACTTCAAGTGGATTATTTTCACTTTTTTGTCCAGCAAATATCCATCGATCTCCAGTCTCTTCATCAATAGTAATGCCAAAATCATCTAACCCATCGGAAATAAATCCAAAAGGCGACATATCTTGTTCAATTTGATTTTTCTGCTCCTCATAAATTCTTTTACGAACATCATTATCCGTCATCTCTTTGAAATAATCTTGAGCAACCAACCAAGAGAAGATAACTAAACACATTGCCAAATCGTCATTACAACCTTCTTCTGCTTCAAAGGAATTGTGTTTCTGTGCAAATGTTGTAAGTTCTGAGATAATATCATAATCAACAGTTAATAACTTATCATCTTCCATTAAAGTTTTTAAGTTAGAGCACCCTAATTTTTTAACTGCTGCAGTAGTTCTCACACCAAGTTGAGATTTTTTACCACTAAATCCTGACCCTACAATTTGTCCAGCACGACCACGCATTGCACACATAAGAACATTATCATATTCAAGATCAAAATGTAAAATATTTGCTACCTGATCTCCAATATCATTAACTTCAACTAACAACCAAGCATCATTATAACCTTTTGCAACTTCATGAATAACGCTTGGAAATAGCATTGGTTTGATTTCATTGTTTCTATATTTTGCAACTACTTTATATGGAAAGTTAGTAATATCAAAAACTATGAATGCTGAATAGTCATTACCCAAACCGCGAGCAACGTCAACTGTGATTAGATAATTATTTTCTTCTTTTGGATGTTCATAAACATCAAGACCAGCATTTCTTTTAATTGGATTTTCATAGACAAGATTTCTCAGTTTTGCTGGATTGATTAGAGTATTAACCGATCCTAAAAATTCACATTCAAACTCAACCTTAAACTGCTGTTCAGAAGTGTTAGCAATCGTCTGCTCCTTCCACGCAGCGTCCCTTCCGGGCACTTCAGACCAATGAACATCTGTGGGCACATATTCGTTCTTGCCGCGTTCAGCGTCATGCCACATACGGTAGAAGTGGTTCATACCGCGTGGTGTAGATACAATGATTACCTTCGTGCTTTGTCCAGAAGAAATAGTAGGATAAACAGAGGCAAAGAAGTCATCAGCAATGTGATTCGGGATGAAAGCGAACTCGTCAAGAAAGATGACATTATAGGATCCGCCTCGGACAGCAGATGACGAAGTAGAGTTAGATGAAATTTTGGAGCCATTTTCTAGTTCTAAAGATCCTTTGTTCCAAGATATAATACCTTGTTGCATCCACTTGGGAAGGTTTTCATAAGCAAGTTGTAGTCTTCCAAGAAGGTCTCTTGCCGTGGATGCTTTGTTCGCTAGAATAGCTATATTAACGTTATCGTTGAATACGGCATAATGTAACAAATATGAAACACAAGTCGTAGATTTACCCGTCTGGCGAGGCATCTTACAGATATTAAATCTATTCTCGTGGAAGTTCTTTACAAGTTTCTCTTGAAATGGATACATCTCAAAAGGAACCAGACCGTGATCCAGAGAAACAATCTTAATATAATTTTTTGCGAAATATACAGGGTCTTCTTTACATTTTAAGAACTCGATGATTTGTTCTTCAGTAAATTGAATCTGTGTATTTGCTTTTTTTAAATTGGGGTTACCAAGATATACATTATCAGACATAATTTATTTACCTCTGTTCAATCCAGTTCAGAACTGCAAGTGCCTTTTTACCAGTGTTGGGACTTGCACAAGCAAGAGTATAAGTATCACTAATTGTTCCAATACCACTTCTACCTAACTGAAGTGCTGCTTTAATATCGAGATCAACTAATGTTCCATTACCATCAATCACAAAACCACTCAAGAGATCACTTCCACCTGTTGTTGCAGTTTCAGTAATATTGTACTGCATAAAAGAGTTTGGATCTGGATGATTTACCCAAGTTCCGCCAGTATTTGTTGCATTCAAAAGAAGTTTCCAATAAACATTGGTATTATCGTTTGTTGCTGCCTGCAATGATCTCAAAAGCATTACACCAGTTAAACTACTAGACTTTAGACGAATACTTATAATTGGATAAAATATATCATTCGATGTCATCGTTGTCCCTGTGATGGGATTGGATATACTCAAAAGAGTTCCAAGTTTCTCTGGTTCTCCTTCCTGAATCAGAGAATTAGAACCCTGATACATGTAATGAGTTCCTGCAACACCAGTTACATTTTCTATCTCAAGTCTAATAGGTAAGAATGGAGTAGAACACCACACTCCTGGATTTGTATTTGAGTTCTCAAAAGTATGGGATACAACAGTCTCATTCTTCATCAACCAAGCAAATTCTACAATGCCAGCACCATACCATTCATAATTGATTGAAATCATTTGTTGTTTTGTTGGATCCGCAGTTACTCCAGTCCAACCATTACCATCAAACTTTTCACCATTCCAATCATCTCTGTATACTCTGGTTTCTGTAACAATTCCAGTTACACTACTGCGGAGCACATAAGAATATGTTCCTCCATCATCCTCAAAATAAACGCCATTATTTTCATCAAATAATCCAAATCTTCTACGAATACCTACCTGTGGATTATCAAGACGAATTGCAAATGCAAGAGTTGCACCTCTACCAGGAATGTATCTCATCACATTCTTGGTTTGGCGAATGATTTTGCTTCCTGTAGTGGAACCAACTTGCATCACTACATTACTAGATGCTACATTATGAGTTGCAGTTGCTATTCCAACTATTCTTTCATCCCATACATCAGTTTCTTTACCATACTGGAAAGTGTTGAAGAAGACTGTTTGGAATGGAGCAATTTTGAGACGATTGTTATTGGTGAATTGAGGTCTCCAGTCTGTCTGGTTTCCCCAGTGATCTGCGATCATATTTACTTCAAAAAGAGTTCTTTCTTGATCTAAGAAGTCTTGTGTTTTCTTATTCCACTGTGCCATTAATCAATCACTCCAGGTTAAACTTTCTGGTCTATATCTTTGTGCATTTTTAATCTTTAAGGAATTGTTTGTTGATGGATAAATGTTGTGAACAATTGCTCCAGGATATTCACCCTGCAATTGTTCAGCAAGTGCATTTTTATCCATCATCTTACCTTCAACTTCCATACGATATAATTTTCCTTGCCAAACAACATCGGCAAGAAAAGATTCACCAACTGGTTCTGACTGTGATTCAGAACTATTTACATAGAGATTTCCATTGAAGTCTCCTGCAATATTTACGCTTTCTGAAAGAAACTCTTTGAATGATTTCATTTTAGTTACAGTTCCAACGACGGAGTGCTTTGTTGATTCTTGAATCTGGGTCTCTTGCAGTTTTTGCTGAAGTAAGTTTTGAACGCATTCCTTTCATACGACTACAAAAATTCTTACGTCTTTTTGCTCTTTTACCTTTTGGTTTTTTTTCAGTTACTGCGGTTTGAAGTTTAGAACCTGGATTTTCTTTGCGATAAGCATTAACTGCTGCTTGACTTAATCCATCAGTTTTATCTTTACGATTTACTGATTGCCAATCTTCCGATAATCCAAAATCTGCTCTCCAATTAGAAAACTCTTCCGCCTTAACACAGTTTGGATGTCTCTTTCCAAACATTGTTTTCATTCCTTTCTTTTTATAACCAGGCCAACACTTCTCATCAATTACTTCACCTTTTGGTTCATAATGTGCAACTTGTACCTTTGTTTCTTTTTTTGCTAGTGGAAGTTGTGGTCCAGTTCTTTTTAAGAAAATTTCCTTTTCATATGGATTGTCTGTACTGGATCCTTTATTATAAAGTTTTTGTCTTTTTTGCAAATCCTTATGCTTTTGTGGATCAATAGGTGGAAGCATTTGCTCTTTCATTTCTCCACTGTCAACATAATCTGCAGCAGAATCTAAGTAGTCTGCTGCTTTAGTAATTTTTGATTGTACCCATGCTTCAATATTACCTTCACCATTCTTCATTTTTTTGCGAAGTCTTTTTGCCGCAGAAATAATTGTAGAAATTTCTGATCGAGCCATTGAATACTCATGATCATATCCTTCTGGCATATTTCCAGGATGTGGTGTATTTGGAGTGTATTTTTTACCTAAACCGATTGGAAGAGAATACATATCCCAGTAATTTTTACCATACTTGCACTCATCACGAGTTTCATCCTTTTGACATTTTGGGCAATATCTAATCATTTGAGCCTCCTCTGATTTAGTTCCCCAATTAGAAGCACCAACTTTACGACACTTGACCAGTGCTCCAGATGCATATGCACTTGGCCAGACATCATATCTTGCTTTAACTTTGTGATAACAAGCATCTTTGGAACCACTACCTTTTCCTGGTTTATCTTTTTGTGCTTCGTTAAGTTCCATTGCTTCTTTAATTCCTGGTTCTGCTTTTACGTAATTTGGATCTTTTTTACCCTTAGCAAAAGTTGGAACATTAGTTGGTGCCATCGCTCCAGATTTTGCTTGTTGCCCCTTATCTTTCTGTCTTTTTCTACGAATTGCTGATCTAATTAACGATTTTCCTTTTTTACCCTTTTTCTTCAATGATCTCAATCTGGCGCTACTAAAACATTTAGGTGTTTTAGTTTCTCCAGGTTCATTAGCACAGGGTGAACCATCTGCTTGAACCCATCCAGGTTTTCCACCTTTCGATTTTGAACCTCTGAACCAATGATGAAGAGTTCCTTCAGAAACAGAAACATCTTTGAACTTTTTATGTTCTTTCTTTGCTTTTGCTTCCATCTTTTTCAAGCGAGTATAATAATCGGGAATCTCATCTAAATGTTGAAGAGCAATATCAATTGCAAGGTCTTTGTCTTTTGTGTGTTCATGCTCAATAGGAACTCCCATTTTGAGTTGATTTTTTATAAAAGAAACTTCCATACGATGTTTCTTTGCAATTTGTTCAACTGTTTTATGAGACTTAACTTCATGCATTTCACTAAATGGTGATTTTGATTTAATATCTTCACCCTTTGCTCTTTTTTTACGAGCAGCACAATGAGATTTCTGTGAGAATCCACTGGGATTCTCACAGTTTATTGATCGTTTATATTTGTCAGACCAACTCATTGAAAAATAGATTACTCTTTATTATTTAGAAAACCTTGTTTGAGTAATTTTGATAACTCAGATGTAGATCCCACAAAGATAGCATTATTTGTTGTATTATTTGTAGTTTTATTAGAATCTTCCTCCACTTCTTTTAATTTCTTTTGCAAATCAATAAGTTTATCAGTAACATCACCTACACTTTTAATTAACTGTCCGGCAACTTCATATGCTCTTGGTGAACCTCCCTCACCTGCAAGTTCCATGATGCCATTAATTGCTTCTTGACCTTTTTCAATTAATGAATAAAGATTTGCTCTTGTATATTCATAGTCCTTTTGTATATCATCAGGTTTAATAGGAGTTACACTTAACTCTTCTTTAACTTTTTCTACTTCTACAATACTACTCTCAATGTTTAGAGAAGAATTCAAACCGTCATAATTATTTTTCATAAAACTTATATATCCTTTTGTTGTGTAGGACTATATTCTTTACCATCAAAGAACATATCTAAAGATTCCGTAAATCCAAAATCATCATCAGGACTAGCAGTAATTGGATCTGGAACTACCGTGTATCTCATCTCCCTCTTTGCTGTTGTTTCTGTTCCAGTATAATAATCAACTTGAACCTTACGAATTAATCCATCCGTACTATCGGCAATTGGTCCGAATAGATACGTTTTTGCAGTGAAATTAAAAGTGTAAATTAAAGTTCTTCTTGTGGAAAAATCACCTTCATAGTCATCAGTAAAAGAAACACTATCTAAAACAACTGGAATATCCCTCTTTTCTCCAATGGAATCGACTAAATCTATTGTCAAATTAAATGCTGGTTGGAAGTATGGTAAAATTTGCTCAACCACTTGAAGGGCATCATCGTTTAATTTAGACATCAAATTTAGTTGAAATCCTATATTATATGGAACAGGTAAAAAAACTTTTTTTAAATTTGATCCATCTACAGCCTTAAAAGATTGAGTTATATTAGATTTTCTTGTAGAATCATATTGAATAGATGTCATTTCAAATGACATTCGAGGTAGAGTAATTGCAATTGGTTTATTTAAATCTGCTTGCTGTTCTATTCTTGCTAGAAATTTTTGAATTGGACCATATGCTAAAGGAACTCTCATCTCATTATAAACATCACCATCTCCATCCAGATGTTTAATATGAATTTGGTTAAAAAGAGTACCAAAAGCAATTATAGTTTTTCTGATAATTTGATGATAATAATAAGTTCCTAACATTAATAGTTACCAAATGGATTTGACTCTGAAAAATCGATAATTGAATCTGCTTCTATTTCAATTTGATCATTATCATCATATTTATCTTCAAACTTTGCGTCATTTATTCTTTCTAGAGAATAAATAGCAGACGATCCTTGTCCTACAATAATATCTCCTGGTAAGAAAGTCCCATCAGTTGTACCAACTTTAAGAATATTAGTATCTTTATTCCATGTTTTAACTCTTGCAGTTGCATTTGATATAGATCCAGTTACAACTTCATTGAAAATAAATGTTCCGATTCCTGTTAAAATTGGAGGAGGTGAGATTGTTACTGATGAATTTGAGGTATAACCAATTCCGGCGTCATAAAGTAATATTTGAGAAACATTACCAACACTACTAATTGATACTTTTCCGACTGCAGTTATAGCTAGACCTACAGTTGGTGCTCCAAATGTGATTGTGGGACTAGTTGGATATCCAATTCCACTATTACCTATACTTACGGATGATATTCCAGCATAGTTTGAAACTAAAACGCAGGTTGCTGCAGCACCAACACCTACTCCCGTTATCGTTACTGATGGTGCTATAGTATATCCTGCTCCAGTATTTGTTAATAGAATCTCTTTAACTGAACAAACACCATTAATACACTGGGTTATAGCAACCGCAGATGCATTGACTCCTCCTGCAGGAGCTGAAGAAATTGCAACTGTTGGTATAGAAGTATATCCATGACCATCATTATTTAAAATAATTTTTCTAATATATCCAGTTGTTGTTATAGCAATACCAGTTGCTTGCACACCCAAAGAAATTAGTTTTAATGCTGTAATATATCCTCTATTTTCAAGAGTTGAATCTATTTCATCAACTGTTGTATTAAGATTATTCCAACCACCCATTTCATCTTCATATTCAAATAGTTCACATTTTAACTCATAAACATATAGTTTACCTAATTGATAAAAGGGATTTTCATGTTCTACAAACTTAACTTCAAATAGTCTTTGACCTAAAGGAAAATAAATTAAATCCCCTTCTCTTGGTCTAGAAGCAATTTCAATTTCTGGATCATTTGAGTCAAGAAACGGAGAAATAAAATCTTCAAATCTTTCTCTGGAAATGACTAAACTTACTTCATCTTTTAAATTCATTCCAAATTTTGTTAGAATGTCTCCCTGACCACTATAACCATCATAATTATTAATGTATGCTTCAATTGCAAAATTGTCGTCAAATTTTGAAGCAGAAACTTCCTTTATAATAGTTTCTTTTCTAACAAATTTTCTTGGAATATAGATAACTTCAACTCCATAAATACGAAGTTGTTCATTTATCAACTCTTGAACTAATCTTTGTTCGTTAGGTGATCCTTGTAAAAAGAAGGGATTTAGTGCCATTATCCAATAAAATCGTAAGGAGGAAGTTCGTAATCTGTGGACATTTTTTGTATAATATCATCTAATTCTTTTTGCCCATCTTCATAAAGTTCTCTACCATTTAATTCAATACCACCTGGAAGTCTAACTCCCCTGAATTTAATTAAATTTTGACCCCACTGTCTTTTCATCAATGCAGTCAAATATTTTTTTAGAAAACTATCATTATATACTTTAGTAAAAGTATTTGGATCTAAAATTCTATAACAATCAATAACTATAAATGTATCTTTTGCTTTTGCATTCCAATCAATATCCAAATATAATCTATTTTGCCTCTTATTGAATCTTATTTGCTTATCAGTTGAAAGTAAAAAATCAATATCTTCAAGATATGTCTTTACCATTGCATATTGTAGAAGTTCAACAGAATTGAAGTAATATAAATCATTCAAAAATAATTGATATTTGATACTCCACATTCCAGCAGAGATGGAACTAGTATCAAATTTGAATACTTTTTCTATACCAATAATAGAATCGGGAACTTGAATAAAATTTGAATTTTCATAGAAATTAAAAGTAGTGGTTCCTATTCCTGAAATATTTGCAGATCCTGTAGTTGTTACAATACCTACACCATTTGTATATTGTGCTTTTCCTCTGTTAACATCTTCATCGGTAATTTTATATTTTAAGTACATTCTTTCAACACCATCAAAATGACGTTCTTGAAAATATTGAAGGGCATCGTCAACTAAATCATCTATTTGATCATCTGCCAGATTAATTTCCAAAACAGGAGCGCCCAAACGTCTTAAACAATAATCTATCAATTCTTGTCTAGTTGTAGGTTTTGACATTAATAGGATCCTCCGTCTATTACATTTGACCAGGTTGGAATTCCTGATGCATTAGTTGAAAGTATATAGTTAGTTTCACTAATTGCAGATGATGTTGTTCCCGTAGATACTAACTGATCATTAGCATCAAAATATGCAATTCCATATGCTTGACCTGGTGAGTAATAAATTGATTGCGCTACTGTAAGAATGCCAGAAATATAACCATTTCTTGCATTAAACTCATCAAATACTAAGTCATTGCTAACATATAAATCTCCATCAACATATAAATTGTTAAGAAAAGTTGCAACTCCAACAAAAGTTGAAACTCCACTTACATAAAGTTGACTTATAGATGAAATGCTAATATTTGCATTACTTATATCGGCATTTGATAATGTAGTAATTCCAGAAACATTTAAATTAGTATTACTAAGGTTAGTAATAATCCCTACAGTTGATTGTAGAGTTGAGATAGTTCCAATTCCTGAAATAATAATATTTCTACCAAAAATCTCATCTAAACTAACGTCATTAGTTACATATAAATTAGCGCCGATATAGAGATCATTTGCAAATGATGATATACCAGTAAAGGTTGAAACACCGCTGACACTTAACTGTGTAACTGATGCTATACCACCTATTACATTAACTGAGTTAGTTGCGTTATCCGCAAAAACAGAACCACCAGCAACTGATGATAATATCTTGACAGTATTTTGTTGACCAACTCTAACTTTTATGTCGGGCATTATCGAGTGACTCCCTCTCTGACAAGGACCATCCCCTCAATCACTCTACTTTTAATTGAGTTTCTAGTAATTACTACATCATACACGTATCTACCAGGTTTTAAATTAGTTGTTTGTGCAGATGATAAACTAACTATTATTTTTCCTAAATTAGATGGTGTAGAAATTGAAGTGGTAAAATCAGTAGCCGTTGAACTTCCAGCATATTTTCGCATCTGAGCAGTTGCTGTATATCCAGTAAGATCGAGAGCAGAATTTGTGTCACTGGTTTCTAAATTAAAGGTCTGAGAAAAATCAGACCCAGCATTGATTACAAGATTATTGACATATACAGCTGCCATCTATTTTATAAGCTCTACTTTTTATTTATACCTATATCAAATCGAGAGATGCTATTACCTCTTGCTGTTTAAGATACAATTTGCAATACAACTTTGCAAAATTTTTTAGTTCATTTTCATTCATTTCATCAATAACACGAACATGCTTTTCATACTCAAATAATTTATCAATCGTCTCTAAAGCAATTTTACTTGGATCCATTTACTATTTCTCTCAATAAAGATTTAATTTCGTCAATGTCTTTTTTCATTTGTTCTATTTCATATTTTTGTATCTCCCTATTATTTTTTGCATTCATATATTGATTATATGATTGATTATCCACATTAAGAATAGCACCGCTATTCTCATCACGATATAAATTAGGAAAACCTTTTACTGGAATCATTATGCTAAAGCAATACTTCTTAAATCTTTAAATCTTGGAGAATATGCTTGATTTGTTCCAGACATCACTATTTTAATCGTATAACCAGTAAAACTTCCAAGATTATTAGCGGTAAATTCATATTCTAAAAATTGGTCATTTAAACTTTCTGGAACAAAAACATCTGGAAGACCATTATTATTTGCTGGATTTATAATATCTAAATAACCATCTTGATTGTTATCCACTGTTAGATTGTTGTATCCAGGAAATAAATCAAATGAAGGTGTTATTTCACTTGAATCTGGACGTATCAAACTATATAATACTCTAAAGTCTGCTGAAGAGTGTCTATAAGCACTTACAATCACTTTGAGCGCAGATGCTGGTTGTGCTAGTCTTATTGTGTTAGAAACGTAAACAGCAGCGTGTGGATCCTCTATTATATTATTAGATCCATTTTCTCCAGCATAATCTTGAATTGGTTTATTTAATCTATTGCTTAATAGCTCTACAGAAGATTCTTTCCAGAAAACTAATGGGGAAAGATTTGAATCTGTGGTAGATAAATCAACCTTCATGGTAAATGATTTATTTCTCAAGAATGATGGTGTATTCAAATATTGTAATTCGTTTACATTTGAACATACAATTCTAGTAGAAGATAGTTTATTTTCAACTCCAAGTTGTACGTTTTCATAAGTTTGGTCAATAAATGATGATTCATTACCATCAACGCTAGTTCCACTAACTGTTCTAATTTGACCAGTTACTGATGTAGAAGAACCGGGATTTAAAATTGCAAGATGTGGAGTTATACTATTAAATTGAATATTTTCAGTTGCCTTCACAATGTTTCCACCACACGATAATTCACCATTGAATGAAAGTTGTGGAAATCCTGTTGGGGAATTATCTGAATTTCTATTGATTGCATTTGAGTCAAAATTTGTTCTATCTACTTCAACATAATAAGTATCAATATCATTTTTACTATCACTTATTGTATGTGTTTTGTTTATTCTTCTTAGAGATACTCCTCCAAGTTCATACTTATATACTAATGAATTTATATTATGAGTACTGACTAAAGTAGAATCTATGCCTCTTCCAGTAAGATTGAGAATTCCGACTCCAACAGTATATTTCATAATTTCATCATCAATTTTTATATAACCTGGATTGGTAACACCATCGACAGGCATACCTTCAAATGTTGAGAAATTAGATGTCGAAGCAACGCTAATTGTTACATCTGTTAATGTAACAGGTAAAGTTAATTGAGATGGAGATACATCACTTTCAACATTTGATAGTGAAACTTTATTACCACTAGAATACATACCATGATTATAATGATTAACTTTAAAGAAGTTTCCTGAATATACTCCACCTACTGAAGTAGATGAAGTAATTGTAGTATTTGCAAGAGAAACTAAATTTCCAGAAAAATCATAATATGACAAAGTTGCTATTCCAACGTTAAATGAATTTCCCTGAACATTTGATAAGTATAATGTATCAATACCAGTTCCTATTCCAGTGATTGTAATACGAGCATTACTTCCTCCAACAGGACTTACTGATGATGTAACAATTCCAACAACATCACCAACCTTGTAACCATTTCCTGGATATGGTGTAGATACAGCAACTCCAGTTATAACTCCACCAGAAGCAATAATGTTCAATCTCAAACCACTTCCATTTCCGGTAATATTATAAGTTTGAACTCCAGGCGTTGTAGTATAATTAAATCCTCCCGTAGTTAATCCAACAGAAGTAACAGAACTTCCAGTTCCAACAACATAACCATAATTATATGTTGCAGATTGAACAGAAATTTTTCTACCACTTGTTAATATTCCAATTATACTAGAGTCGGTAATTGTAGTTATGCCTAAATTAACTTTTCTAGGTAAAATTGTTATTGGATTTGAACTTAATGTTGGAACATAACTATTACTTTGATCTAATGTTGGATTTTGAAATAATATGCTACCAATTTTTGATGTGAAATTTGCTTTGTATAATTTAAATTTCAGATCCTGATAATCATTTGGAGTCCACTCTCCACCATTTTGAGATTTATACAATCTACCAATTGCAAATTGTCTAGAATATCTTACTGCTTGAGAATCGGGCAGAGTCCTAGTTTCTATGGTCTTCTCTCCCATTTCTGCAATCCAAACTTCATACTCATCACTCTGAGGGGCAAGGAGGACAATTGCATATTGCAATCCTGCTTCTAGATAAATTGGATATTCAAAAGTAACTCTTGTAGGTATAGATGCATTTGTAGATGTATTAATATCACTTGGCCTTAAAGTTACTGATTTTCCAACAATAGTTCTTGTAGGAGTACCTAATTCTACGGTTCTTACTTCAACTGTTAATGGAGCATTTCCACTATCTTTATTTGCAAAAAACAAATCAACTGCAGTTAAATAAGCTCCGTTAGCATCATCATTTGGTTTTAAACCATTTCCAGATTCTGCTACTCCACCAACAGTAAAAGATTGAGCAAGAGGATCAACATAATAAATTGATGTTGTAGTTGTTATAACTCTTTGTCTTTCTTCCCAAGTTCCTTCAGATTTATAAATGGTTTCTGCTGAAGAAATTAAAGTGCTTCCTGGTAATGGAATTTGATTTGTTGAACTTGATGATAATTTATAAACCTTTGAACCAGTTGTTATTCTGACTGATGGTGGTGGAGTTGTATTTGGATCTTTTAAGAAGAAAGATCCTGATAAAAATCCATTAACATCAGTGATTAATCTTAGATCTTTTACATATGCTTCTGCACCACTAGTTTGTCCAACTAATTTCATACCAATATCCAAGTATCCAGAATATAATCCCTGAGTTTGGGCACATAAAGATGAGATATCAATATTCAAAGTTTTTGATGATGCACTATATGCTGAAGGAATAGTTTCTGAAATTGCGTATGGATTGGTTGTATATGTAATTGATGGATTGTTAAATGCACCTTCTTTATGATTTGACGATGCAACTCTGAATGAAATTGCTTGTTTTAGTGTTCCAGAACTTGAATTTGTCCATCCAATTACAGTTTCTCCAACTTGGAAAGCAGCGGAAGATCCATAATTTTGAAGATTACTATCAGTGGAAATTTCAACAAGTTTTGGAATAAATTGAACACCACTATTTCCATCTAAAAATTGATAAACTCTAGTTAGTGGTTTCATGTTTACCGCAGTGAATCCAGTGTTTCTGGATCTCATATAAAGTTCTGCCCCAGTATTTCTTAGTACATCTTCAACATTTCTATTAACTGATGATCCAACAACTCTAAAAGTTCCGGTTGCTCTTAACCAAATCCAATTTGTTTGATTGATGTTAACATCTTCTAATCTAATTGTTCTGACCCAACTATCACTGGATGGATTTAATTTGATAGTTCCACTATAAGAAATAACGTTAAACGGATTTACATTTTCCACCTTTGTAGCAAATGTTTGTTCAATCCAATCTATCTGTTGATATTTTAATGTAATAGCATCGCCACTTTTTTGAACATTCGAATCATATAATTCAAAATTAGTTTCTAGATCTAAATTTTGATCTGTAACATTTTGAGATGGGACAGGTCTAAGATTTAAACTATTTTTTGATATTCTTGTGATTAATTCATCATTATCACTATCAATTTCAATCTTTGATAGTTGAGTATTAATCAGACTAGTATCCTTAAAATCGTCTACAAAAAATCCCGTTTTAAATCTGTTGAGACCCTGTGCATCTTGTATTTGTAATGTTTGAGTATTAATCTCAAGTAAAGATAATGATGTTACTCTTTCTAGATTTTCAACTCTATCTTCAATTTTGCCAATATCCCGCATAGTATATCTTCTATTATCTGCTAAAGATACTAATGCATCTTTAGGATTATAAAGATATGGTGGCAATGTAATAGTAGCAATTTCCATTACATCATTTGGTTTATTTGGTTCTTTTGGTGTAATTGATGGTATCCCCTTAAGAACGGTAAATACTCCAAATTTATCCAGATATAGCTTATCAATTCTTCCAAGATAATATTGATAACCAATTACTGCACTTTCATTTGGAGACATAATAATCTTTGGTTCTATTCCAAAAGATCTAGAAGCAAAATCAAATGGTGATGAAGTTATTGATGTAAATGGCGATACTCTTGGTCTAAAGTCCAAAGTATCAGATGCTCTTATGTTACTTTTATCAATATATGGAATATCTGAAGAAAATCTTTCTGCAGCATAACTATTAACAGTAAATACATCTCCAGTATCATTAGATGGAACTGAATAATGGTCAAATACTATTAAAAGTTGTTTAGAAGGAGGTGATTCTTCATTTCTTCTTACAATTCTTGAATAATCATAATATTGCTCTTTTTGTCCCTTATCTAAAGTATACTTTGAAGTAATATTTCTGTAAGTGCCAATTATAATCGATGAAATATTTGTATTAATATTTGATTCTTCAAAAGTTACAATTTCATTAGTTACAAATTTACTATCATTTAAATAAACAATTCCTAATGTATTTGCTGCTGGTTTTGATACTATTCTCGCTATTGCATCGCTAGTTCTGCCTATAATATTTTCCCCAATAATTGCATTAGTATCGACATTTGCAATTGAACTAAATGTAAGTCTATCTAATGAAGGTGAATTTGCATCTAAAGACTCATATATTGCAATAACTTTGACAACATCAGGATAATTTAAACTTATTTCTTCATCTTGAATGCGTAAACCATAGTAAGGATTATAAGTAAGTCCATCATTAATTGATGTATTAACACCAACTCCAGATCTAGGATCTTTTGATAATGTTACACTAATAGTTTGTGATCTGTTAAATTGTTTTATCTTACTTTGAATTTTATTTTTTACAAAAGTTGCATTGATTACTGAAATATTTTTGTTTTGAATATTTGAAAATGTAATTTGATTTGATCCTGCATTTAAAGTAACTTTGTCAGAAGTTAATGATTCAATACTTCCATCTTCATAAAAAATAGAATATCTTTCTTCATCAAAAACCTGAAATTGTGCAGTTGTTGAATTAATTCCTAAATTAAATTTTCCAGTATCTACAGTTAATGTACTGGCAGATATTCCAGTAAATGATGTATTAGATTGTGCAGTAAAAGTAATTGTAGATGTGCTTAAGTCTGTTGAAGAAATGTTAGAGTTTGGTATCTGAGCATATAAAAATCCTTGCTGATCATTTTTAATTTTAGATAAACCAATAGAATATGGAACGCTAATCGTTAGACCTATACCAGGAAGAGATCCATCGCAAACTCCAGAAATAGTTGGAACAGCTTCCAACGTCATTGAATTTAAAGCAGGAGAAATTGAAACTACGCGATTATAAATCTCTGTAGATATTCCAGGTCTCTGATATCTAATAATATTATCAGTTTTTATTCCACTAAAAGTTGCTGGTGCTGCTACAGTTGCTGTACTAATTCCATTTCCAGCAGCAGTAATTGTAATAATCTCTGATCGTAATCCTCTATCTAATTGAGTATCACATATAAATGCTGTTGTAAATCCTGAAACAGAAGTTGGTTGATGGATAGACTTTACATCTTCAATTTCAAATGTTTTTACTGCAGCAATTGTCCTTGAAATATTATCTGAACCATTTATTAAAATTTGTTCTCCTATTGAAAAAGTTCCGGATGTTTGGCGAATGTTAATTAGATTTGTTCCTGATCCAGCAGAAACTGTATACCCACTTGCCCCGCTGCTTTTACCTTTGATAAAAGAAGTCGCTGGAATTTCTATAGACGAGACTGATTGATTTAATCTAAGTTCTGTATATGTTTGAATGTCATACAAATACAAATCCCAGTTTGTAGATGCTCCACTATATGCAGCATCTGTTACATTAAAACTATAAACTCTTGCAGATCCAATTGTTGTCCCAGCAGCAACTATATTTCCCGAATTACCAATACTACTTTTTCTACGATTCTGAAAGAATATTTCTTGCCTTTGTTCTGGCGATCCACTTACATTATTAACTCTTAACAAATTTCCCATTTCAAATGGAATATTTGCAGAAGAAACAGATTGTTTTGTTCTTGGTTTTTCTACATCTATAATTTCAATACCAGTTTTTTCAATATCATATCCTCTAACATACGCTTTACCTGGAGAAAACTTAACACACATCAAATCATCTGATGGTGTTGCATCCTGATCTGTTTTTTCTGTTGCGAAAAATAATCCATCATTTCCTAATCTATCATTTAGCGAATTATTTAATGAAAATTGAAATGGATTAACAACATAATCCCCAGATTCATCATATGTTCTCTGGGCTAAGTAATCTTTAATTAATGAGTAACTTGATTTTATTTCTATTTTCTTGATTGCACCATCTTTTACTCTTAGTAATTCAATAAAATCAGTATCATTAGTATCTGTTAGTAGTTTTTTAGATAGTGTTGTAGAAATTTTAAATCTATCTGCTCCAGGAGCAGCGTAATTTGTAAAACCTTTTGCATTGTCATATAATGCAGAATCATCTTTAGCGGTAATAATTTGTTCAGTTACTTTTAGACCAACTCTATAAGATGGAGTATTGGTGTAATAGTCTAAAATTATTGTTTGCTTTGGAACTCTTACAAAAGTGCCTCTAATAAAATATACACCATCATTAATTGATACTGCAGATCCAGTTACAGTTGCATTTGAAGAAATGGTCGTAGCAAAAGGTGTATTTGCTATTATTGATCCTACATTTTCAGATGCAGTTAATAATTCATTATCACTAAAAGGATTAATTTCAAAATTTGAATCAGAATTTAAATATTTTACATAAAGAGTTGGGTATTCAACATCAGAATTAGGAAGTTGAACTAATTGAACTACCGCTGTAACACCTGATATTTGACCTGTTATCTTTTTACCAACAAAATTTGACAAATAAGAAGTTAAATTAACTCCATATTGTTGTGTATTTAATTTTACTGCAGTAAATTGATCATCAAAGGTAATATTTCCTGGAATAACCAAAGATCCTTCTTTGAAAATATGACTCCCAAAAGTTTCTACTTGATCTTGTAATATAGATTGAAGAGTATTTAACTCTCGTGCTTGTATTGGTTTGCCTGGATTAAAAAGAACTTTATAATAATTTTTATCTCTTGCACCGATATTTTGTTCGGCAAAGTCATCAAAATATGGACTTACATTGAGATTAGTTTTTTGAGCCATCTTTTAAAATTCCAGGATAATTTTAACGTCTTCTTTTTGTCTAGAATTTCGAGAAACTGTTGATCTATTATCAATATAAATTATATCTCCCGACTTATTATTTATCTCTGGATTTGCAAGTCCATTAGTAAATTCAACTCCAAGATTTATAACTTTATTTGAAATAGTTGTAGTTATTCCAGAAAATCCACTAATTGTTCCATTCCATCCACTGGGGAATTTATTGACACTTGTAATTGTATTAAATCCAACTGATTTTCCGGAAGAATTGAAAAACGTAGACATGCCTACAAAATCAGTATGTCCAATTCCACCGCCACCACTAAAATATATAGATCTATCCGAATAATATTTCAAAACATTTGTTTCAGAGTCATAAGAAACAACATAACCTAATGCTTTTTTTCCATCCGATTGAATTTGCTGTATCTTATCACCTACTGCTGGTGTTCCACCAGTAATAGAACTAAATCTCATAGAATAAACACCAGAAAAATCACTTTGAGTATAAACTGAAGTGTTTATCCCTGTTGAATCAAATACAGTTGGATTCTTTATGATTCCAACTTGAGAAAATTTAGAATCTACTGGAAAATCTTTTGTTGAATCATCAAACCTTGCATAGATTAAAATTTTATCTGCACCAAGTTCTTTATATAAATCAAATCCATGACCCTTTGAAGGTGGGATGATTGGAATTAATTCTGCAAAAACTCCATCATTTCCAAGAGCACCTTGTTGAGTTGCTAAATCAACTAAAGCAAAAGTATAATTTTTTCCACCAGATGTAACAGTAACATCTGTAATTTTAGTTGATGCGTCTACAGTGACTAAAACTGTTCCATTAGATCCATCACCAACTAAATTGCAAGATCTAGTTCCTGAAGCATATCCAAGACCTTGATTTTTAATATAAACTTTTTTAATCTGATTTTCGTTAAGATCAGAATTTCCATTTTCTCTTACTGATACAATTTGAGAATTAGTGGAAGTTTGCCAATCATTAGGAAGAGTTATATACTCTGTTGAATCGAACTTAATAATGTCTGATGGGGAAATTGTGTAAAGATATTTCCAAGAATATCCATCACTTAATTGTGTTGGTTCTAAATCTGTAAAAGTTGGTTCTATTTGAGAAGCATTCCCTGTACTATTAATTCCAGAAGAACCATTGTCAATGCAAATATAAATTCTATAATCAGAATTTATAACATAATAATTTGTATCATATAATCTTAAAGAACCTGCTACTGGAGAACGATTTAAATCACTATAATCTGGGCGATACATCTCATATTTTTGTCCAGAATTCCAATCAACTTTTCTAATTACTCTTCTTATATTTGCACTTGTTATTTTTTTACCAAATAGAATAGTTGAATTATAATGATTTAAATAATCAATATTATCAGTTGGATTTGGTGGTATAGTATCCCAAGTAGCACTTCTTCCAAATCCAGATGCTGTTGGGTTGGATAATCCAACAAAAACATAATAAGAATTTGAAGAGTCGTTAACAGAATCTACAAAATTAGATGCATTAAGTATTCTAAACTGATCTGTTACAATTGCAGGCATTTGAATATTGTTTTTTCTATATTTATACTATGTTATAGATCCTTTTTAATTGCACCAGTATTTCTTAATCCATAATTTCTTCTTTGGATGGTTGGGAACGTGGTTAATCCTGAATTAACCGTAAATCCAGAAATACCAATTGAAATTGGAGTTAACGATCTTGTTAGTGAAGATAATTTACCCCAAGAAAACTTACCAACATTATCACCCGTAGTTGCAATTCCAACTATTGAAGTTTGAGAATGAATATTACATGTAACCACACCCGCAGAAATTGCACTTATTCGGTAAATGTTATCTACGCATATAGTACCAATCCCGATCACATCAGTATTTGAATTTATAATAGAAGTAACACCATTTCCAACTATTGTATCATAAACAAAAATATAATCACCAATAGAGAGAGATGGTACTAATGAATCAAAGTTTTGTGCAGTAAATCTAAGGGCCAAATCTGTTCCAATACCGACTGTTGTTCCAATACCAGTTAGATTTCCAGATTTACCTGCTACTGCGGTAATGTTGGTGATATTTTCATAAGTTGGATCTGGTAAAGGAACAAGAACTTGTGGTGGATTTGACGTTGTATAACCAAATCCCGGATTATTAATTGTAACTGCAGATAAAGAACCGTTAACTATACTAATTGATGCATTTGCTGTAGTCCCAATCCCAACACCTATTCTCATTGGAGACGAAATGCTTACATTTATAGACGCACCTACATAACCACCACCAGCATTATTAATTGATAATGACTGAATTGTTCCTGCAATAGAAACAACAGCAGTAACAGCAGCAGATACTGGATCTGGAGTGCCAGAAATAATTAATGCATTAAAATCTGGAGTTATTTCCGATTCATAGTTAAAGAATTCTGAATTATCGACATATATTGTACCATCTGTCGATGTCAAGTCTTTAATAATTTTAGCAGTTGGATAAATTTGAGGTTCAATAGAATCTCTAGATTTAGAAATTAATTCACCATCGATGACCTTATCTACTTTTTGTTTTGTCCAATTTAGTGGTTTGAAGTTACTAGCATCAATACCTTGAAAACCATATGGTGATGTTTCTATAATATCTGATGTTACTATTCCAGAAATTACTCTAGAATTTTGTGTAGTTGTAATTCCAGAAAGTAAATTGTTACTTAAAATTTGAATATCATCACCAGGTTTAAGAGTTTCAAAAACTGTTATATATTCACTATCTAAAGAACTTCCCCTATAGAAATAAATTGATATATTATCTTCTACTTTAGGTGGTTCAGTAAATGTAAACGAGGTTCCTCCATTAAATTGATATGCAACACCTGGTTGCTGAAGAATTCCATTGATAAAAATTACTAATAATGTATTAAAATCGATTAATTGAGAGTCTTGATCTTTTGAATTTTTCTCAAAACTTAATAACTGTGAGTTGTAATAAAGTGGGAATCTAACTCTTAGTCCGTCTTGTAAATTTTTAATTGAATCAATGTAATCTAATTCACCAAACTGCCAAGCAGAGAATGAGTCTGTAAAAGTATCAACAACTGTTAATTTAAATTCCGAAATAGGTGAAGATAAACCATATGCAGTTACAAGTCCAACGACCTTAACAACATCTCCAGGTTTAAATCCATATCCATTTCTTACAATTTCAAAATTAGTTACTTCAAAGAGTGTTGATCCAATTCCTGTAGTTGAACATGCACCAACATCAACATTTACTAATAATCCTGTTCCACAACTAGTTGTTGTCCCTATTCCTAATCTAGAAACTCCAATTACTGTTAAATTACTATAACTTGGAGCAGAAACATTAATTGTTGGATTTGTGTATCCACTCCCACCATTAACAATAGTAAATGAAAGAGTTCCTCCAGCACCTACGTTTGCTGAAATTATTGATCCATTACCAGTAGAGTCGGTAACCGCTACAGAAACTGGATTTGTATATCCAGATCCCCAATTACCTGTTGTTCCTATTCCAATAGATGTAATTATACCTCCAGAAATAATAGATGTAACAGATGCTCCAACTAAAGGAGCATAACCTAATCCAGGAGTTGATCCTAAAGATACAATTACACCACCTCTTGGAAGTTGATTTAAATTTATATCTGATTCTGAAACTATAAGTGACCCATTTGTTGATGTAATTCCTGAAAATACTATACTACTAACACCAACTACAGTATCCTCAAAAATTCTGAAGTTATTGTTTATATTATTTTCTGTGGTTGGAGTTTGATAAATTCCATTAATTAAAACAATTCCATTTCCACCTATAGTTCCCAATCCAATAGTGTTTCCTCCACCAACAGTTAATTTATAAGTCTGTCCTATTCCTGTGAAATTTTCAGAAATGTTATCATAAACTACATTTGAAGTATAATCTTTTCTTAAAAATACTCTACCATTAAAGTATGATTTTGCCTCAGGAAGTTCATCAAAATCGACAAGTAATTGATCTTCTAAACTTCCTTGTGGAGGATATGTAAAATAAATAGCACTCTTTGAAATATTAAAAGATCCTCTATAAACAGACGCAATTCCCGAGTTTGAATGTGAAGTTGCCGAAGATCCAACAAAACCTCTTTTAACGCCAACTAATGGGAATGTCCCTGCAAAAGAAATTGGTCCGGAGTATGTTGTGCCAAATCCAACATTTTCAACTTTCATATATTCGTTATCAATCTTAAGAATATCTCCAATAAGAATTGAAGATATACCACTTAATGCAAAGAATGTAGTTGCTGCACCAATAGAAGTACCATTATTAACGGTATAATTTAATAAAGAGTATGATATTGGAGATTGAATTATATTATCAATTGTAATAATTGATTTTTCATTTTTCTTGACCATTTCCAATTCATGTGCATTACCAAGACCAACTGAAGTAAATGTTACCGCTATTCCAGCTGCGGCATATTCTTTTCTGGTTGCTATTTTAAATTTATCATTATTAATTTTAATTGCATATACAACTGGAGGAAGAAGATTGGTAACGACTCCAACATAATTTAAAGTAGATCCAATTCCAACTGAAGTTGCAGCAACTCCAATAAAAGTTGAATTTGGTCTGTAAATTAATTCTTCACCTGTACTAAAGAAATGATTTGAAATATTAAAGTTTCCAGTTGATGGTTCTAATACTAAAGAATTTGAGGGATCAAAAGTTTTCATGAAAATTGGCACGCCATTATATTTAAGATCAAATTGAAGAGTATTAATATCATCATCATTAATAGCAAAGTACTTAGAAACTCCAACTGATTCTAAAACATTACTATATTCTAAATTTGGAGCAATATTTACATAATCATTTTCTCTATAAAAACTTTGATTAAAACTTAAAATTTCAAAAGTTCCTGAGAATCCTGCATCAGGATAAAATTTCAATGATACTGTTGATCCAGATATTTCACCACCAAAAGTTCCTATTCCAGAAGTGCTTCCTATTGATAAGAATGGATATTGAGTTGTATAAACATTATTAGAATCTGAAATAAGCATTACTTGATGTAATGCACTTGTTTGACCAATACTTACCTTTAAAACTGATTTTACTGCATTAAATTGTGTAGACTGATATGAAATAATAGTTGATGCTGATGAAACATTTGTATATAATGAATCATATTTCACAGTATTTTCATATCCTTCAAGTTGAGCTGGTTGTTTAAATCTATATGTCCCTATACCAGATCCAGATGCAGTTGTTCCAAATCCAATATTTTTGGATCGAATTGTTATACTATTGGTTGAAGTATTTGTGCAGGTTAATGATAAAATACCACTTGGACTAATGGAAGCTCCAAATGATCCAATAAAATTAGAACTCATTCCATCTTCACTATCAAAATAAAATTCTGATATATTTGTATCTGTACCATTATGATCTACAAAAAGTTCAACATAATTCATTTCATTAGTTACATTATCAATTAAATGAATTTCAGAATGAATAGATTCTATTACTGCAGCACTTGATTCTAATAAAATTGCAGTTGAACCTGAAGAAACTGTAGATGTTGTTCCAGTGAGATTAATAAATCCTATAGAAGCAGTGCCTACACCTGAAGTGTAATTTGTAAAGGTGGTATTTAAATATTTTATATTATAAGATGTATTGTATCCTTCTCTAGGAGTAAACTTAAGATAGTAATCTCCAGTGCTATCATCAATGTATCCATAAACATCTCCAATACTATTTGAAATATAACCAGTTTCAATTGAAGATCCTACAGATATTGTTCCTTTTTCTAACGTAATAATATTGGAATTATCATTTAAGACTATTACTTCATTAAATTGAGATTGGGAATAGTCCTTACTTGATATTTGTACGAGATACTTATTATACTTTCTAGAAGAAATGATATCTACAATTTTTGCAGAAGTATCTAAATCAAGTGCCTGGTCGGAGGTTGAAAATTCAGAACTAATATCATCAATTTCAAGAACTCTGTTTGTTCTGCATTCAAAATAATTTGATAGTCTTTTATTTTGGAGTTTTACAAATCTAGAAATATTTTTAGTTTGATTCACATCAAAATCCTGAACAAAATCAAAATTATTAATTGTATCTACTCTATTTTCATCTATAATATTGTAGTAAGAATTGACATACTCTTCTACATTTGTTGTTCCAACACCAACATTCTGAATAATTTGAGTATCTGCAAAGTTTTTGAGACCACTTGGATGAAGTATTCCATTTACAGGACTTACTATATCAATCCATTCTTGATTACTTTTTACAGTATATGATAAATTTTGATAATAATCATTATCAGATATGACTTGAGTATCTTCATCTAATTTACCAATATTATCTGACCATCCAATATTTTGAACTGATGAATAATCAATGATAAATTGTCCGGTTGATTCTTTAACTTCATTAATTGTAGCGATTGAACCAGATTGAGTTCCGCGTATAATTTGACCTTTTTCTAATTCATATGATCCCGAAGTCTTAATATAATTATTATTTGATTCTGAAATTTTTAAATCTTTTTCAATAAAATTACTTTGTTCTTTTATTTCTAGCGATTCTCCAATAATAAAATTTGAAAAAACTTGATTAAAGTTAAATGATGGATAATCACTGTAGTTAATAATTCTTCCATAATTATTATCGAGTGTTTTTGCAATTCCTGGATTTGTTGTTAAACCTGATAAATTAAATCTTACAACTGCTGGGGTACTTGATGTTGATGCAGTATAACTAGAAACTGTAAAAAATTGATAACCATAATTTTCAGAATTTAGTCCATCTCCTTCAGTTCCATACTTTTCAATTCCCTCTACATAAATTTTATCACCAACTGCAAATGGTTCTACACTAAAACCAGATGATGGTGATAGTAAAGAACAAGTTACTATTCCAGATGATGAAGATTGTATAGAACTAATACCAACTCCATTTGAATTATTAATTACTTTCATAGTAACAGGATTTTCAGGCAATCCCTTTGGTTCAATAATAACATTGACTGATGTAATTACATTTGCGGATAAATTTGCTAGAATTAATCCCGAATCAATTTTTTCTCCAGTATCAGAATTTACTAAAATTATATCTGGTGCTGAAATATAATTTTTTCCACCATATGTAACATTAACTTCCTCAATTGTTTTTGAATTTTCAATAGTTAAAAACTTAGGAATAGATGCTTCTGGTCGCAAAGTTTTATCTGAAGAATATTCAAAACCTTCATTTAGAATTCTAATTTCATTAATTTGTCCAACATAATCTGATTTTGGTATAATATATGCACCTGTTCCTGAAATTGAATCAATTCCTTCGAATACTGGTAACTTTTTAAAATTGGATCCTGCTGAAATTGTCCTAACCTTAGAAACTCCACCAGAAGCACTTGCAGAAGTTGTAGTGTATTCTAAACTATCACAATCACTTTGAGTATAATAATTTTTCTCTGGTGATTTTGTTAATGAAATACTAAATGTTGTTGTCCCAACTCCAGAAATATTGTAAGAACCATTATAATAACTATCAATAAAATTAATTTGAGAATAATTTTGAACTTCTTTATCAGCAGTGCTAATGTAACCAGATTTCTCTAAGGCATAGAATAGTTGAGTTGGTAAACCTTCACTATAATTAATTGTTAGCGAAGCATTGGTTGATATCCCAACAGTTCCTAGACCACTTACAGAGAATGTGGATGTAGATCCTATAGAAATAAATTCATCCTTAAATTCCTGATCATAGAATATTTTAAACTTATAACCAGATAGAGAAGAATCCGTTAAATTGAATACAAGGTTATTATTTTTGATTGTAGGAATTGCTGGATTGATTTGAGCAAAAGTTGCAGTTGTAAAAGAAAAATTATTGACTATGAGAGGAGGATTTGAAATTGAATCAAGATACGTTTCACAAATATTAATGGTATCTTTATCAATTTTATAAACAAAGTATTCTTTTTTATTGTTTACAAAATAATCTAAGAAAATTTTATTGCCCGTTTCGAGTCCATGATTTGGAATATATAAAACATTTCCATAATTTTTAACAGCTGGAGCTACATTAAATCCTAAAGCACCAGGAGATATATCTCCTGGTGCAGAGGCAAATCTTGCAATTAAAAGACCATCTCCAAGAGGTTGTACTAATCCACTACCATCAACATCAAAATAAGAACTGACTATTCCACATCTTGCGTAACATGTTGCATGTGTTGTTCTAATTGCATTTTGTGGGAATGTAATTCCAGTTGCAATATTCGGAAAAGATGCAAGTCCAAATAGATATCTTGTAATTAATACTCCATCATTATAACTTACAACTCCATCCCCATCAATATCAAATTGAGTGTAGTTATCCCAAATGTAATCATATATTTGTTGAGCATTTCTAGTTGCTGTGGGAGAAATTGCACTACTAGTCCAAGCTATTCCAACTGCAGTATCTAAAGTTACAACTCTAGTTGGGTATGTGTAACTAAATTCGGAAGCACTACCAACTCCTGATACATTACTTCCTGTAAGTGATAATGAATTAATTAGTAATTTGTTATATGCTTGATTATATTTTAATCTAACAGCAGTAGAAGTTCCAATACCAACGGAAAGATTTGGTTTTACTGAAAGATTAATTATATCTCCAGAAATGAGTTCGTGAGATGTTGAAACTGAAACTTGAGTTACAATTTTTTCAATATCACCCTTTACTTGTGTAAAGTTTGATTGTAAGGAATATTGATAATCATTAGAACCATTATTGATAAAGAACAAACCACTTGTTGATGTTGTCAATCCAATTTGAGTGACAATACCAATATGATCTACTGATTTTTTAATTATATAAACAGTTTGACTATCTCCACTTGAAGGTAAATTAAATGCCGTGCTTCCTTCAGTATTCGCAACAGAAATTGCAGATGCACTTGAAGGTTTTGTGAAAGTTACTGCTTGATTTGTTTTAAATGAATGATTTGGTAAATAAATTGATTGAGTTGGAATTGAGATGAGATTATTAGTTTGAACTCCAATGTTGTTAATAACTTTAACATCAATACCAGAAGTAGTGCCTACACCAATAGATTGATTTGCATTAAAATAAATTAAATCATTAATTTTAGATTCAAAATAATCTACAGATTTATTAACTATAAATGTGTCTGTATTGAAATATATTGGTGTTGTTGCAGTATGAGCAGCGCCAGTTGTTTCTCTAACAACTCTAAGTACATTTTGAACCGGAAAAATATTTAATACTGATAATCTTTCTGATTCTATTGTTAAACTACTTCCTATAGAAATATTTTCAGGGATATTAGAAACATAAACATCAGTAACAATACCAGCTGCTGAATATGATGGAATTTCTTGAATAATAACTGATGTATATGAAGTTACTCCTATTTGTTGAAATCCATTTAATGAAGAAAGTGATGTGGAAAAACCAGAAATGTTTACATAATCTAGATTTTCAAAATTGTGTTTTGGACTAACTTTAACTTCAACTTGATTTCCATTTTTCCAAGTGAAAATTGCATCATTATATGATGTTATTGAAGTTTGTAAGTTTGAAATTTCTTCACCTTTAATTTCAGATACTTGTGCTATTAGTCCTCCACCATTTGTATTTTCTTCATTGAATTGTAAAGTATTCCCAATTTTATAGTTATATCCAGAATTTATGATATCAAAACTATCAATTGAACCAAAAGTGACTGATTCAACAACTGCAGTTTGATTAACAATTTCGTTTGATTCAATTATAAAATCATTATCAGCATAGTTATCATTAACTTTATATGGAAATGTATTTCTGACTAAATTAGAATTATTAAAATCAAATGATTGATTTAAAGTTTTGTTTTCTGCTATAAATTTGGATCTATATCTGTCTCCAATAAAATATGGAAAACTGCCAACTACATTGTTTTCATCATCAATTATTGATGTTGCAAAATAAGCATATACTCCATTTGGAAATTCTGGAGTTATACAGTATCTTCCATTATATTCATCTAAATCTCCAGAATTTGTAAATTTGTAGTCTTCTACAAAAAATCCAGAGTTAAATCCAGATGGTCTGTTTAAAATATTTGCAGTATTTAAAGTATAACCAGATACTAATTTTTTAAGTGTTGAATTATCTTTTGGATTTTCATAACCATATGGTCCATAAATTGGATTACCATCATATGCCCATCCAATAATAGGTGAGTGAATTGTTCCATCATCAAAAAATTGAGATTGCCCCTCATACCTTTTAAATTCTGATTGAAGCGTTTGAGAATATGAAAAAACTCCATATTGCAAATTATTATATGATGATGTTACTAGATCTACTGCCTCTAAAGAAGTATCATCTATATCTTTATATAAAACATTTTTTTTAACTGTAATAGATCTTACTTGAGGATCAAGTAAAACATTTTTGCCTGCAGGGATTACTGAAATAGTGGTATTTGCAGTGGAGTATCCTGTACCAGGATTTACAACAATCACGTCAGTAATTTTATTATTAACCACAATAGCTCTCAAAGCAGCACCAGTTCCTGTGCCAGTTACAATAATATCTGGAGTTGAATAGTATTCAGTTCCACCATATTGAACAAAAACATCTTGTATTGATCCATTAATAATGTTTGCTTTAAGTTGAGCATCTTTACCATTTTTAATGGAAATAGATGGTTTTTTATGGTAGTTTAAAATTGTAGATCCATAGTCAGATCCTTTCTCATAAACATAAACATCTACAATTTCTCCACGTATAGTTGGAGTTGCATCAATAACACCTGTAATTTGAGTGCTACCAAAACCAACTGCAGAATATTCTACTTTTAAATAAATATCTGGATAATTGAAAACGTGATAACCAGAACCTGTAGATCCTAAACTAATATAATTTTTTCTTAAATAATTTGTTCTTACTGTTCCTCCAATGCCAGCATTAGATAATTTAAAAGTATCATTATCAACCTTAAGAACATAGTATTGATTTGTTGTAGTCAATCCTGATATTAAATTACCTGTACTTGAATATACAATTAATTCACCATCTTTAAAACCGTGATTTGAAAATGAGATTGTATGATTGATTGTAGAAATTCCAGTTGGAACAACTCTTAATTTTCTATTTGTATATCCACTTCCTTGATTTATGATCTTAATTTCAGATAGAGTATTTTTTGGTTCTGTAGCAAACTTATGAATACCACTTGTACCAATTGTTGTAAATCCTACAGTATTAATTCCAGATTTAAAATCCTCAAATGACTCATAAAGTTGAATTGTATTATTACTGATAAATTTGCTATAATATAATGACTCATTTTTAAGTGTCCTTCCAGTATTAGCATCTGATCCATAATAAGTGCCAATACCCAATGGAGAATTTCCACCCTGTCTATAAAGAATAGGTTGACCATCATATAAATTATGATCACTAAGAAATGTAATAGTTTCAAAAGTTGTACTTATTCCACCACCATTTGATATTTCTCTTGCATCAAATGCAATCTCTCTTCTTTTTCTTTCTACAATTGGTTCAAAAGTAGCATCTGTCCCATTTCCACCGGTTAAAGCAACTGAAACAATAACGTCAATATCAAAATCTTGAGGATCAACATAAATTTTTTCTACTGAACCACTAATGACTGGTTGAACAAGAGCAGATCCAGAGGACAGTGATAGTAATGGGGGGTTAATAACATCATAACCAGTTCCCCCACTTAGTACATTTACAGACTCTAGGGGTCCATAGTAAATTTTTTTATCAGATTTATAATTAAAAATTTCAACTCCATTAACTAAAATTCCAACTGCTCCAGGAAGTGTTAAATCAGATTTACCATCACCAATATTATTGGAAATAGGAAATTTTCTAAGTATTTTTTGTGGTGATAAAACTTTTTGTTTTTGAGAATCTAAAATAAAATTATGTGTACCATCCGTTAAAGTGCCAAAAGACACATAGTTTTCAGTTCCAACTAAACTCTTAGAAAGATATAGTTTAATTTGTTGATTATTTGTTCCTGAAACAACTTCGACATAATATAATCCTTCACTCAATCCTGAGATTGGGGTATCTGAAGCAGTATAGTATATTTCACTACCTGTCAAAAAAGAAACTCTTTCTGAAAAAGTAATGGTTGAATATAATTGTGTGATTGAGTTTTTTCCACTAACTCCAGAAGCATTATAAGAAAAGAGTGAATTTGAAATTTGATATGATGGCAATGAGTTTGAGGCAACATACATGTGCTCATTATTTTCATCATAAACATTTTGAACGTCTGAAGTTGTAGGATTATATTCAAATTCTACATTAGAAGCATTAGCATTTTTAATCTTTCTTCTAATATCATATTTTAAATCTGGTAAAAGACTAAAACCCTCTGCAATTGTTATTTGATTTTCAAAAATTGAAGTTATTTCTAAATTAGAATTTATTATAGTTTGGGAATCACGAGTTAAAATGTCAATATAATCACCGACTTTAAGACTAGATTTATCAATATTACTTTTTAGAGTAATTTGTGGAGTTGAAAAAGAATCAATTTGATATCTTGAGCTGGTATTGTAAATCCAACTATTTGCAAAAATTTCTTTATAAGTTTTTTGAATTGGTAATTGTGGATTTTTTATAATTGTTCCAATATTTTTAACTTTTATTTGTTCACCTATGGAAATTGAAGAATTTGTAGTGATTGGTTTATAATTTGATATAACTCCAGTAATTCTAATTTCGACTTTTTTAGATTTATCTCCTTCAGCATACCCATAATATGTTTCATCTGAATAAATGGTAGAAGCAGTTGCAATACCAGATGTAACTCCGGAACATCCAAAAAATTGGTTAATACTTTTATCAATATATGTAATTTTATTATTTCCAGAATAAATTGTTCCAGATTGTGGAAATCCTAATGTTGAATCTACAGTAATGACTGAATCACCTTCACTTACATAATTTAAATTTTTTGTGTTCCCTGTAATATTGAAAGTTCCTGTTATTGTTGGGAATGCATCATCATAACCAATAAAAAGTAAAAGTTTGTAATATGTTTTATTTTTTCTTCGAATTATCTCAACTTCTGATACCGAAGCTGATGTTGTAATATCATTGTTTTTAAATATTGTTTGACCTTTTAATTGTAAAGGATCTCCTGAAATTACATCAGCAATAACAACCGCTCTCCTTACATAAGTTGATGATGATGGTTTTAACAAAAATTGTTCAAGATCAATTACCTTTGGAGTTTCACCAAATAAAACATTAAAAAGAATTTTAAATGATTCTTCAGTCCCTTTAGATTCATAAAGAGTTCTTGCTTCTTTAATGAAATTGCCAACATTCAAATCTGAAACAAAATCTTTGTTTTCTAGATCTGGAGTTAAAGAATATTTAATTTTTTTATAAAATTCTTTTAAAAATAAAGAGCTTAAATTTTGTACGGTCGATAATCCTACATGTGATGCTGAGTTTGATGTAGAAAATACCAGTTCTTCAGATTGGAGATCATGATGATAATTTGTAATTCCAGAAAAACCACGAACACAACCGGTGAAGGTATTTGTAGTTAATCCAGTATATGTAATAATTTCATCATCAATTTTTAAAAGACCATAATTTTGAGGAAATCCTTTGGTTGTTGAAACTTCAATAGTAGTTGTGGACGAAGAAATATCAGTAGAAAGAGTTGTAAATCCAACTATTACTTCCGGAGTTAAGTTATCAAGTTTTAAATATTGATCTAGATTTTCAGCAATGTCAACTGTTGCTCCTTGATTTTCTAGAGAAATATAATATTGCTTCAGAAAGTCTACAACTTTTGGACTCTCATCTAAAATAAATTCAGGAAGTTGACTATCAATTATTTGTTGTACTTTTATCCTAGAGTCAAAACCTGTTTGTATCATATTATGACCTCGTTAAATCCCCGTTCGAATAGCTTGATCTATAGTAGTCGTTTGTAGAAAAGACGACTCCAGATACATCATCACCAGAAGCAATGACATCCTTAACCATATTTATTTTACTTTTAGAAATGCTAAAAGATAAGTATAAATCTTTTAATCCTACAATATCATTTGACTCTGGAAATGCTTGAATTTCAATAATATTTTGTTCTAAACTTGTAGATGCAACAGTTAAAGAACTCAATAAAATTTCTCCAGTTTCATAATTAACTGTTCCTGCAGATTGAACAATTACAGGAGTTTGGAATGTTTTGGTAGAACCTGCTCCGACTAAAACAGGTACATTTTTTACAATTGAAATTGTACCTTCAGTATAAGATCCATCAGAATTTTTAATTGGAGTATCTGTAAAATAAACAGTATCTGTTTCATTCAAAATATTAAATCCTGTTGACTTAATATTTTTTCCTGCTGGATTAACATGAAATTTATTTCCAAAACAAATTTCATACTGTGTAGGAGTGTTAATATTTACCTTTAAGTCTCTTCTTAGTATAACTTTTGTAATGTTTGAAGTCACTGCCTTATCTGTATTATCAATAACTTGTAAAACTTTACTATACTTAAATCTACCACCAAAAGCATTTAGATCAGGAGATTGTGCATAAGAATTTAAAGACTTGATGATATTTGTTTTTAAGTTTTCAACACTGTTTATTTGAGAATAATTATAATAAACTGTTGAATCTATTTCAACATAGAGTATCTTTAAATCTGTAATTTGAGGATTAATTCCTGCAACTGTATATTGTTTTAATTTATTTTTAATCTGTTGTTTATTAAAATCAGAAACAAAAGTTCCATTCTTTGGTTTGATACTAATAATCACTGTTCCATACTGTGGTGGTGATAATTCTTCCCCACCCACAACAGACACTGACTCAGTTTCTGGATATATTATTGATTTTATAATTGCCTCATAGTCTCTTGGCGTTACCGCTCTATATTGAGAAGAGTATAGTCTAGGAGCAAAATTACGAACCGAATCAATAGACTCTATCTCAGACCCATTTTGAGACGACTGAACAGTTGCAATTGATACAGCAGGACCATTAATAAGTTCAACTGCATCATTCTCATTTTTAAAAGTCCCTGCAAATGCAAAGGAACTTGCACCATTACCATCTTTCCCATCTGTTACAATATAGGTAACCGTGATGATTGCACCATTTTCAAGTTTTTTTCCAAATCTACCATCACCAAATAATAGTTCATACTTTTCATCTTTAACTTCTTGAATTAGGAAAATTTTTGAAGTTGAATCAATATCAAAAATATTATCAACAAGAGTATAAGTTTGCCCAAGTCCAGTATCACTTGTTCCTTTTACATAAACACGAATTGTAGATGTATCAATAAAAGAATTATCAAGTATAAATTTTTGATCTAAAGAACCATCGACTGTAAATTTTTTAGTTAGAAAAATTCCTTGCTTAACTGTAAGATTATTAAATGTTGCTATACCATTTACAACAGATGCTGTTGTATTTTCTGGAATTGAAAAGACATAAGATGTTCCACTTGCAGATCCAGTGCAGACAAGACCAGATTGTAACGTTAATGTTGATGTAGAACTTGTTGGTTGTGCAGTGAATGAAACTACAGCACTCGCCGCTGTTCTAGATCTAGGAACATAACCAATATTACGTGCTAATGAAACAACGTTTTCTCTAACTGTTGCAGAATCCAAAAAGGATTCATTCACAACCATGTTAGAGTTAAATGCGGTGATATATGTATTATACGCTAAAGTATCAATTAAGATAGAAAAATTAGATCCTTCAAAATCAAAGTCAGTAAAATTTGAATTTGCACGCAAATAATCTTTGATTGAAGTTCTAATCTGATCAAAATCTAGATTAGTAAATTTAGTAAAAGGCATTTTATCTTGTTGCCTCTAATATAAATGAAAATTGTTGTGTTGGAATGTCTTGCCCAATAATATTAAAAGTAACTGTAATTTCAAACTCATTTAGATCTGGTTTTGGATCTACTTGAACAATCGTATTATTTACCCTAGGTTCATAATTAGAAATCACTTCATAAATTTGATCTTCAATGGCAGATGCAGTTCCATAATCAAAAAAATCAAACAAACTACTTCTTACATTTGAACCAAGTGTTGAATTAAAAAATCGTTCAGTTGGAATGGTTTCAACTAAATTGCGAATAGAACGAATGATTGCTCTTTCATTAGTTAAAATTGCCAAATCTTTTGTCACCGGATGTGGATCAAAAGATAAACTAATATCTTTAAAAGATCTAGATATCCGAGTAACTGCCATTGTTAAATAAATTTCTTTACTTATTTATGACAATTTCCAGGAAGATCCATACGTTGGTTCTGTCCCATAATCCCAATCGTTATAATCTTCATCATTTCTAATCTTCTCATGCAATTCAAGTTGTTTTTTGAAGTCATGTCTTGGTGCAACATCATGCATAACTTCTTGAATTACTCGTTTTTGTGGTGTTGAAGTATAATCAGTAATTAATTGAGTGGTTCCCCACATTTCATACATGTAATTTTTGTCTCTATCGACAGGTAAATTAGACATTTTAGCTCCTGTTTTAAGTAATAAAACAGAACTTTTATAAAGGAGGTTGCTATCTCCTTATGTCTATTTAACGTTCAACTTCTCTCAATGAATATGAGTCTGAATCAAGGTATTTTAAAATTTCAAGAGCAATCAATCTAGGATTTCCTTCACCACATGTGTAAACATCAACCGCTAGACACCCATTTTCTGGCCAAGTATGACAAGAAACGTGACTTTCTGCCAGTGCAATGACCACTGTACACCCCTGAGGAATAAAACAATGGGAAAAAGTGTTTAAAATCGTCATCTTTGCACGATTTATACCTTTGATCATGGCATTTTGAAGCGATTCTACATCATTAATCGCTTCAAAATCGACATCATACACCTCTAAGAGCAGGTGTTTACCCATTGAGTACTGTTTCAATTCAATTATTGTAAAAATTTATTTATTTGACCCAAAAACCCTTACGTTCGTAACTGGAGTCTTCAATAAATCGATATCCTTCACGATTTTCGTCATTTCTACCCTCCCAGACTGGTATTGCAACAGTGTTTCCATATCTAAAATTTGGATTTCTACGAAATTGTACCTCTATCAGGTGTCCATCAATGAATTCACAATTTATCCATTCATAATTTTTGTTCAAATTCTTCAAAATATTAGGGAAATCGACTTTTCTATCTACTTTTTCCCATTTAGACCACTGATGAATAGAGTCAATTTCTGTTTTTGTGCCCAAAATCACTAAATCTTGTTGTTGGTTGTGATAATCAACACTTAAATGTTCTCCTTCAAAGATTTCACACCAAAACTCTGATGGGTGTATGTTATCTGTTTCTTTTTCTATCCATTCTTTACGAGCAAAAAGGCTCATTCCAAATAAATTAAACGATGGTCGAACAATATAAAAGTCGGGTTTTGGAACTGTGGTTCCCGCTGGACCACAAGTATAACCTAAAACCCGACTTAAAAAGAGTTTATTGTAAATCCAGAGGTCTGATGGATGTATTTGATTCCATTCATCATCACACTCTAGGTAATACATTATCCTTTACCTTGACCCCTATACTTTTTACGTGCTCCATTGCGAGAAGACGCAGCATATTTAGTTCCACCACCTTGTCCTTGACGAGACTTTTTCGGAGGACCCGCAATATAAGAACTATTCTTACTCAATCCACCTTTTGCTTTTGTAGCCATACATTATTCTCCACTAAAATTTCAGTTTCAAGATCTTCAGGTTTTGGAGAACCTGTCTGATAATACTCAATTGACAGATCCTCCATTGCATTGAAATATTCTTCTTCTGTAAGACTTGTGTAAATTCTACGTCCCTTACAAAGAATATTATAGCGTTCGTTAGACATCAAATAATCCTTGTTTTTTCGTGCCCTACGCGAATGCGAGGATCACACCAAATCTCAAATCCTGCTTCCTTTGCATCCAAACAGAATGATACGTCTTCTCCACACATATCTTGTACATCACCAGACTCAAAGACTTGCATCTTTGGTGCAAACCATGGATACTTCATCTCAGAATGCTCGAAGACTCCATTTTTAATCAACAACCATCCAAATCCAGTGTAGTCAACAGTAAATGGTTTACGACGCTTTGAGATACTCTCAACGGTTTCATGATTCATGACACCGCCATTATTGCGGAAATCATCTTCTTCTAACCAGTGAGCAACAGAGGTCGTGTGCCCGTCTTCAGTTGCATACCAACCAGCAGCGATGTCTTTATCCATCAAAACTAATTGCCAGAAATTGTTTGAATTGAATACAATATCAGAATCAATCCAAAGTTGCCAATCATAATTCAGTTTGCCGTCCCAAGGAATCTGATCAGGTCCACGCAGTACATTCGCTCCTAAACATTTGCAACGAGCAAAGTTTACCATTGAGGAATAGTCCTGCGAGATCTGGATACTTGCTCCTGATTGTACAAGATCAAAACAGAGTTGTACAAAGTTCTTTAGATATGTGTAAGAAACTCCTCTGCCAGGAAGACAAAAGACAATAGACTTGCCTTTTACCATCTCTCTTGCTAGGTTATAATCCCATTCTTGTTGCTGCGAAACAGTTGGTGCTTTTGCTTTTACGGTAAATCCTTTAGCCATAATAGAAAGTAGTTACTTCAGTATCATACAATATTATCTATGCTTTGTCAATCTGCCTCTGTCAGAATAACTTCACCGCCTTCGATGGAAAATTTAATCTTTGTGTCCTCATACCATTCTAATTCATTCATAATCTGCTCAGGAATCTGAATGAAATACTGCCCGCTAATTGGATCGACTTGTACGGACTCAAAAATATCTCCGGAATTTTTTCTCATTATTGTGAATATAAAGGTTTATTTTGTTTTTATATAGCGGGGAATTTTTTTATTTTGTTTGGGTCTTATATTCGATTTCCTTTGAGTCTTATATTTAACTAGCGAAAGCAAGACTTTATAGCTTATGGGGACCCATTGATTTTATATCGCATACCCCCGACCCGCCCATCAGGATCGCTTAACTGTCAAACACGAACGCATAAGGTATTCTCATCAGTCACGATTAGGGCGGCAGAGTATAAAGAACTGCCGCCCACGAAAGACTAACTTAGTCGCGCAATCCTAAGTGCTTCGCTACAGTGTACGCCATAAGTGTGACATCCACGCCATAATCGAACTCCTCAGATTCTGACGGGAAAAATGTTACATACCATCCGCCGGTTCCTGTTATAGTTGGAACTGTACCCTCTAATTGACACTTAACCGCATAATTGTAGGCGATCGTTCTAATGTAAGACGCCATACTTTCGGCGTTAGTGTGACCGTTGCGGTTGATTTGCATCAGAACTTTAACAGTATCCTCCAAACCAGAGTATTCCCAATTGATGCGAATTTGGTTGGTGAGAGTAGCAGTCATGATCAAAAGTGCAGTGGTGAAAGTGTAAAGAATGGGGGCGGATCTTGCCGCCCCTAATTATAGTTCAATCCTCCCAGATCATACCCCAGAAGGAACCCTTACCGTAGGTCGATTCGCACCATGCTTCTGCACTTTCAGTGAGCAGATCCTCCCATTCTGACTGATCACAATCCATCCATTCTGCAGGCACGGTCAATTCTACAGTGGCGACACCGTTAGGAATCCAGTGCCGAGCATCGGTAGGTAGGAAGTAGGAAATGCAAACCTCAGCGGTGGTGGTGGCGGTCATGAGTCAGTGGCGTTTGACTCCCATAGATTAACCCCCAGCACTGACCCTGCCTAGGGGGATCAGGACAGTCTGCCGATTGGCACAAGACCCCAGTTTGTATAAAGAATAAGACAGGGATGAATGTAAAGAATAAACCACACCACTGACAATAAATTACATTCAACCCTGAGTTATTCTTTATACTCAGTGGTAAGTATAAAGAATTAAAAACTACTTTTTCTTCTTTCTAGTATTCGCTGCCTTCTTTGCCCCATTAGTTTTTGCTTGAGACTTTACATTCTTGAATCTTTTATCAGGACGGGATTTGCCATCCTTGTGAATCCATCTACCAAACATTGTTCTTCCTCAGATAAACTTAGCAGGTGAACCACAAGACTTATAGAATGCAATCATTCTTTCTGCCTCTTCTTTAGTGGTGAAAGATTGTGTTCTCCATTCACAATCATTGTATGGTGATTGATAAGTAATTGTGAACCCGATTGAATTGATTTGTTGTTGATTGTTGTACATGAATCTAGATGTGTTAGGTGTGTGTATCTCGTCGAGATGTATGTATGTGTGTCTCGACGAGATAATGTGTGCGCTCTCGACTAGATTATTCTTTTCGAGATCTAATCTTTGCTTTTCTCATTTCACGAATGAGTGAAAGATAATTTTGTCGTGCAGTTTTTTCTAATTCTGCACATTCATCAGTACGATGAAGATGCCACTCAGCAAAAGCAGTTTGCCACTCAGAATGTAAAGATTTAATCATCAGTAGTGGTGGTGTGACATAACATTGTTGGGGTCATTGTACCAATCAGAATCCTCATAAGATTCAGTCATTCGAATCATCAACTCATCAGTAAGTTCAACGACTCCGGTTGTAACTAACTGTAGGATTTCTTCAGCGGTGAGGAATGTTTGCATGGTTCTGTAGTGTGGTTAAGAGGGGGGAATGTTACCCCCCGTGAATGTTACTTTTGAATGCAGTATCCGTACTCATCAATCGGGAAATCTTCATGATTCCAGTGTTCCTGAAGATCCTCCCAATTCTCTTGAATGTATTCATGAAGATCAAGTGCCCGATCTTCTTCCAGTTGGCGGCAGTTGGTGATGGGGTAGTTCATTCAGTGGTGTGGTGTGAACTGAGAGAAGTCTACAGGGTCAGTGGCGCACCATCTCAGCAGCGGTGGACAGTGCATCCGCTGTCACAGTGCGGATCGGGCGAATCGGTTCCCAGAGAATCCAGAGCAGTAGGGTTGCGATCATCAGGCGGAGCATGGTAGGATTGGCAGTTGCTTTGCTGAGTGCTTTCACTTGAGACCACAGGCAGATGGACGGGTGATGCAGATGCGATCGGCGGCGGATTCTGTGCTAGTATTGACGGTTGCCAATGCCATTTGAGCAACGCCACACGCGAACAGGCAGAACAGGAGAGGGAATGCTTTCATGGTAGGATGGGGGGTTGGTGCCCCCGTATTGTATCACCCGAACAGGGCAGCGGCAAGACGATCACGCTTGCGGATCTTATCGGGAAAAATGCTCCACTGATCACGCTTGCCATCAGGGCGCAGTGTGGCGGTGAGAATGCCCTCCCGCTCCATCTCCACCATAATGGCGTGAACAGTGCCCTTATGCTTACGGGGGTCCATTCCCATGCCGCGCACAATGTCGCTGCATGTTTGCTCGCCGTTCTGAATCAGTGTGGCGCGGACGGCGGTGCGGATGGCGGTTCGGAGGTTCATCGGAGTGGTGTGGTGAACTGATACCAGTATGGGGGCAGATGGGGGGCAGATCCATCCAGGTTGTGCCAGTGGTCAGACTGTCCACCGATGCGGGTTTTGCGGGGGATCGGATGCTTATAATACGGGGACAATCAAGAGAGGGGCAGGGTCGCCCCGTTGACGCAAACGGTCGCCACCGAACCTGCCTGCCGGTATTATAAAAAAAAGTATAAAGAAAGGGGGCGGATTGTGCCCCCTCTTTTATACTTTAGGATCAGACTTCGATCTGTTCAATGTCACCATGCTTCAGAGCACGGTTAAACAACTGACCCCAAGATGTTGCCGCTTTGTCTTCATCATTGGAGAGAAGTGCAAACCAACGCTCACACTCACCTTCATCTTCCCAAGCGTAGCGATAAACTTTATCGCTGCTGTTAAATGTCACCAGCAGATCGTAACAATCCCCATCGGCGCGAACAATAGCAAGATGGGCGATGGCGCTGGATTGAACGCTGGCGCTGATCGTGAAGTCGGTTGCGGTTGCCATAGTGTCGTTTGCGGTTGACTCTGTAAGTCTACAGGATAGGTGGGGGGCATCCGCGCCCCCCGTGTGCATCTTAACGATCTGTCACAATGGCGTCAACTGCCTTCTTAGCAGTCCCGTGTGCAGGAAATGCTATAATAAACTCACGGTCGGATTGTTGACACAAACCGCAGGTGCTGCAGTTAACTTTACCCTTGTGAATCTTAGCAGGGCAAACAACAACCTTACGACCGCTCTCAGTGTTAAAGAACCGCCGCGATTCTGTGGAAGGAACAACAGCAACCGCAGGGATTCCGTGCTCTGACATAACCGAATCAGCAACCTCTACGGATTCTGTGCTCACGTTGACTGTGAACCCGTTAGCGTTAGCGTTCTGAATCACTTTTAGGTTGTGATCATTCAGAACGTGGTGAGTGTAGGTGAAACCTTTCTTGCCACGATTTGCCCGCACAAGTGCATCAACCATCAGCGGATTGATGTCACCTAAGAGATGCGGGAGATCCCCAGTTACGTTATGACGCCATAAAGAATTGGGGGCAAATTTACGAACCTTGGAGATAAACTCATCCCAAGATACGCCGCGCTCGTGATTAGAAACCTTGCGCCAATGTACACCCTGTAGATGATACTTACCGTAGCACCCTGTTTCATAAAAAGGGCAGGCAGTTGAGCAGGATGCCCGTTCTGTGACGGTGGTGGGGATCGGTCCCGTGTTGCTGTTGCCTGAGGCGGTGGTGATGGCGACTTGCACGGTGGTGTGGTGCGGTTGACCTTTTAAGTATAGGGGTTGGGGGCACCCTGTCGATGCCCCCTGTGCCACCTTGCCAACTGTCACACCTTCCAGAGTTTCTCTTCAATCAGGCGATCAATCAGTGCCTTAGAGAGTGAACCACAGTGCTCACAATGCGATTCCAGGTTGATACGTTCATGCAGAGAATTACGATAGCAGTAATGCTGAAAGGATGCAAAATGCCAGCGATAAACTGCACTCAGAGTCTGCAGATACTTACGGAAGACAACATAATCCGAATAATCTGAGAACCTTCTGATTGTATGATAAACAGAGTTAAATCCCCGAAAATCTGTAGTGTGGCGATTGCGACCACGACAATACTTAAGAGTATTCATAATCACCTCAGTGTAATGCTCATTGAAAAACTTTGAGGTGACTTCTTGACAAATACGATCCAAATCTTTGATCTGGTTGGAGTTAAGATCCTGATCCAGGGAAGGATTAAAGAAAGGGGTGTTCATGGTGGTGGGGTGGTGTGTGGTCGGCGTCAGTGGTGCGCCGTTGACGGAATGATGAACGATGAGAACCTGCCACCACAAGCGGGTTTGTGCCACCTTTAGAACTGGCACAACCCACCGGGTTTTGATGCGGTCTGGCAGTATCCTATGGGGACAATCAGATGAGGGGAGGGGTATCCCTGTGGACGACAACACATCGCCACCGCCCCTGCCATAAAATAATAGAATGTGAAGAATAGTAAAAAGGATCAGGCACCACCCTGATCCTCAGCGTCCACATCACCTTAACCATGCTAGAATTATCTGTTCGCTTCGTGGGTGACTTTCTTTTAGCGGAGGCAAACCCCTTCCTCCTTGTCTTATAATTCTACCATCCAGTCTGGGTCATTGTCAAGTGTTGCCCAGAAATGATTGCGACCGTTCAATGATGTGAGAAACACTTTGTTACCTTTGTGTTGCTCAATGATGCAGATCTCGATGCGATTCATGATGTTCGAGAATCTGTTCTTTGCTTTCTTCGAGATTGGTGTAACAGATGCAGTTTGCATGATGGTCTCGTCGAGATGTGCATAATCTAGTTGATCTTGCTGATCTCGTCGAGAGAGGTGTACCACTAGATGAACTGGCACACCTCGACGAGTTTCAGAACTGGATCTCGTCTAGTGTTGGAACATTATCTTGACTAGATTCACTGCTGTCCACCCCATCACAGAGTACATCAAGAATGTGAAGGATGTCGTTCCCATTTTTGCCTTGGCGAAGTTGAGAGATCAGAAGTTGTTTGGTCATTGTGCAGATTCCTCCAGCAGTTCGGGATAGTATTCTTCACACTCAGTAATCAATTCTTCATCCGAATACTTTGCATAACCCTCATCCAGATAATCATAACAAAGTTGGGTCATTGTCTTGAGGTCCATGTCATCCAACATCTGCTGAATGAGTTGATCTTGAAGTTCAGTGCGGTTCATAATCAGTTAGCGTAGAGGGGCAGTTTCTTACGGAGGCGGATTGCGTCCTCCAATACATCACCAATCTGTTCGTAGATGTAGTCGCAACCTCCCACATCACAGAGAACATCTTGAGTGAAAAGTTCAGGAAAACGATGCTCTTCTGTCATTTCCTCATTATACTCAAAAACATCGTTTTGAGTGAATACAAACGCAGCACAACCTGCGTCCTCACCTTGACTCTCAATCAGTTGGTTGATAGAGTCACGAAGTTCAGAAAGAGTGCGGTACATAATCAGAAACGAATTACAGGGTGGTCAACATCAAGGACATCACATTCATCAGTTGTAAATGCAAGATCTACATCAAGTTGAATGTGTTGATCTTCCCAACTGTTGTAGATGCAAACATCCTGATTCAGTTGTTCTTCATTCAGTTGTTGCAACTGTTGCAGAAGTTCCTTGTAAGTCATCAGTCGTCTCCGAAGTTGTTGGTGAGGAAGTCTTCAAGTTCAATGAGTTTGCTGTCACTTAGAGAGACAATGTACTCATCGACAATCATAGCAAGAAGGTCGTGATCTTCCCTGCATTTAGCATACAAAAACTCAAAGAGTTCTGTGCCCGTAGAGTAACGAAGGTCAGTCATCAGAAATCGTTGAGACAGTGACGGTAGGTTTGATTCAAACGAATGAGAATGTCATTCCAAAACTCTACATCCTCATCATCATTGTATTGGTTGTTCTCTTCAACCAAACGAATCAGATTGTTGAGATCGTGAGGAGTGAGATAGTTCATCAAACTTCATCCCGCATTTCAGAGAGTTTGTCATAGAGTGCGGAAACATCGCACCCCACAATTTCACTCACTTCATCCCAATCATCATGAAACTCTATCAGCGCCAGAAGCGCATCCAGTTCTTCAAAAGTCAGAGCAGTGAGAGTCATTTGTCTTTAGAGCGACGGTGACGGTCAGAAGCGGTAGGGTCAGGATCATAAACCCCCAACCCCATCCGATCCTCATAGTAGAACATGGCACCGAACATTGTCAAGATGCCAGCACCCAGAATCAGAGTAACCATCAGAAATCCCAATCAGAGTTCAGAAAAGCATTCCAGGTTGCCTCATCATTCTGGTATTCTTCATCCAATTCCCGCATCTCAGGAATGTCGAAGATCTCACCAGGAGCATCAGCAATTTCGATCCAGAGTGTGTCTTCCATGTGGTGTGTGGTTGGTTGACTCTTGTAGTATAAGGGGCACCAGAGGCGCTTCCAGTGCCCTTGTGACACTTCTTAAACTGCCAGGTTACCAGCAGGAATCTCCACCAGTGAAGGTTTTTTCTTCTCAAACTGGTGCATGTCATAACATACCCATTCACCCTTACGGTAAAGGTATGCAAACTCTTCACCTGCTGAGAGATACTCTTTCAGTGAAGAATCATAACGGGGAGGAGTATCTTCCCCACGCTGAGAATAGTATTGAGCACCGTATTCTTGTGCTTTACTATCCCAGCGATCTTCAGTCCAGCAGGATGACATGTCGCCACCATCAATCAGTGCAGCGACCTTATCCCTGTTGTGATAATGAGTGCGAAGAATCCTACCCAACCATTCAGGATAACCATCCCAGTGGTGATAGGCAGAAAGAATCGAACCGTCTGCCAGTTCGATGCCAATGCGTGATCTGGTTGCCATTGGTGTGTGGTGTTGAACAATGTCAATTTACGGGATTCTCAGCAGTCCGTCAAGACCCTTGTGCCACTACAGAAACTGGCATAAGCAGATCCCGAATCCGCAGGAGTTGTGCTTCATCCTCTGGCGTCTCACAGTCTGCCAAATCTACAGGAGCACATTCCTCCAAGTCAACCATCCCATACACATTGATCGGTGCAAAGAACAACTCATGGTTGTCCACAAAGTATAAGCAACCGTGACCGTTCTCAATGTAAAACTTGGTGGGCATGAGTTCTAATGTTTCAACGCAACCAATATAAGACAAAAGCGGCACTTGGATTGTCTCCTTGTGCCGCTTTTTTATGTGTCACAATCAATAAAGATCAGAGTAATCTTTGATTCTACAGTCTACCTCTTCACCACCTTCCAATTGCAGGACTTCCCTCCAATTGATATCTTCTAGATCTAGATCATCATAACATCTAATGTCCAGCGTGACTCGAACTAGTCTCTTTTGTGCAATCATAAGATCCTCGTGCGTTGTGTTCTAGATTCTATCATGCATAATGGCGATATGCAAGATCTTGATAATCTTGCCCATCTCGTGCATAATCCTCGTCGAGATCTTGTGTATACTCGTCGAGATCGTATGAATAGTCTGATGCGTATGTATAGTCGAGATCGTAGTCGTCGTACATAATGCTCGTCGAGATTGTGTAACTGAATGAATTATAGCATAATCCTCGACGAGATTGCAAGCTTTATGATGCACCGTCTCGTCGAGATCATGCTAATATATATGCACTATCGTCGAGAATTGTGTGCTTTTATAAACATGAGATCTCTGAGTATCATAACACGAACGCACAAGACTGTCAAGGTCTCTGAGTCTTATGTGTGGGTCTCATGGGAAATTTTTGGAGGCGCTTGACTTTTTTGAGTTCTTGTGATAGACTGCTCGCCTAACTCACAAGACCTAGAAGGTTTTAATGAGTATTACATAAGGTTTTAATGAGTATTACATAAGGTTTTAATGAGTATTACATAAGGTTTTAATGAGTATTACATAAGGTTTTAATGAGTATTAGTAGAAGGATTTAGAGAGTATTACATAAGGTTTTAATGAGAATAAACACACCTATTCTCAACTAATACCCTTATTGATTCTCAATAACAATCACCTTATTGAGAATCAATATATGTTTTTTAATACCTTTTTTAATTAAATTTAAGTTAAAATATGTCTAAAATCACAAAAAGACCACAAAATATGTGTTATTCCTGTTGGTATACATGGTATCCAAGAGGTAAGAACATTTCGAATGTTTGTCCTAATTGCGGAAGTCGTAATACAGGAATTGATCTCAGTGGGTTAATACTCTTTGTGATTATACTGATTATGATCTTGATCTTTGCGACGATCTAATTCATTTTGAAGTTGTTGCACATAGTCTTGAGTGTTTGGAAAGAACATACAATCTGCAATCTCACACCATAGATCTTCTGATGGAATATCTGCAAGTTCTTCATCAGACCAGTAACAAGGAGGAAAAATCATTTCAACCTCCACCATAAACATAAGACACAACACCAGCAGGATGATTGACATTCTCAATCACCTTGATTTCTGCAGTATTGAAATCTTTTTGCAGTTCTTCATTTCGCATTTTTGAATAATCAGAACCACCATCGCTACTAAAGTGTTCCATAAAGATCTGTTCACAATGAGGCATCGATTCCGCTGCGATTACACACATTCCAGAAGTGTAATCATAAAGAACATCATTGATAATGTAGAGATTCATGATCGAGTGAGGAAACAAGTGAAGTGAGTGAATTTAGAACTTTAAGAGTAAACCGTTCAACAATGGGTTCATCATTCTCAGTATACAATTGATGACACCAATCGTCAAACAGATACTCATTCAGATAAGAGAGATCATCAAGTTGCTGTTCAATACAGCGAATCAGTTGGTCTTGATTCATGATTCAGTTCCAGTTGTAGTAAGTTTGATCAGGATAAAGACCCATTTCTTCACAGCGGCATTCGTAGGCGATTCGCTTGAGCATTTCAAGATCCATATCCTCAATGGATTTCAGAATGGAACGACGGATCTGAGCGTCTTGAGCAGTGTCGGTAATCATGAGAGGTGGATTGGATTACCCCTGTATTATAAGGGTGCTACAGGCGATTCTGATGGGGCGTGTGACAGTTCTTCAAGTGTCAGTCTGCCAGTCCAACTCCTGCAATTCCAAATCTTCCACCTGCTCCAGGAGTGTATGATGTTGAGTTGGTTCTAGAGTTTGTATTTGAAAGAGATCCTGACATGCGAGTTTGTGTTCTTCTTTCTTTACCTTTTGCTCGAATTGTTGGTTGAGGATTGGTTACAATAGACTTATTTGCAACATCCTTATCCATCATCACATAAGATCCTTGTGCCTGTCCTGGTCTTGGAGTAAATCCTCCATGTGCATTTGGAACTCTAACTACTTTAGCACCTTGTTTGAATGCTGCTTTTGCCTGATCAACAGAACTGGTTGGTTTACCTTTCTTATCAGCAATATCTTCATCAGATGCTGATGCCATCCAACGTTTGATGTTTTTACCAAAATCTCTTGGTGAATCTGTGTTTGTCATTCTTGGATTGACAACTCTTAGATTCACTCTTGATCCACCATAATCAGAACCAACTCTGGATGATGGAGTAGTATAAACAACTCCTTTTCGTTCATCAGGATGATAGGTTCCAGTGGATGGTGAGTCCTGGAATCCAGTTTTGAGGATATTTTCCTTATTTGAAGCAGAAGTATAATGTGCTGTGCGAAGAACTCTCATTCTTCTTGCTTCTGCAATAAATTCAGAAAATGTCTTCATGACTCTTTTAAAAATTATTTATCTTCCAGGACGATCTTGATTCAGCATATAAGTCAGTTTTGCTAGATCTGGATCTGCTCTCTTTTCTGCTGGTGTTCTGCGTCGTTGTTGACGTTCAGTTTGATACTGTTTTAGTTTGTTAATATCTTCCTTAACTGCTTTTGCTAACTTAACTGGTGGTTTCTTTAATGGTTCCAGATACCTTTCCTTCCAACCTGGTGGTGGTGTTGATGGTTCAGGTTGTGGTGCTGGTTTATAAGGTTGATACGGAGATCCACCGCTTTCGGACATGAACTGTGAAAATGTCTTCATGATTCTACAGTGGTGAGAGCATCGTGTTGATTCTCATTCTTTGAATGAATTGTCTCACACGATCTGGATCTTTTGTTGGTTTTGGTGCTTGAGTTGGTTGTCTCATGGCACTTCTGAGATTTCTTTGAACTTCTGGATCTTTGAGTGAGATCACCTGTGCTGGTTTAATTGGATCACCCACTGCTTCCAGAAATTGTGCAAAGGTTTTCATGTTTTATTTTTATTTAGACCATGCCTTTTGCATCGTGAAGTTCGCATGACTGAAGAACTCTCTGTTGACCAGTTTATAAGTGCCATACTCATTGGACATTACATAACCTTCGGCATCAATCCGATCATATCCAATATAAGCAGCAGGGCCATCATTGCGACACAGGAACAGACAATCTTCCTTGATGGATTTGACCAACTTCCACAGGCGAATCAGATTGGCATCACAATCAAATGCATCATCCTCAATCTTACGCTGTTCCCGAATACACGCATTGATCGCTTTCTTCAATTCAGTCAGTTGTTTACCAGACACAAAGGTGCAAGTAGTAGACATTTGACGGGCAAAGTCACAGATTTCTTCCACATCAGCAAAAGAGATCTGATTGTGTTGAATATATGCTTTGGGTTTCACAAACAACACTTCATCAGTGCTGTTCAGATTAACTGTAAGTGGAATTGCCCAACTGTCACGCAGATCATCATTTGCCTCATAACGAGTATGAGGAGCAAGAATCACCTTGTGTGTGATGACATCAGGAAACTGATAAGTGATGGTATTAGGAGTGTATTCAGTGTCTCCACCAAAACCAATGAAATCACCTTGAATAATATCTTCGGTACGTGGCAGAACATCAAAACACTCATGCAAAATGTTTGCCACATTGCCTTCATAGAATTGATCAATCTCTTCATGAGAATGTGCAATGCGAATCTTTACCTTGTTGAAAACCGCTTTGGTGCCAACAAAGAATTGACCATTAGCAGGATTGGTTCCCCATACAATCGCAGGAGCACCATCAATCTTCAGAGACAATGTGCCTGCAGCAGTGAACCAATCCAGCACATTCAGATCACCATTCAGAATGGTGTCTTCAGGATGCTCAATGTGAAGGTTTTGCATGAGTTGGTTTGTTTGGTATGCAATCAGTATAAGGGCAGAGTGTGAGCAGAGTCAGGGCAGAGTGGACAGTTGTTCGACTGTCACACCCCCAGCAGTTCTCTTTGCTCTGGTGTGAGAGATTCAATCAGTTCTTTACGCTTTTGTGCCTTGATTTCTTTCTCTTGTTGTTTCGTAATCATTTCATCCAGAATGTTATCCATTGTGTAGAAATCATAATCCCCAGTATCCCAACTGGATTCACCTTCGTTGTCAATGAAAATGGATTGTTTATAGTTATTGCCATCATCGTGCCAATCACAATACAGAGTGATTTTATAACCTTCATCAGTTTGACGAAAGGTTGCTCCACAAGGAGAAACTCTTTGTGCTTTGGTGAGAAAATTAAGAAGTTCAGTTGCAGTAATCATTTCAGTTGCACTCAGAGTGAAGAATGTCTAGCATTTGTTGATGATAGTTGTCAGCATCACGAATCACATTTGCTGCCTCTGATACATCTTCAATTTCGTATTGTGTCATCTCCAGAGAGTGAATCACATTGGAGAGAAGTTCAGTCAGAGCATCAATCTTTTGTGCGTCGGTCATTGCCATTCCACTTCAAAGTTTTGGGGTTCAGATACTTGCGACCATAATAACTTGCGTTCTGATAAGGTTCATAGAACAGACCTGCAAAGGCATAAACTTGATACACAAAGAACCAATGAATACCCTTCCAAATCGAATCAATTGCAAGTAAAACAAGAGTAATGCCCACATAGACAATGATCTTTGTTCTGTGAAGAATTATATTGCGGGTCATTTGATTGTTCTCAGTTGGTTGAGTTGGTAAGCAATTCTACATGCTTCAAGTGTACTCTCACACTCACTGCAACAATATGAAAGTCCGAATGGAAGATTACGATAGATTCGATTCTCTTCCACCCGATAAGATCCTGATGCTTTGATTAGATTGTTCAACAAAAATCTAGTCATTGTTGTAAGGAGGATTATCAAAACGATGCATCCAAAGAGCATGAGACCGCTCTCGCAATTCCAGAATCATATTATACTTCTGTTTGACTGGAGAATCATCAGGCAAATCATAGATTTCACTGTAACCAGTAAAATCATAGGCATCAAGAGCATGATTTAGAATATTATTGATTACATCATGCTCTTCAAATGAAAATTGCATTGTGACTGGTTTTTGATCACAATAGTTGGTTTCATTGAGTTCAATCATTGGAACGTCCAAGAGAATCCTCCTTGTGGAATACATGTATTATACAGCAGATTATCCTGCTTTAGATTGGCAGTGTGCCAGTGTTTAAACTGTCTACCGATTTGACACAAATGCCAGAATGACACCAAAAATAAGACCAGTAGCGAACAGTTTCATTTCAGAAGATCGGAACAATTTCAACATTAGTGAATCCTTCTTGAATGACATGTTTTTCCCAAAATGATGCATCCTCAATTTTATAGAATGTTGCAACTTGTTTGGATTGTTTGTTCTTTTTGTTTTTCAGGTAAATCACTTGGTACTTCATAAAAATGTAAATGAATGGTTTCTCCGTCGTTCCAGTGTCTTAAGACTCCTGCAACAATGAAAATATTAGTAAGAAGATAAGTGAGGAATATAACAGTCCGTATACTAGCAATGTAATCTGATTCGTTGTCATTTTTAGACGCTTTCTCCCCCAATGCTTTTGCCCACCAACGCCACAACGTTTTTCTCTTCTTCGTATACTGATTTTCTAGTTGTGACATACTTTAATTCATTCCATTGATTATGGTAACATAAAACTAACAATCTGTCATTACGATGAAGACGACAGGCATTGTAATTTTGCAAATCCTTTGGTTGAACAGATGCTTCAATTGTAATATATTCATCACTCTTAAAGTATACCCATCCCTCAACACCTTTTGTCCATGTTACATAATCATTGACTTCAGGGATATAATTCATACAAAACATGACTCCAATGCGGTTAGTTTTGGCACCATTGCACTATAAGGTGTTGTATTTCTTATGTCCACCGATTGTCCAACACTTTTGGAGTTGATGGGGGAATGATAGGTTCTAGTTTTGGTGTTGTAGAATCCCCAGATACAACAAACGGGATCACCACCATTGTAAATAAACCTACGCTGATAATGAATCCAAATTGCAACAACATTCTGTTTAAAGTCTGTCTGCTCATAATAGTAACCTTTAGGTGCTTTATGTGGAAAATCAGTAATCATCTCCATATTCTAATCCAGATTCAGCATTCATCATTTCAACAGTCGTTTGGAATTTTTTTGCGATGGTAAGATCATGAGTCTTTCCAATGTCGTAGATTGCTTCAACATCGTAGGTTGGTGCAGTAATCCAACTAAATCCCTTGCCAAAAGTATTATCAGGGTTGACCACATACCAATGGCAAGCAGTGTCAGGGACGAATACAGAACATTTTTTCCAGTCATTGTCCCATTGTGGCACTTGTACAAATGATAATGCAGCAAACAGAAAACCAAAAAGACTCAGAAACATCAGTTGTCAATAACAGCACGAAGATTATTGGGGTTATGTCCCAAAGAAAGATAATTATTCAACATAAGATCACACTGTTCTTTTGTTAGTTTTTGTGCCTCATCATCAATCAAGGTCCATCCAGTGGTATACAATTCTTCAATACGATAGAGTTTTGTCATGTGGTAAATGCCTCCAGAATACCCGATTCATACTCATCAACAAGTGCAAACTTCTGAGAATTGACAACACGTTCCATAATACGATCTGTGTAACGATCATCAAATGATTGTTCTTTTGAGAGAATCTCAAATGCTTCAGTGTCGTTACTTGCAATTAAATTGATTAGACCACCATATTCACTAGAAGGAAATGGCACCCAGTAATCAATAATGTAAAGATACTTCATCGGTTTTTGTAAATTACTTTTTTATTTTAGAGGAATGATTCAAATTTGTCAACTGACGTTGAAGTTCAATTTGAATTGACATTAGATGAGAATATAGAAATTGTTGATACTCATTATCCTTTATCAATGATGTCAGATTATCAATTTGCATTAATGCGAGAATGAGTTTTGTTTGTTGATTCATATAAATTCTGCCATATAATAATCAACAGTTACTTCTAACTCGCTTGCTTTTTGTTCATAAAACAATTCAGTATACTTTTCTGCTTCTTGCCATTTCTGATGTGAATCAATTTCGGTTTCAGAATGTTTCATGAAATCTTCAAAAGCAGACATAAATTGCTGAATATCTTTTTCGTTCATCAGCAGGCACCGTTCATAGGATTGACATTTTTAACTTCAGTGTTGAACCCAGTCACTTCCCAACCCAATCCAATGCGTTCATCCATCTCACGTTGAAAGTCACGCATCGTGATACACTTGTAAGACATAGCATCAACACCACGAAACTTGAGCACTTTGAACATGTGACGAGTGCTATCTTTGACAGGAAAGTAATCCACAGTCATGGAGGGTTCACCGTCAATCTTGGAGAAGGTAGACAGTTGCATCAGAGTCTCTCTCGATTACCTCTGTATTATAGGTCAGAAAGAGGGCACCACATCGTTGCGTAGACCAGTTTGCGAACTGTCCATTTGTTCAAAAACTGAATAGAGTTTGTTATACAGTGCTGGAACACTTCCGTATTCCCGTGCAATCTGATGTTCCTCACGCAAAGTTAGAGTCTGTAGTGCAGATAGAATTACACCGATTTCATGCACATTCAGATTTACAATAGTTTCAGTCATTTAATTCTCCATCATTGAATTAATTTTGTCAATAATAATACTACATTCATCAGCATAATCTTCTTCTTCTAACATTCCTTCTTGCTCAACAGCGTCCAGAATGATCTCCCACTCACGTTCGGTAAAAAACTCTTTGATTGATTGTTTCATCAGTCCCAAGATACATTTTCAAGAAGAACTCCAGGCATTACATAAGTCCAACCAGTTCCACCAGGTTTGTAATCCCACTTGTATTCATATTTGTTGTGACTATCCCAAGTCATATATCCTTTTTCTTTATCAAATCGCCCCTTGATCGTCAGAGCAAACTTATTAGAGAAAATATTGCGAGTGCGAAGCGCACCGCTCTTTTCCCGAGTTTCAATCACAACACAAGTATCCTCAAAGAACTCAGTACCAGACTCAATTCCACAGGGAGTTTCATAGCGAAACGGACGATACGTTGAAGTTTGCTGCTGTTGTGCGAATACAGGAGACGCAAGAAGAAAAAAGGAAAGAAAAATAGATTTCATCATTTGTGAGTCTGCTTGTGTCGGATAATGACCTTCATATTATACTGCCTGAGTCAAGCGGTTAGGAAAAAACTGTACCACTTCTGGAACTGGTACATTCAGTTCGTCAAACAAATACTCAAGATATAGGGTTTCTTCTTGTTCCCGTGCCTCAATTTCGTGTGGTTGATGCCAATACTCATACTTCTCTACGGGTTCTTTAGAATAACACAATTTTCCATAACGAACCCGCAACGAACCATCTACCCACTGCCGCATATGCGTCAGTTCATGCAAAAGAGTTTTTATATACAATTCCTCATTCATGTAAGTATCAAGTTCAATTTGAAATTCACGAGGACGATACTGCTTATCTATTATATCACAATATCCATTGACACCTTCACGTTTCAAACCACGATGAATAATATCAATGACAATCTTATGGCGTGGAAAGAATTTATTCAGAAACCAAGCGGTAACATCCTCACAGACCCGTTTGCGATAACCGTATCCACAATGAATGAAGTAAGACATTGCCCCCAATGCAAAAACCAAATGAAACTTGAAACAAACAGAAGTTTTTCTTTAGCAGTCATACTCAACGAGCATAGAGATAAGAACCACACCAATCTGCATTCTCAAGCAACCATTCACGATCACTGATCAAACGCAGATCATAGCGAACACCTTTGGCGGGCGCTTTCCAACTGGAACTTTTGTAAACTTCACCAGTCTTCTTGTCAATGAAGCAGTGAACACTCCTGCTCCCATTTGCAACCATAATGATTTTGTGATACTTGCGACCCGTTTCAGGGTAGAACTCATAACCACAATTGCCGTTCTTCAGGTCAGTGATACATGCTTTGTGATACTCAACAGAGGTAACAGCACCAGCAAGAGAAAAAGTCAAAACAGACTGCTCATGAGACTTGATGCTGTAATCAATAAAGTTCTGACGCAGTGCCTCACAGAGAGCATAGGTGTGACCCAGAACTGCCTCTGCGATGTTCTTCCGTGCCTCTGCTTGGGCGGAGTAATCAGCGAAGGTGGTCGTCATCGGTTCGTTGCGTATGTGCTTATTATAGGGCACCCAGAGGGGTCTGGGATGCCCCGTGTGCCAGTTGTTAGAGTGTCACTTATTCATTTGAAGAGTGGGCACAGGCATACCACCTTCTGTTGGAACATAAATGGTCACATTGCCTTTGTTGCTACCTTCTTCCAGTCCAGTAATGTAAAGATACTGAAGATATTCACGATTATCTTTCAAACTGTTACCAATGATTTGGTTTGCTTTTGCAACACCTTGAGCACGAATCACCTCAGCATCAGCAAGTTGTTGTGCCGAATCTTTCTTTGCTTGTGCTTCCAGAACTGCTACCTGACGAGTATATTCTGCTTTCTGAAGTTCTGCTTTACCTTGCAGAGATTGTGCCCACACATTGTAGAGAGGACCAACCACAGCATTGATAATAAACAGAGAGAGAATAAAGGAAGCACCAATAATTGTGGCGTTCCGCATAGTGTTATCTTCTTTCATTTTGAGGAAACTCCAGTAGATTTGAAAATAGCGTTAGCAAGGAAGATGATAGCAAAGTTCTGCCAGAAGGTCAAGGATACACTAAACCAAGACAGAATCAAACCAAGCAACCACGCCTCAAAGAGAAGTCCAGCAGTGGCAAGGACAAGAACAACAAAGGCAAGACCAAAGATTTTCATTGTAATTTTTGATTACCCACATATTATAAGGGGTCCCCAGTGCCCTGAGAACCCCCTGTGTGCCAGTTTTAGAACCGTCCTCAATCGTCGTAAACTCTACACTCAAGTGCATTAGGGTTTGCATCACAATAAAGCTCAAGTGGTGTAGGATCGTGAGAATCTTCTGGATGATGATTCTTATATGCTTTTAGTGCTTCTAATTCTTCTTCAGTATGTCTCCTAGACTGAGGAGAAATTGTAGGATCACTCAAAAGTTCTTCATCCTTCTGGATGTGTTGGTCGATGTTATTCATGGTTTTGTATCGGGTTGATAATATTTATTTTATCGTGGTGTACAATCACCTTTACCTTCCAGTGATCGAACCATAAGTTCAGTGAATTTTTCCATCTTTTCAGCAGAAACTGACTGGGGACGATAAGTTATAGCATCTTTGAGTGCCACAAGTTCATCCCATTCCTCTTGAGTAAGATTTTTAGGACCAGTTTTTGCTAGAGTCATAGGTGTTTTGCGTTGTGTCCCAATATTAGCATTTCAATACATTAGTATCTAGTAACTTAATGTTTTCTTTGGGATCCTGTTACACTACTTAATAAACTCATCAAGGGCATCAAGATCATCTTTAAGTTCTTGTTCCCTTTTCTTGTCGTGATAATAAGACCATAGAGCATTATGAACATCCATCAAATGATCTATCCAAAACCCAGAAGGATAAATTCCAAGATCATCCATCAATCCTCTGTGACTGGTTCCCTCACTTTCTGCTTTACACATAATATAGCAGATTGCCTGAACCATATCAAGTTTATCTTCTTCAGAAAGCATAAAATACTTTCCTACTGCACGTTGCTTTGCTTCTTCATTTGCCTTTTGCATTTGTTTACAGGCATCAGAGTCCCACCATTCTTTTAGTGCCTTGCCGAGTTCGTTAGGTTCAGTCATCTTTCCCAAAAATAGTTCCAAAGAAACCAGAGTCTCCTGGTTTACGGTTTTCAAGTTTATCAAGAAGAGAATCAGTCGTTTGTAGTGTTTCAATACGACTAATCATATCAGCAATCACAGAACATACCATAGGACGTTCATTTTTTGCTGCCCAATGTAGAGCATTTCTTAGGCACCCCTCTGCTTCTTTTAAGTTTTCTTCAACTTGATTTGTCAGCATTTTAAATATTTCAACTTAATTTCATCATACCATTTCTCTCATGCTTTTGTCAATCCCTCTATTATTTTGAAATCTTGAGAGGGCATTATAAGTTGAAATATGCCCTGTAATGAGACATCTCCATTTGATTTTGTTTTGTTTTTTAGCATTTTCACTTCTTTGTTCTTTTGTCAATCCACATATACCTATCTTAAATTCTTTACAAGTATTTCCTTGTTTTTTACCTCCTGCTATTCTTGCTTTTTTCATATCTTCATCATTCATTCCAAATAAACCTTTACCTTCTTCATACAATTTTTTACCTGCTATTTTTCCACCATTACTACATATTTCCATTTTTCTTTCTTCTGCCAATCCATATATTCCCACTTTATTAATTTTGTTTATTTTTGATGCCTCTTTACCACCTTTTGAAAGAGATTCTTGTTTTAAATATTTTCTTGCATTTTTTGCATTTTCTATTCTTTGGTATTCACTAAATGAATGAATACCCTTTTTACTATCTCTAACACTTATTCCATTCTGCCTTTTTATTGATATAGAATAAGAACCTCCACATCTTTCATTAAGGCAATAAGAATCATTAAGAACTGGTTTTATCAATCTATCTTCAAGTTTTCTACATTCTTCATAACCTTCATCAGTATAATCAAATACTTCTAATATTTGTTTCTTTGGAGTATAAAGTTCCCAACACCACTTATTTGTTATTGGAGAACCCCAGTATTCCTCATCAAATACTTTTTCTTTCTTACTTCCATAATAGTAGTAAGGAACTTCTTCAAAGGTAATTTTGTATGTGTAGATACGTGGTTGCATAGTTCTACTCTAATTTGCTCGCATATCTATTTATATTAAAAAGGAGGGACTTTCACCCCCCCCTCCCGATAAGTGCGAGCAAATCAGGTAATATTATTTAGTGCCATTTAATCGATCCTCACATTTAGTATAAAAAGTTCCATTTACATAACAAGACTTACCTGCTTCATAGTATTTTACCACAGGTATTTGTGTTCTTGGATATTCTACCACATTTTTTACATGACAGAATAGATTATAACCACAAATAAGAGTTTCAAGCATCAACACTCATCCATTCCAAGTGGTTTAGACACTTTAGTAAGTGTATAAGATCCATCGCCATTATCAACCCATTCAACCTGATCACCCTCCTTTAGGTTTGCTGCTTCAAGAAGGTCATCTGGGAAAGTTACAAAACATTCACCACTTGGTTCTAATTCAACAGGAAGTTGCCACTTTACAACCTTATCTGCTTTTTCTTGTTTTTCTGCAGCATCACACATTGCATTCAGTTCCTCATCAGTGTACCGAACACTACTTACGGTTGAACCAGTGCTTTCCCAGAAAGAGTTCCAAGCATCTTTGCATTCGGGTGATGGATCATCTTTATCACAAGTCAGAGGGTTTTTTACATCACCATCACGCAAGTCACCAACAGTTGCCTGCCAAGCAAGTTTAAACTTCTCATCAAACTCCTCAATGAAGTATCCAAGAAACTCATATGCTGCCATTGTCATGGCCTCTGCACGTTCTTGTTGATTGTTACTGCAACATTCGTTTGCAACATCAATCATTTCACGGGCAGAGACGACCTTTGCAATGATCATCTCAAGATCATTCATTGTATCCCAAACTTTCTGATACTTAATTGCCATGACGTTTGAGTTCTTCCTCAATTGCTTGCTGTACTATAATGGAAATCTCTTTGGATGTCAACCCATTTAACCATTTCCAATTTGGATCTTCCTTGTCCCAATCCATTGTGAACGATCCATCCTCGTTCTCTGTTATTTTAAGTGAGTCTTCCATCACATATCAATATGAATATCATTTATCCAAGTTTGTTTTTCTGCTTTACGAAGTTTTTTCAATTCTTTCAGCATTTCTTTAATTTCTTGGTATGCTACTTCGGGAGACATCTTATCAGAAATTTCAAGTCCTACAATATATTGCACTTTGTCCCCGAATCGGGCAAGTGCTCTTTCAAATTCAGTTAGAGTTTCGTACATTATTTGTTAAGTGAAAATCTATCAAGATTATAAGGTTCGGATGCAAGGATGTCAATACGTGCTTCAAGACTGTTAAAAATTTCGTATATTGAGTTAGTCGTATTGATATTCTCTTCTTCAAGAACTTTAACACGTTGCTCTAACTCAACAACTCTGGTATAGAGTTCATCAATCAAAACAGGATCTTCTAGTCCCCATTTCTTTTGAAACCAATTTGTTCCAATCATAATACACCTACAGATTTAAGATAGTTTCGATATCCCATATATCTTCTCATATTTGGTTGATCTTTAACATCTAGTTGATGACAGATCTCACAGTAACATAACCACTCATACCATGGCGTAGTAGGATCTAAAACATGATATGGATGATCAGAGTTTTCCACCTACAGTTCCTTCATGAGTTTTGGATTCAGGGAAACCTTCCTGCCGTCCTTTAAGAACATAACGGGTTGCTGATACACATTGCTCTTCAGTGAGAGACGTGACCAGTCCGTTACCATCTTTGTCGGTAGAATCCCAGAGTCCATACTTTTTTTGCTCAACATAGAAGCAATCATCAATCAGTTTTTTTTCCATTTTTCAAATCAGGATGAGGTGCATAGAGTGGTCCTTCATAATTACCAGCAAACAAAGATAGATTCTTGACTGCTTCTACAACAGCAGGAGTTTCTTCCCAGTTCCACTCATTACCATGCTTATCAACAAAAGTTCTAATTGTCATATTTGTAACTTAATTGAATGTCTTTCTTTTTAAGGTTGTAGCGATCAATGTGCTTTTTACGATGTTCTTCTGTTTGAAAGTAACATTTACGTGTTTCTTTTCCATCCTTATGAATCAACTTCCATGGAAATTGATCAAACGGAAACTCTTCGCTGTAATCCATCAGGTAGGTTGCTCAACACGTTGAGTATACACGGCATCAAACAATTCGTCAAGCACCTCACCACAGGTATGATACTCTTTACTGTTCAGCACGGTCTTATCATACTGATAACGACGCACAGCAGTGTAAATGAGTTTATATTGTTCAGGTGTAAAGTTCATTCAGTTCCTCCATAAAGTCGTTGTCCTTCTTCATATCCTAGTTGATATGCCGCTTGTAACCACTTGATGATTGCTCCGTAATCATTTGTTTTAGCAGCATAATCAAAGTCATCATAGAACCGCTCAGAGCGGAATGAGAACCCTTCCATCTCTTCAAACCAATCATTAAAATTAGTCATAAAGATGCTGTTCGTGTTGCAACTTATCTAGGTGATGATAAATTGTCTGTTGTGAATACTGAAACTCTTCAAATCGTTGTGGTTTCTTCTGCTCCATTCGAGTGAGCATATTGATCCAATCATAATGAGTATTGATTACCCAACCATAATGTGCATCATTCATTTTAGTTCAAGTGTTTGGGTTTTTCTGTATCAAATTGGTAGAACTTTACATCTTTCATATCAAGACACATACGGATAGTTTCGTGCTCTCGGTGCTCTCTAGCAGTGCCTTTATATAATGCTCTGCGTTGGTATGCACAGCACCAGATGTTATAGAATATTTTAGATTTCTCATTCACTGCCCTAACCTCAACTTACGTTCAGGTGAAATAGTGCGATTGAATGGGTCATCATAAGGAAAAATATATTCTTGCATCCAACCATAAGAAAGTGCTTCCCAAAAATCATCTGGAAAGTGCTCAATAGTATCATAACTATCCAAAGCATACCAGAAGTTATGGAAACCATCAAGGAAGAGTTCCCATTTTGTTGGGTTTTCAAATCTCATTTAGATTACCTGTATTAGGAGACCATAAGGTGCTTAACTTCTTACCTTTCACTATAACATTAAAGTGATCAATCTGTCCATTTTTACGAGTAATCCCAATCCACACACTATCAGGACCCATCACTTCCATATGAAATGTATCAATATCCCGCACGATAATCTCATCGGGATTCTTACATTCTTCCTTTGGAAAATCGTTGCGGTCTTCTGTCATTTCAAAACCTCATAAACATCAACGGCATCATAATCTCCAATACCAAGTTTGAACCTTACAAAATCAGTGAGGTCAGTAGCATCACATTCATAGACACAATACCCACCATTATTATCACTTTGAACATAATTGGTGTAGTAATCATCAATCACCACCATAATTGCAAGAGCACGGGATTGGTCGTGCTCTGTGATGGTTTTATGAGGATGTGCTACGATATTCGTGATACACTTAAAGAGTTCTTCTCTTGTGTATGAGAATGCTTTTGCTTCTTGGTTGAGTGAATAAGTCATCAAACCTCTCCGTATGCTTCCAGAATAGCACGGGCAACTGCGATTGCCAAATCCTTCTGTGCGATACTCATATCCTCACGAGCACCCCCTTCACAGGAAGTAATGAAGACACCAGCATTATCTACTGTAAGTTCTACCCGATGAAAAATCTTTTCATCATCAGGGTCAGACATCGTGAAGACATCAATCTTACTGCGGAGCACATCAGTTCCAGGAAGTTTTGTGTAGAAAGGCATTAGGGAGTTCCTTTGTGTATGAGACTATTATAGGGCATCAAGTGGCATCTGTGGAGTGCTCTTGTGCCACTTTCATAACTGTCTCATGCCTCTTGTTGCTTTCGTTTCCTTGTTCTTCAATCAGGTCAGCAAGGTTGTTCAAATCTTCTACAGAAATACTCTCCTTCATATTATACTTACGGGCAAAGGCATAAAGCACAGCACGAATTGTGGTTGCCTGCAAATGTTCCATGCTGGTAAGAGAACCCCAAGGAGCAGCAGCACATTCATCGTTGTAGTATTCGTTATATCGGTCTATGAGTCTCATGATAAAAATACCTTGAGTGTACGTCCTTCATCTTGTTCTGATATTTGAACATTAGAGCAGTCATATTGAACAAACTCTCGTCCATTCTTACCAATCACTTCTACACGATTGATAAGTGGATAAGACTTGATGTAATCACCATTCGGTGCATAATAATCTACATCGTCTTCACCCTCAAAATCACCATAATCAATTCCAAGTGATTCTAAGGCTTTGTTTTCTGCTTCTCGTTGTGCGGCAACTTCTAGCATTTCCTCATGGGTCATACACTCCACTCCCTTGCTTCCCAATCCATCAGGCACATGTTAGTTTGCTCCTTATCAGTATAGTTGTCGTAAGCATACTGACGACACTCTTCTTCTGTGCCCTCAAACAGCATTTCATACATCTTGTGGTCTCCATCGTAGGTAAACTTATAAAGCCCCCACTCATCATAGCAGTCGGGAAAGAATGGCATTATCGTAGTTTCCCCTTAATTTTCTTGAGACAATCGTTGAAACCATCTACCGTGCATTCAACATACTCATTTTGAGAACCAGCAGAAGATTGTTCTTTCGGTAAGAACAACTCAATCCTATCTACCAAATCCTCAATAGAAGTTTCCATATCATCATTACTATTGGTTGTAAATACATCTTCCCACCAATCATAAATCAAATCAGTAAGATTTTGTGGTTTAGTAGAAGATGAAACTACACCTTGCTTGACTGCTTCCCTGAATGCTCCTTTCAATCCATCAGCAACTTGCTCTGGTGTTTGTGGAGTTGGTTCCCACTCACTCACATTTTGTTGATAAGCAAACTCATAACCTGCTTGGAAACTTTCACTCACTTTCTTTTCTTTTGAGGCATTATATCCCATTTGAAATGCTCTCCACCTAATATCAAAAATATTATCAACACTTGGATTAGTTGGAGGATACACACCCATCCAATCTTTATATGCTTCTTCTACTGGTGATTTTGTTTTTTCCAGTTCTTCAAGGAAAGAGAGTTTCTTTTCAAGCACTTTAATTTCTGCTTTTGTTTTTTCAATTTCAGTCATTTCCGTGCCTCCATTTTTATGCGATACTCACACCATTCTTCGTGATTTTCCAAGTATCCGTTGATTTGTGGATCACTAATCTTACAATAAGAACAACGATAATAAGGATTATCACCACCAATAGGTTCTGTTGGGTAATCGCAGTAATACTTTTCAGTCATTTTGCCTCCCAATACTTACCTTCCATTCCACATCCGTGATACTTTCTCATATTATCACAAAAACCACCATTAGATTTCCCAGTCACAACATTTCCAGACAGATGAGGATTGAGGCATAAGTCAAATGTGTCTCCATATCCAGTAATACGAGCACACCAATCTTTCTTGTAGTGCTTACAATCCTTACATAGACGAATGGGTTCAGTCACAGAGGTTCTCCACAATCACAATCAAAGTCAAGGTATTCTATCACAGGTTTCCTCAAGAAGTTACAAAGGTGCCACTGTGCTTCTTCAAATGTAGAATAATCACCATCCCTATATTCATCTACAAATATATTATACCAGAACAATCCAAATCTTTTGTGTTGTGGGTAATATCTGGTTGAGTGTCCGTCTGTGACTTTTTTGATACGATAGTTTTTCATATATCATACGGCATTTGAGGGTCTTTAGTCCACACTTTTGTATACACTAACCACTTCTCTTGTCTGTTATCCATTTCTGCTGTCCAGTGATACCCATTCTCATCAATAGCATCAAGGTAATGAATACCTTTTGTGATGTCAATAGTTCGTGTAACAGTTACAAACTTTACTTTCTCAACCATTAGAGTTCATCGTCCTCCAACTCATCAGCAAGACGCAGTATAGCACCCTTTACCCACTTCTGTCCCTTGATGAAATAATTTTTTTCCATACTCAATTCTCGGTCAGGGTCTGGTTCAATATTGAGACCCTCCACTACTTCACGGAGAGCAGCAGCAACGGCAGCATTATCATAATAATTTGGACCTGGACCCAACTTACTATAATACTCATTCATTACTTGTTGTGCTCTGTTTTTTCTACTCATAGTGCTTCTACCTCATTGGCAAGTTCATACAATACATCAACAGGACTTTGAAGTTCTCCACAATCAGTACAAAGTCGTGCTGCTGCTTCGTTGATGATAAAAGCAATCAGTTTCTTGCGGTCATCCTTCTGTGGTCGCAATGTGAGTTCCATAGAAGCATCTAGGAGTTCTTGTGCCCTAGTCGTCATTTGTGTTCTTTATACCAACGAAGGTCTCTTGGTTTCCAATCAACTATACTACAATCAAATTGAAATCGTTTGTATCGGATAAAACCACCGAACAAATGACTGGAACCAATACTCAACTGAAATGCTGGGAATAAATCATCACATCCATAATCATCCCATTGGAGAGTAATATCCAACAGAGCAAATCTGCGGCATGAGAGAACTTGGAGAAACCATTCTTTCCCATAGTCCTCATAGGTTTCATAGTCAAAGAGTTTCATCAATCCTCTCCATTTTAGCAAGGGGTTCGTGTCCCCATTTCATAGGGTCATCATAGCATACCTGCATCATTTCAGGCCACTTTCTTTCCGAATCCTCACTCTCAATAATACCTTCTTCTACTGCCCGTTCCCAAGAAAGTTTCTTACGAATAACACAGTGAAGGTCATAAAGAACTCCATTATTCTTGGGAAGGTCTGGATGCCCAATACCCAAAGAAACTTGAGGACAATCAATATCATCTACCATATGATTGCAAAGAATATTGCCAATCGTGCGTGTGTCTTCGTGAAGTTTGGTATAATCAGTCGGTTTTTTAAGAGGCAACCAATCCACAATCTCTTCCCACTGCCCCAACTGAACTCGTTGGAGTACATCAGTAGCATATTGCAGTGCCCGTGCCTGTTCTTCTGTGATAGTGAGAGTGTAGGTTTTCATGGATTTGTAGGTTGTTCAGGTGGCACAGGGGGTGGTGCTACTGGAGGTAGTATAACGGGTTGTTGAACTGCTTGCACTTGAGGTTGTGCCACTTGCTCAACTGGTTGTGCTGGTTGTGCTGGTTCTTCTAGTTTCTTTTCAAGTTCTTGGATTTTCTGTTCCAGAGTCTGTTCCAGAGGAGCAGTTTGTGCGTTTTTAATATCCTCAGAAATCTTCCAACTTGCAAGACCCACACTAAAAATACTAGCAAGGGCAGCAACAACAGAAACAGTTTTAGAAAAACTCATTGGTATTCGTCCTCAGGAAAAGTAAAGTATTCGTGAATCGCAGACATCACAGCATCTTCAATATGCTCAATCACAGCACCTTCACTGGGGTTTTCTACATGTTTGTGTGCCCGATGCCATCCTTGACGCACACCCTCTTCAATTGCCTGTTCTAAAATGACATAAAACTTAGGTTTCATTCTTCTTCCTCACAAGGGAACATAGCATCATACTCTTCATCGGTCAGAGTCAGGTACTGAACATCAGCATCTTGGTGTTCTTCGGCATACATCAGTTGATAGTGTGCGAAGTCAGAGAGACTTGTGCTCCCATATTCTACCAGACCATCAACCAAGCACAAGTAGTTCATAATACCTCCCAATCACATTCCCAATGACAATCGTTGTTTACATTGACCCAGAAGAAGTATTTCTGATTCTCGGATGCAAGAAACATCATACCATCACCCTTGTCTTGCTCAACAATACAAACAGGATTGTTGCCCATCATATTACACAGACGGTTCTTCGCCTTGCTGCTTTTGGGTCTTACGGTTACTCTTTTCATTTTCAATCTCTAGTTTGAGTTTACGAATTCCAGTAATGAAGTAAGCAAAGTCACGGGTCTCTGTGATAGGTTTGGTTTCACCACACACATCACAGGTTGACGTATAAACAGAAGAACAACCTACCGAATAAACACCATAGGTTCGTCCACAATCCATACAGGTATTATAAGCAGTTTCAAGTCTCTTGAGAAGTGCTTTCTTTTCTTTGAGGTTCATAAGGTCCAAGTTCAACACGGGGTTTTGTGTCTGCAAGGTAATCATACAGCATCTGGGCGAACCCGTACTGGGGTTTTGTGCCAGTTTCAATACTGGATGAGGTGGCAACAGTCCACATTATATCAAGTTGTAGTTTATCAGGTAAGTTCTTCATCTAAATCAACATCAATACCATCAGTAAGGTCTTTCAATCGGTCAAAGAAATCTTCATCAAGTGGATATACCTTTTCTTCTCCTCTATCAATTCTATCACACATTTCCATCAGGTACTCAAGAAACTCTTTGGGGTAGGTTTCATCTAGGTTGATACTTGTCCAAAACCACTGGTAACATTCTTCATATGGGTCATCAGTTGGAAGTAGAGCATAGTCCTTATAGTTTCCACTGATGAGGTCTCTCCACATCTTGAAGTTATTCCACATCTCTCTCCAACCAGTTTGGAAGCAGTGACCAAAGTAATATTCAAACCAGTTTAGTTTTTTAGCCATCTTTCAACTTCATATAATCTCTTGCACGGTAAAACAATTCATCACGCCAGTTACGACCACAAATATCAAAAGTGAAACCTAACCGACCAATAGAAAATAGAAAGGAGAATAGTCTTCCATATCCCATAGAGATTTGAAGATAAGGAAATTCAATCCATTTCCCATACTCTCCATAATCAAAAGCAAGTTGAAGTAGTGAATATCGTCTTCCAGTACAAAGAGTCATATACCATTCTTTTCCGTAGTCGTTTCTTTCGCCAAATTGAATGAGTTTCATAATCAGTAAGGTAACGACTTCAGACCATCTAATACTTCTTGGAATCTTTCGGCACGACTCTTGTGGTGCTCTACATTCTCTTCCAATACACCTACAATATCGTCCAGCACAACATCCAGAGAGGCATCAGTATCAAAGTATTTCTGGATTGCTTCGGCAAGGTATCTCCTCCGACTCCATTCCATACTATAAGGACGATAATTCATAATCAGAAAGTATATGCAGGTATTATAGGGTATCTAGGGCAGTTTGTCAATCTTTGTTTTTTCTATCATACTGATGCCACTTGCACCAACCATCGGCAGCAATCTTTCCTTTTACTGCGGTACAGGCATTCGGTGGTCTCCACATATTACAATTGGAGCACTTCTCATTGCCCTTCGGATGATTTTGATATTTTGCTGTTTCCTTAGAAGACTTTTCTTCTTCTGCTATAAACTCTTGATAGGATTTCATTGGTTAAGTTGTCTCTTGTAACATTTTTCTATAACAATCTCTGGCAATAATTGCTTCATCTATCGTATCATAAGTGCCAACATAGTAGTTAATCTTTTTATGCCACATATTGACTTGATATTTACCAGATGGGACTTTTTTTATATTTCTCAACTCACCATTGGGACATCTGCGATTTATATTTTGTGTAGAGTTGTCTGCCCATCTTATATTGCCAGGAATATATCCAGAGTTGTTGTTTATTCTATCAATAGAATATCCTTCTGGTCTTTCACCCAAATTTTCATCAATATATTTTAGAAACTTTATAAAACCTGGCGGAGTTTGTGTGGTGCCGTGAAACCCTCTTTCAGACCACTCTTCAAAAATTTCTATCCCACGAGCACCATACTCTGAATAGTTTATATTTTTTGGATCTTTACATCTGCGTATCATACCATTCCAAGTATGATATAGGGGGTGTTGTGATACTTTCATTGTAAGTCTTGGCGTGACTGATACTATTTATAATAACATATGTGTGGGTCTTACGCAACATAATTCCGCCAAGACTTATTGTTGCTGCCCACCATCAATCACGAGTGCGCCAATCAGTGTCATCTTCATCTCTCTTAAACCAATCGTGTAAGTCATCAGGAGAATCAAAACCACGACGACCAAATCTTTCGTGACCCAATCCACCAATATCTAATTGATTCATAAAGTCGTCTAAGTCACCTTCTACCATATCTGGATTCTCTGCTCTCCTTCTTGCCTGACGAAGGATTGTTGCAGCACTTCGGTTTGCTTTGGCGAGTTTTTCACACCAAATCATTTCACTTAATTCAACTGACTCACCTTTTACAATCTTATCACAAATTGATTCAAGTCTGAGTCTGTATTGTGTGGAAAGCATATTCTAACTCCAGATATGGGTTATTTATTTTTGTATTCATCCATTAACTCTTTTGCGAGTTTCATAGACCGACGCCACATAAGATACTTCACAATCGGATTTGCAGGATTATGTAATATCCACCACTTTGTCTTTTCATATTGAACTCTTGCAAGTTGAGTGAGCATATAAAACCCTCTTGCGACTGATTGATCGGTGATAATCAGATATGCGATGCAAAAGAATATGATAAAGTAAATGTATGAGGTACTCATTGTCTTAGAGTTTTGAGATATTCTAACACATGCTCACGAACAATCATGAGTTCGTTGTAACATTCTTGATTATGAGCACAGTTTCTCAATTCATGATCTGGTTTCAGAACACTCTCTTCAAATAAAGTCAAACCACGATTCCATTTATCGGATTGAGATTCATTTTGCATCTTTTTTAATCACCACAGGGCAGGATGGAATAGTTTCACGAATGAGATTGATAAGTTCTACTTTGATTTCATTCGATAACATTTTATGTGTTCGAATTCGATTGATAACATCATGAGCTTGACCGCAGGTGATAATCGTAGTGAGAAACAGAGCAGTCATAGCTCTCTCCTATTCTCAAAATATTTATTGACCAAATCCCTTGCTCTTAACCTTTTGTTTATCTTTTACGATGATAACATCTAAAAAATCGGGGATCTGGCAGTTCTGGAACCAGAACCCCTGAGCATCCGTCCAATTGTCGAAAAATACCTTTTTGTCATTTTTCAGGACAACTTCATAGGTATGTCTATCATAAGGGACATCAGATGTGACTTTAAATGTCTGAGTCATAGAAATTTGTCCAGTGATGAGACTGATTTGCCGTTCATTGCCTTCTGAATATAAGACTTGGCAGTCTTATAGGTGCTGGCAGTGTGAACTTGCTGCCCATTGTGAATGATAACAAACTTTTTACCATAAGGAACGGCAGCCCACATGCCATCCTTAGTCACATATCCGTTGGGGTCTCCTGGTTTAGGATTCAGAATACCTTCATTTTGTATATTCATTTCAGTTAAAAAATTGATCTAAAGGATTAAAAGATCGGATTCGTTCCATTGCCATATTAACATACTCCTCATGAATTTCAACTCCAAGATACTTCCGTTTCAAATCAATACATGAAATTGCAGTTGTCCCAGATCCCATAAAAGGATCAAGAACTAAATCACCAATGTAACTGTAATACTTAATGATACGATCAGACAGTTCTTTTGGATAGGGCGCTAAATGATCTGAATGTGTTTCTGGATTGATCTTCCATACGTTAGATCGTTCATAGTCTTCATTGACAAGTGATTGCTCTAATACATCACCATCATAAGATCGAACAACTTTATCAATTAAGAATGGTGCTGGTTTCTGAAATACAAAGATAGTCTCAGTTACAATGTTTGGTTTGTATGCAACTGGTTTGCGATGTTGAAAGAATCCACCATTACGATTAATTGATGCACCCTCAGGTTTTAACCAGATAATATCATCAATGTATTTCCATCCCATTTGTTCCATTAAAGTAAAAAAATGAAATGGAATTGCAAGACGTTTACTCTCATGTGCCCGTGATTGTCTTGCCTCAATCACTGGAGAAAGATTTACAACACACATTCTACCTGGTTGAGTGACTCTTAACACTTCAAGAAACACATTTCTCAAGAAGTCAAGATACTCTTGGTAAGTTGGCCAAGTTGAATATTCTCTGGCGTTATAATATGGAGGAGAGGTGCAAGTAAGATGCACACTCTCACTTTCTATTTCTTTTAAAAGTCGGGATGAATCTCCCTGTAAGATCTGATCCATTGAATTTTTCTACTCGATGCTTTGTTACTATCACAATCACCGTTAATTAGTGATTTTCGACCATGACACAGTTTACAATAAGTTTTAACATTGTCTGGAATATTGTTATGATGATCGCCATCTAGATGGTCAAGATCCAAACTGTTTTCAAATCCAACCCATCCATCTTTAGGAACTGGACAAGTCCATCCAAGATGTCCATCATGATTTTCACAATATGATTTCTTATGAATTGTAACTCCAGGAATTACTTTACCATTCTTTCGAGCACTAGTGCAACGGGAACATTCGGATTTGAAAGACCAATACTTCCATTCTCGCACAAGAACTTTATTATTACAACCATCATTGACACATGTAGGAAGTTCATGCCCTTCGACAAAGAACTTCTCTTTCATTTGTTTGGAAAGACTCAACATAATCAAAATACAATGTTAGAGGACATTACACGGGCATTTGGATATTGTGCAAGAGCAACTTGTATTGCTTCTTGACGATTGCGGGCATAACACTCAACATAGAATGTTTGTCCACTAACCATGCAGGTGACACGATGCTTCATAATTACCTCAGCGTTTGATGGTGGAGATTGCAGGTTCGCCTTGAACAAAGATCGTCTCAGCGACACTCTGCAAACGTTTGGCAGTTGCGATGCCAACGTTACTATACACGGGAACATGAATGAACCCATAGGACTTGTGATAGTCCTTCAACTGTCCAGGCACCAAAGAACCCTCTGAGAGGCGCTTAGAATCGTCTGGATGGAGGCGAATCACACGCCCAATGGTCTGTGCCATAGCAATGTAATCCATGTTCCTCATGAGGACGCAGGAGGTCAATCCAGGACAGTTGATACCCTCAGAAAGGATGCTGTAGTGAAGAATGATGAACTTCTTCTCAGGATCCTTACCCCATGCAGTCAGAGTGTCAAAAAACAGTTCACGGGAAACCTTTTTGTTGTTGATGAATGCACCATACTTTGCAGTCACCCACAATACATCATAACCATGTGACTGAACTTCTGTCATAAAATCAGTCTCAGCAAGCATTCGAACCAACACTTTAGTATTGGGTGCTGCTACCAAAACCTTCTGCATATTGTCCTCATTGAGAATCTTATCCAGAAGAGTCATGCAATCACGCTCTGCTGCATCATCTTTGTCACGAATTGCATTGATCTGACTCACACAAACCTGAGGAGGAACAATGAAACCACCTTCAACCAATTCAGGTGCAGCAACATTACAAATTACTTGACCATATACAGATCCATCATTCATGCCAGGTTTGGAAATAGTAGCAGAATGCTTAGGAGTAGCAGTGAAGAAATAGCAGCGGTTAGCAGTAGCAGAGAAGTGTTTTGTAGCAGGGAAAAAATGACTCTTAACACTGTTGTGTGCTTCATCAAAGTAAATAGTGTCAATATGAATGTCTGCTTGCTGTAGACGCTGTAGAGAGTTGTAGGTAGTGAAGATCAGTTTGTGTTTGGGAGCATCAGGATTGAATGCACTAGTCACAATTTGATTCCAATACTGAATCTCAGAGGGTTTTGTAGTGCTAAAATGCCTTGTTTCCCCCGAATGGATATGAATAACAGATGCATTAGTAACATACTCCAAGAATTCAGCAGACAACTGTTCACTCAAAAGAATACGAGGAGCAACTACAACAATAGTTTGAGGATCGCTATTGGAAAACTCTTTGATCGCATCAGCAATCATGGTCAGAGTCTTTCCAGCACCAGTCGGCATGATCAATTGACCAATACGATACTTGAGCATTGCTTCAAGACCGCGTTGCTGGTGAGGACGGAGTTGAATCACAGGGATCATTGCGTATGAGACTATCATAGCAGAAAACCGTCCCTGATGCGACTCAGTGGACGGTTTCCTAAGTGTCCTATGAAGCTTTAGATTCTCATCTTCAACCGGGACAAAGGTAGTCTACTAGGATTGTTGTTTTTTGTCAATATCTTCAGCAATTTTTTGAAATTTTGAATCCCAAGTTTCTTTATCAGCATCCCATTTACTTAGTGGGCATGAGTCAAGGATAATTTTTGCCTTTGCAGGAACATAGCATCCACATTCTCTGCAACGATTTTCTAATTCATCATACTTATCACAACCTTTGCATGTTTCAATTCTTTGTTTATAAATTTCGTCAGAAACAAAGAGAATTGCATCACGATTTTGAGTTATGTATTGAACTAATTCCCAAGAAAAATTAGCAAGATTTTTGGTTTGTTCTATAAGAGAAGGATAATTTTTATCTTCAGACATTGTTTTTATATTTCAACTAAAAATATTTATTGTGGTTGATAAGATCCCTTTATAGTTGATGCATTTATTGATCCTGATATTGTATAATTTGATCCAACAATTGCCGATCCACCATTTCCTGCACCTGTAGCTCCTGTGGTGCCAGATCCAGATGTTGCCCAATCTCCACCAGAACCACCGGATTCTCCATTTGATCCACGAGTAGCACCACAAGTTGATGGGCTATACGACAAAGTATATTGATCAACAGAGGTTATATAAATTCTTGCATTTGTATCATCTCCACTATTGTCTCTCAACTTAACACCATTATCTCTAATTAGAACATTTCTTGGATTTCCAGAAATTTGCACCATATATGTCTTTGGAGATACATTAAAAGTATATCTTCTAATTCCATTTTTAAAATTCCATGAGAATATTTCTGCATACGCTGCAGTATTACCATCACGAACTCTAATCGTATCGTAACATCTACCATTAGTATTTGGATTATCATTTGTATCAATTTCCATAGTAATTCGGGCAGATCCACTCCCAGTTACATTTAAGAAAGCATCATCATTATTTTCTGTCCAGTAATATCCGATAGATGATAAGGAATATCCAGCACCTGCAGGATCCGAACCAAGACCTCCAGGAGACCCTAATAAAGTTCCATCTTGATTATTATATCCTCTACCATATCCACCTGTTCCTCCATATCCACCTGCTCCAGCAGTGATTGTTGAATATTGAGTACATCGACGATACTGAGTATTTTTCACACATCGTTCACAACAACCCCAGCACCAATCGCAAGTAGATTGACAACAATTCCCACCCCAAGTTCCAGCATCATTATAACCACTACCGCAACCAGGAGCTCCGCCACATCCTTGAGTCGTATATTCATTATAACAAGATCCTGCGCCTCCAGGAGCACCTTGAGATCCTCTCTCACCTCCACCGCCGCCACCATATACTTGTGCCGATGGTCTTAATAAAACATTAACATTATTTCCACCGATGGGAGATAACGAAAAAGCGTTTCCACCATTCTCACCTCCAGGATCAGGTGCGCCATTACCAGTTCCACCTCCTCTTCCAGAAGCACCAAAAATTTGACCAAAAACATCAATTACCAAATTATGTGCAATTGTATTCAATATTGCAGATGGAGTAGAAGTATTTACAGATCCACAGATTCCATCAATAAACAAAAATTTTCTAATGTTCTTATTTAAATTATTATTCCAAGATTGATTTGAGATATCAAGATTAAGTTCAGTATCACTTTGAGTAAGATAATAATATTTTACTGAATTTCTAAATTGTGATGTTTTCCAATTATTTGATGTTGAAATATTGGCATTTTCGGTAGAATCTGGAACAACTGGGTCTGTATTTGTTGTACTTATGATTCTTTTTAGTTCTGAAACACTAATTTGACCAGTATCACTATTAAATGTCTCAGTTGTAGAAGAGGTTTGTTTTCTCTGCTGAGCACGAAAATTAGATCTTAAAGAACTAAAGGAAATAGCACCTGAAGAGTAATAAGGACCAGCTTTTGATACTGTTACTGCCATTACACTGAGTTTTTCCTTTATTTATGAATGGCGTTTATAATTTCTTTATGTGATATTCTTTGATTTTCTAATTTTTTAATTTTCGTATATTCATAATGTTCTTTTGCAAATTCTAAAATCTGTTGTTTATTTCTTTTTGAATTTAAGAAATCTCGAATTGCATTTTTATCAAACATATTTAATCCGTTTGAAACTTGAATAAAATTATCAAGTGACCAAACAAATTTGGTTGAATTATTGCCTAGATTTTTAGCATCTAAAAACTCGTACTTACATTTTTCCTCAAAATCTCTGACCCATTCAGTTTTATTTTCAGTCATGTATTTCCAAAAGTCAGAATCAAATCTATTTGTATTATAATGAAGACAAATAAAATCCACGATGACTTTATAAGCATTTAGGTTTATTTCATTAAATTTTTTTCTATTATATTCCAAGAAGGTTAAATTTGAATTTAAAGAAATAAAATCTTTAATTTGATTTATGATAATGTGAATACCAGTAGACTCTAGCGGTTCTACAAATCCACTTGAAAGACCAATTGCTAAACAATTTCCAACCCATGCTTGATCATAATATCCAGGTTTATAGTAAATAATTTTGTCTGTTTGCAATCTAACTCCAAATTTTTCTAATAGCCAACAATTATATTTTGTTTTTGCTTCTTCATCTGAAGTAAATCTGGAAGAATAAAGATATCCAGTTCCATATCGATTTCCAATTGGTATCTGCCATATCCATCCATTATCTGTCGCTTCTGCTAACGTGTAAGATGGCACTTCTTCAAAATCATATGGAATTTGTTGTGGAATTGCTCTGTCAATTGGCAAATAATCTGTAATGTCATTCCACTTTACCTTTAAGTTTTTAATTAACATAGAGTTAAATCCAGAGGCATCAATATAAAAATCTGCTTTTACATTTCCACTATTTTTGAAATCTATACTTTCAATTTGATTATTTTCAATATTAATTTTTTCAGCAATATCATCAATAAAATCAATCTCGTTATTCATCTTTCCAAAAATATAATTTGAAAATTCTTGTGTATCAATGTGCAGCGCATGACTATAATCAAAAGTTTTTTTTGGTAATGTAGATGTTGCTTCATTATAAAGTAGACCACCATTATAGCAATCGTTTAGAATAGAATAGATTGCACTTGATTGATCCGACTCCCCCCAAAAAGAAACTTCTTTAAATCCATGAAAATATTCTGTATTGGGAATCCAATTTTTAAAATTTATTCCTAATTTTACACTTACATTTAAGTCTCTAATTAAATCTTCAGTTTTTATTCCCAGAGAATTAAGGAATAAATGAATAATTGGTGTAGTACTTTCACCAACACCTATATTTTTTCTTTTGGCATCAAAATATAGAGAAACTTGAACTTTATCTCCCCAATATTTTTTAATCATTGATGCTGCAATCAATCCAGAGGTTCCTGCCCCCAAAACAATAAATTTTTTCATAAAATTATAAATTAATGGAAATCAGTCCACCCAACTCCAGTATATCCTTGAAATTTATTTGTATCCGTATTAAAAATAAATGCTCCAGCAACAGTTACTAAACCCACTCTTTGAGCAGTTGTTAGTCTTGGAGGTAACATATATGCTCTAGATCCAACGCCTTCACCGGGCAATAAACCTGGTGAAGATTTCCCAGCATCAGAAAAATCAACTGCAGAACGAACCGCTGTTGTTCCTACACCTACACCTCCAGATCCTCTTATATAAAGTACAGAATTATATAAGTTTGTTGTTGCATTATATTGGACAATTGATTTTCCTTCTATATACAATCCCTCACCATTAGTGGTTGTAGTTCCAATTCCAACGTTATCACTAATAGTTTGCCCAGAAACTTTTAAAGCGACGGTAGGAATTTGTGCTGTTCCAACTCCTACATTTCCAAAAAGGGCAGTTTTTTCTCTAACATCTAGATTAGCAATTGGGATGGTTGTTCCAATACCAACACTATTAACAACACTCAAATTACTTGATATACCAACATTAAAGAATGTGGATATTCCAGATGTATTGCTAATATTTTTATTGTTAAGGATCGTTGGTAAATCAAACGTTCCGGCTGATATTGTACCAAGTATATTTACATTTCCACTAAAAAATCCAGTTCCATTTGCATTAATTGTAACTCCAGTTCCAACTTGTAGATTTCCTTGTGGATCTGTATTCCCAATACCTAACCTTCCATCATAAGTTAGTGTCATTAATTCGACAAATGTTTGTCCATAGAACCAATTAAACCTACCAGTGCCAATTCCCATAGGACCAGCATGTAAGTACATACTGAAATCACCAGTATCATTGTTTAAAATCTCAAGTGTCCTGTCTATATCACCAAATCTTAAAAGTGCTGTGCTTTTTCCTACTCCAACAGATTGACCAATACTAATTCTTGCATTTCCACTATTGGAAATAACTTCTAAGAGTGATCCAGATTCTTTTCTAATTTGCAATTCTGATGTTGGTAATGCTGTTCCAACACCAATTCTCCCAGAATTAAGAGCAGCAAATGCAGTTCCTCCAGTTCCAACATGAGATCTTGTAAATACTGTTGATACTCCAGTTGTTGAAAATCCACTATTAATTGAATTGACTGTAATATCTGCTGTTGTTGTAATTGAAGATGCAGTTGATGCTATTCCAGTTAAATTTCCATAAAAACCCGTTGTTGCTGTTATAATTCCAACATTAATATTTGATGGTAATCTTGCATTATCAATTGTTCCAGTTAATTGTGGAGCATTAAGACCAGTAAGACCAATACCAGAACCAGTGAAACTTGCTGCAGTTATAATTCCAGAATATGATGCATTTCCATTTGAATTAATTGTAACTCCAGTTCCAATTTGTAAATTTCCTCTTGGAATCGTAGTTCCTATACCAACGCTGAAGGATGTAGAAATTGTAGAATTACTGCTGTTTACATACCATCCATCAACAGCAATTGCATAGATGTCAGTTAATCCAGATGCACTTCCTGAAAATAATTCTGCTGTAACAACACCAGAAACTGATACATTTTGTGTTACACTCAAAATTCCTACTGTTGTAACACCAGAAACATTTAGATCTTTTGTTACTGTAGCACCAGTAACTCTAGTATCGCCATAAACATTTAACAAATATTCGGTAGGAACGGAAGTTCCAATTCCCACCAAACCATTTGCATTTACAACGAAATTATCATCATCAACTTGAACACCATTTCTAAGGTTAAATGACTTTCTATAATTTGCCATCTTATATGGTTTTTTAGTTATTTATCCGTAAGTTTTTGTTCAAGGTTTTCAACCTTCGCAGAAAGTTCCTTGATTGCTTCAACAAGAAGTGGAACGACCTTATGATAATCAACTGCCAAGTAACCATTATCTCTTGTTACAACCGCCTCAGGAAGAACTTCAAGAACTTCTTGTGCGATTACTCCAACATCATTTCCTTCCTTGCCAGACTTTTCATTCCAAGTATAAGTATTACCACTAATGGAAAGAACTTTTGCAAGAGGATCATCAATTGGAGTAATATTATCTTTTAGTCTCTGGTCAGAGGTATAAAATGCAGTAATATCACCAGTTACATTTAAATCGGAATTGATTTGAGTTGTTGTATTAATTGCTACCTTTGATCCAGATACTGCACTTAATTTAAGATCTCCAGATGATGTGTCAATTGTATTATCATCAGTTTGTGCTAATTTAATATTTCCAAGTTGAACAGTAGAACAATTTAATGTGCCATTAATATAAACATTTTTACCAATTCCTACTCCACCAGAAATAATTAAATCCCCAGTTGTTGAAGAAGTAGACTCTGCTCCTTGTGTCAGTCTGACTGTATTATTAAATGTTGTTTGTGATTTTGCTCTAATTTCTTTATTAAATGTTACGGGACCATCAAACTGAGAAAGAACTTGTCCAGATGCACCACCTTCTACAAGTAATCTCTCTTTAATTGTAACTTCATCAAATACGGCACTTAAACGATTAGGATTTTCACCAGTAACTGTTGGTTTTGGAATATCATAAGAAACAACCTCTCCACTTGCTGCAGATGTTTTGGTATTTCCATTATAAAAATCTCCAGAATTGTTCATTCCAGTATATACAACAATACCACCAGAACGTTCCTGAGAGTTCGCTAAAAAGTTTTCTTGATCATTTAGTGTTTTAACCTGAACTTGTGGCAATCCAGTCGAATAGTTACCTGGACCATATCCAAGATATTCAAAGGTGTGCCCTGACGCACGAAGAATAGAAGGTCTTCTGAACTCAATTGCAATTGGATTAATTCTACGAATCAACGAGTTGACATCATGATTTTCTTGAACTGTTCCAAGAGATCCACGAATTACAGTTGCAGAAGTATCATTACCACTGCTGGTAATTCTCATAATTTCATTATCAATTTGAATATAACATCCAAGTGGCAATCTTTGTGCTGTTCCAATACCAGTATGACTAATATTAATTGTGCTTCCTGTTGTTAACTCAGATGTTAAAATAAATGTTTGATTATCATAAAAAGAGACATTACGTGTTCCAAAATTTTCTCCATTTTCATCAGAAATTGCATTATTTGAAGAAAGTCCATGTTTTAAAACATATCCATTTGTTGCCGAAATTGAAGAGTTTGTAAGTGCTGTAAATGTCGTTACACTTTCTCTCTTATCGACAATGTAATCTCCTATATTATTATTATTAGAATCAATTACACGGAAACGATTTCCAGAAAGAAGACCATGAGCATCGTAAGTTGTAAATGTTGTAATACCTGCTGAGGAGTTGTATGCTGTCCCGCTAATTCTAATTGATGAGTTAACGACAAAAGCGTATTGTCCAGTTTGTATTGTTGGATCTCCAACAGTTTTAGCGATTGCAATTGATGTTGAAGATCCAATAGAAGTAATTCGATAATAACCATCTGTTACTGTTCCTGCACCGGTGATTTGAACAACGTCACCAATGTTTGTAGAAATTCCTGATGTTGAGACTGTGTAAAGAGCACCACTTCCAGCACCAATTTTACTTTGATCAAAATATAGAGATCCAGCAGTATAACCAGATCCAGGTGCCATAATTTCAACAGAAGTTACAATTCCACTACTCACAATTACTTTTGAAGTTGCACCACTCCATGAACCTGTTTGAGATCCATTAAGAAGTTTAACATTATAATATGTTCCATTTGTATAAGATGTTCCACCATTTGAAATTGAACCAGTTACAATTCCTGAAAGACCATGAAATCTTGCAAAAGTTAATGTTGCAATTCCAGAACTTGATTCAACAGAAGAAATTGTAAGAGCAACTCCAACATTTTTAAGAGAGAGATCTGTTGTTTCACGTGTAATACTTTTCTTTAGATCATTTGTCTCAACCGCACCAATTGGAGCACGTTTTGCAAATGTTTTTGCTGCTTGAGGGTTATCATTTACATTATCTCTATCTAATTGAGGATATAAATCGACAGGTAATTGTCCATACTTAAGATTTGTAAAAAGATTTGCACTAATTGCATTACTTGAGTTTAAAACATATAAGTGATAAATTCCATCTTGTTGATTGAAAATATATGGAGAAATAATTTCATTTCTGTAAACAAATAAATTACTTTGCCAATCATTCCTTTCAAATCTTGGTAGATTTTGATCTCTAGTTGATGTTGTATCTGTAAATGTTCCAGCAGATTGTGTTACGCCCGTAATTGTATTTGTTGTTGTATATCTAAAGGTATATGCATCAATAATATTAGATACAATGAATCTACCATTGTATCCAGAATCAAATCTTCCCGTAGAATTTGTTGAACTTTTAACATTTCTAATTGTTACTACTTCACCAACTTGAACATTATGTGGAAGTTCAGTTAATACCGTAACTACATTTGAACTTTCTGAACAAGATGCAATCAATCTTGGATTTTTTAAATATGCATAATCAGTGCTTGCAATGCTAGTTCTTGTAAAATCAGTGTCAGTTCTAACACCTGTAGTGCTGGATTCTTGAAGAATAAATCCCGTTTCTGGATCTTTTGCGTTTGCAAATTCTTTTGGAATAACAACTCTCAACTTATAAATTTTTTCGTCTAAACTTCTTTCATCAGAAATACGCTTCACATAAGCAAGATCTGTTGTTGGACCAAAAGTTATCGTTCCACCAATACTCAATGCATTATAAATTTCATTGTTTTGATTAACGTGAATAAACCAGTTATTATTTTGACTATCAAATTGAATAGGTGATCCAAGTTCTCCAGATTCCCTGTCAGAAACTCTACTTAAAATGTGAAGATTTGTACCACCTACAACTTGAATTGGTTTGTTTTGAAGAGCATTTGTATACGATGCTGCAAGTTTTACTGTATTATTATCTCCAGGATTAATTGCATAGTAAATTTGATGAGGATCAATATTTTCTGGCAAATCTCCATCATCACTTATGATTATGATCTTTTCACCCGTTAACAGATTGTTAGATCCAATTGTAAATGATGTCGTAAATCCAGTTGGAGGTGTAGTGGTTGCATCATAAAATTTAACAGAACTTGTTGTTCCTAATGCAGTTGTAAGTCCAGAAGAACTAATTGCATTATTACACATGTAAATATTTGCTTCACTAGTTCCAGTTCCCAAAGGAACGTATAACTTATCATTTAATTTTGCACCGATTCGATATCCTTGTGTAAGAGATGATGGGGCAACATTAATTGAGTTAAATCCAAAAAGATAAAGGTGACTTGAGATACCAACTTGAGTTGTAAGTCCTACGTTTAAAGATAACCACTCAATGTTATCTTCAACAGAAGAAACTGATCTTGGTGTGACTATAGAGGTAATAAAAGCTTTATTATCCTTATCAAATGCTTCTTTTTTAAATCCAGAAGAATTTAATGAAATTTGACCAAAGTTTGAGTTTGAGTTTGTAATTGATGCATCACCACCAGTTTCTGCATCAAAATGCTTATTAAATCCAATTGCAAATACAGAAACAATTTGAATGAAAGCATCATTTGTAATTTTAATATGACTTGTTTCCCATCCTTGACGATAGATAGCGTCTGGATCTAAATGATAAACTCTATTTGTATCTGTTTGAGATGCTCCATTTGGAAGATCTCCACCAGAAACAGTAGTGTAATCAATTTTTTCATAAGATCTAGAAGATTTATTATATTTTGCAAAGGCACGATCATCCTTTTGAAGAGATACTGCAGTAAATTGTGCAACAACGGTGCTTCTAAATCCTGATGCTTTGCTACCATCAGCATGAAGACCATTCATACCCCAGACAGAGCGTAATGAACAGTTAAAAATGTAAGGGGATGCGCCAGATACAGTATCAGTCTCAACTGTTACTGTCGCTCCGGCAGCACTTGGACTTGGAATTGTAGGAACTGTTGAAAGAAGGTAAGTAAATGATGTTGAACTTAAAACAGATTGAACAGTTGTTGAAACATTATAAACCCCTACACCAACTCCTTTAACTTTAATTGGAGTACCTACGTTTAAACCATGCTCTGTTGTGGTTGTAACTGTAACACGTGCGTCTGCAACACTGCCATTACCAGAAAATATTGAAGCAATTGTAATTGGATCTGAAGCAAAAGCACCGACAATTTGAAACTCTGGATCTCTCTTTGCAAAACCAAGAGGATTCGTTGGATATTTATCTTCTGCTTTAATTTCACGATATGCATTATAAGCATTTGAGACTTTGCTATAATACATATCAAGATCGGTGAGACCTGTTGCAGTTCCACCAGCACCACCAATAGGCAATGTAATATTATTTACACCATCACAAAATTCAAAACAAGTTACTTTATGGTGTGAAAAATTAGGTGTTGAGCGATAGATTGATGAAAAATCATCTGGATTTGTATATACCGTGCTACTTGCATCTGCATCAAAAATAGAAAATTGCCAAAAATAACAAGCACCAGTAATTCTAAAAATTGCAGATTTAGATACAGTATCATCTGTTGGATTTGGAACATATTTTGGACGAATTTTGGTCTTTCTTAAATCAAGACCAACAATAGAAGTTCCTCTTGGAACAACAACACCACCATACCAACTATTAAACTTATAAAGAATATTATCTTCTTGTGCAAGATCAAAGTTTGAATTTAATCCAAGTGAAAAAACATTTGTAGCAGTATCTTGACCACCAGATCGATTGACTGCTTTTGCTCCACTGTTATTATAAACTGCATATCCAGGTCTATTATCAATTAAATGCTCACCGGGAAATAGTAAAATTGTGGTTTTTTCTACTAAATCATTATTATCTCCAGCAATATATGAGAATCTTGCCGCTTCTAATAATGCTCTTTGTATTGTTTTGAAAGGGCGAGCAAGAGAATTACCTTGATTCTCAATACTATCAGTTGAATCAAGATCATTTGGATTGACGTAAAGAATACGACCTTCTGTATTCTTGATAAAATTGTCAAGTTTATTCAGACCCATTTTTATTGATTTTAACTCTTATTATCTTCTATTTAGTTAGTCAAATCTTCCTCATCATACTCATATTCTATCTCTTCTGGCATATCTTCAGGATTTTCTAACTCAACTGGAAAGAGACAGGGGTGTGCCTCCTCATCAATCAAGTAGAAAGAACTTCTATATAAATCGTCTGGTTCAAATGTGCGATTCTTATCTGCTTCTCTGCACAAATCTTGATCGTATAAGTGTCCCTCTGGCAACTCATCGAAGGTAAATGGAACAGAGTTGATAAAATACATCTTCACAATCATACTGCCGTCATTGTACCAGCAGTATGCAGAATCTATACGATAAGACATAGGGGTTTTCCCATATCTTATATTTATTTTTAGTAGGAGCGGCGAGACTTGAACTCGCATAGCCGAAGCCGACGGATTTTCTTACCACTACGACTTTCGCCGCCTCATAGAGTTTGTGGTCTGGACTATACCTTCACCATATCTTGTGATTTAGGTGCTCCCCGTCTAGTCTCTACACCTTCATCTTTCGATGCTTGGCTCGGTATTGCCATTTTACAGGTTTCACCGAATTTGAGGAGTTACACTCATGAGGTTTCCCAAATGAGGCTCAATTTTACATAAGTCCGTTGTGTCTACCAATTCCACCACGCTCCCGTGATGTGAGACCATTATAACTCAAAGAGTTGTAGTGGTCAAGTGCAGGTTGTGGGGATCGAACCCACCTTAGCCGAATTATGAGTTCGGTGCTTTCAACCAGAGAGCTAAACCTGCACGATGGGAACAGCGGGAGTTGAACCCGCGCTAAGCACTTATAAGGTGCCCGCTCTAACCATTAAGCTATGCTCCCATAAAAAACTCAGAGTATCACTGAGCTTCGTTGTTTAATTCAGTGTGTATTCGTATCAGATCGTCGTCTGCGGGCATCATTACTGCTGCCTTTCCATTCTCATCCACAATACCTAAAGTTTCTCCATTTTCAACTCGTCCCATCAGTTCATCAAACCTCTCTTGAAACTCTTCCACTGTGAAAATTTCCATTTCCGATATTTATATTATAGCATCACTCGCCATAAACTGCAAGGTCTGCGTATTCAATTTGATCGGGTTCAAGATTAGCAGTGACAACTTCAAGGACGTTCATAAACTCTTGAACAGTATCACATTCTACCAGACGCTCGTTGCCTTGATCACTCAGGAGCAAGAAGGTACGACTGCATACATCAATTACAATGCCCTGTACGGTCTCTTGTGCAGTGCTCATGGGGTGTTCCGTTGATTACCCCCATATTATAGGGGGTCTTGGTGCTGGTGTCAAGAGGTCTTTAAGAGTAATTTTTAATTACACCAATGGACCCAACGATTCTTGTGTTTTCTTCTTGAAGATCTTTAATTGTAAAATTCTGCCCATATCTCTCAAACTCATATTCTCTTCTTTCAGTTTTAATTTGATTTGAGCTAGTAATTAAACTTGTTAGTTCACTTCTTAAAGATACAATTTGCGATTGCTTTGATGTTATAGATGATGCGTGTGAGACGCAAACTGAAGATGTACAAGGTATTCTGTAACAAGAAGACAAGTTACCATATAAACTTCCGATTCCAGACTGTGTAGAATCATTTTGTGTGTAAACTAACCACGTACCTATACCTACATTTGATGTGACCAAAAATGTGCTAGTACTATCAAAAGGATCTTCACCGTTATAAGTTGGTGAGGACATATTTTCACTATAAACTCTTACAACATCAGGAAAAACAGTTGAAACGCCAACAGTTGTTCCACACCCAACAGCATATGCATTTTGTGAAAGAGATACTATTTCCGTTTGAAGAACAACTATTGATGCTGCAATAGAAACTATCTTTTTATCAATGTTTGTACAAGGGGGTGAAAATGATTCGATGCTTTCTTGCGATTCTCCTTTACTCTCATTGAGGAAAGAGATTGCATCCGTATTTGCAGATAATTTTTCACTTAATATTTCACTTAGAAATTTCATTTATTTTCTCCTTCAGTTCTTCAATTTGTTTTTGTTGTTCTTTAATTGCTTCAATTAAAAGACCGACAATGTTTCCATATTGGACACCTTTGTATCCATCAGGATTTTCTCCAACAACTTCTGGTATGATTTGTTCAACTTCTTGTGCAATAACTCCAATTTGTGGTTGTTTAGTTTCTTTAAAGTCAAAAGATACTCCACGAAGAGCAGAAACTTTATCTAGTGCATTTTCAATTGTATGAACATTTTCTTTGAGTCGTATGTCGGAAGTTGGGAGTTTCTTACCTAATGCAAGTTCTGCTTCTAGATCCTTACCATTAATTCTAACCTTTCCAAAAAAATTAGTTCTACCAATAACGGTTAATCTTCCAGATATGTAACTTAGTCCAAATAGATAAACTCCAGAAAAATTCAGAATTTTTCCCCTAGTTCCTATAATATTTGGAGGTGCTTTTAAATTAAATGGATTTTTAAGCATCCATAAATTTCCACAAACAGCTTGCTCACCAAGAATTAAAGAATTACTTTGTCCTATTAACTGCCCAGTGACTTTTACATTTTGATTAAAAGTGCTATTATCGTGATAAAATTTTTCTTTACCTTTTTCAGGAAGAGTTGGAAATCCAATTAAACTGAATAAAGTATTTACTACTGACATTAACCTACTCCTACAATTGCTTTAATTGCGCCAATTACATTTAATCCACCAACAAACACATCAGTAATATATTCATTTCCTACAGGTGAGAGTGAGAATGCTCTCTTTCCAAAAGAGTCAAGAATAGCATTACCAGTCAGTGCTACTTGATCTATTTTGTTTGCTTTCATAATAATGCGACCAGATCCTGATATTGCATTAATATTTCTACCCGCTTTTAAATCTAAATCTTCTACTGCCTCAATCATAATAGTTTTTCCTTTGATCTTCACTGTACCATTACTCATTGCAGTGATACAAATATCTCCACCCATTCCAGTGAGACAAATATCAACATTTCCCTCAGATCCTGTATTTCCAGCGACGATTTCAATTCCTTTATCATTTAAAATCTTATAAGACCCTGTTTCAGTAAAAGTCTGCAAATGAACATCATTATCATTTGTATAAGCATACATGTGATAAACAGATGTTCCATCCATTCCCATTAAGGGATCATTTGTAGTAATTCTAAATTTTGGTCCTACACTAATATAATCTCTTGCTTCGTAATTTCTATGAGTCATTTTATGTTGGACAATCTATTGATGTTTGAATACCTACTTTATCTCTAATTGTTTGTTGAGATATTGTACCAAGAATTGGTTTCAAGATAGCACCAAATCCAGTGTCTGAGTTAACTGTAATTACAGGAATATCAGAAACCTCCAAAATATTTAGAGGTGTTGCCGAAAGTATTCTACCATTATCAACTGTTAAACTATAAGTATTTCCAAGATTATCGGTTGCAGTATCATTGTTAGAGTATTCTAATCCAGCAGTTTGTACTATAACATCAGTAACACCATAAGCATCTTGATTTTGCACTAATGGATATCCTTCACCAGAAGATAGCATATAAATTGCAGTTACTTCTCCAGCATCATTGATTACTGCTCTACCTTTTGCACCATATCCTAATCCACAACTATCACTAAATTCAACAAAGGGTGGAAACCGATATCCAGAACCAGGATTTGTAACTACAGATCCAATAATACTTGCAGTCTGTGTTACATTATTGATTGCATTTATGAGTGGATTTCTAGCACCAAGAATGGCAATTGCTGTTGCTCCAGATCCTCCTCCACCAAAAATGTTAATTGTAGGAGAACCACAAGTCGCTGGGAATGTTGGAATACACTCACCCAATCCGTTGACAGCATCCTGTAAGATATCGTTTGAGAATACATCTGCAATTCCTGCAACACCTTCAACTGCAGAAGTTACATCTCCAACAACACTACCAATAGTGTTTGCAATATCAAAAATACTATTAAATGATTCTAGAGGATCTATACTACTCTTTGGACCAACTCCAACTACCCATTCTTTAGTTCCATCACACTTATTATTGCTTTGATTACAGTCAAAGAGACCACCAGATCCACTAAATAAATCTTTTGCACTTTTAATAAAATCAACAACACTAAAAACACCACCCAATAAAGCAGAAATACCATCTAAAGCAGAAGATAATCCATCAGCAATCGCATCGGTAATTGTATTAATAAGAGATCCGATGAATTGCTCTGCTATACAAGTTACAAATCTTTCAACATTTTCGAGAAGTGATTCAAGTAACTGAATAATCAAATCTTTAAGACCCTCAACAATTGCATTTGCGACACAAGAAAGTGCTTCTTCTAGAACTTTAATCGGAATTACAAAAACTTCATTAGACTTATATCCTGCAGTATGTGCTGCTGCTGGACTACCAGTTGCAGCAAGAACTGACCCATAAACACTAATATACAGTGCTTGTAATGCTTTTGGAATAATTCCTGGATTTTTCTCATCACCAACTAGATACTCATAAATTATATTAAAAATTTCACCAACTAACCAGTTGACTGCACCTTTAATTACCTCAGCAGTATTTTGAATTGCCTGTTTAAAATCAGAAATTTTTCCTTGGGCATCTTGTATATCTTTAAGTAAATTATCAACTTCGGATTTTACTGTTTTAATTGTTGTATCTTCACAAGTATCGGCAAATACAACTTTTTTTCCAATACCACTATAAGCAGATATTTCTTTTAATCTTGCTGCTACTTCTGGAGGAACTGCTCTTGGACTTTTTTGAGATTGCTCTGTTGCTTCATTTGATTCATCAGATTCTATTCTACCAGTTCCTTTTGGACTTTTTACTCTAGATGTGTGTCCAGTAAAAGGAGTAAAAGGATTTTTATATTCGGCAGTTGACCAATCACTTGTATGACCAAGTGTTCCCATAATAACTGGGATTTGTGCATTATCACCATCCATGAAAAATCCAATGACCATATCGCCAGGTCTTATTTTTGGATTTACTGCATACTTTGCTGCACCACTTCCAGTAGTAGTTGGGAACATAACCTGCGCCCATGGAAGATCATCATTTGATAATTCAGAAACGTCTAAAGGATGGTATCCTATAATTCTAACTTTGTATCTGTATCCCCATCCACCACCATTTGCTTGCTCTTCCCACGATTCTACCGGTGCAATTTGACCTAACCACCAACGAAAACCGTCTCTACCAATAAAATGACTTTGAAGTAATGATTGATCTAACATTTACGTTTTTCTTGCCTCTACATTGACTCCAAATGTATCACGAATGAGTTTCATAGATGTATATGAATTCTCAACATCAAAATGATGACATAGTTCTTTAATCATATATAGACCACTTGTTTCAGGGTCAAATTCTTTTGCATTTGATTGAGTGATTTTTGGAAAGTTGCATTCAATGATATCACCAGCTTTTAGATTTGTATTTGACGGTACAACAATATTAACAACCTGAGTAAACAATGTGTTATATCTCATGAGTGATTGTGATTGATAATCTATTGGATCTGCATTTAGATTTTTAGATACATCTTTTTCCATTGTTCCAACATCTAAAATTCCAGTGATAATTCTAGTTGGAATATCTCCAAGAGTTTGACTTGAATTATTATCTAATCTTGGAAGATTAAATGATTTTCTTCCAAGATTACTTGTTTTTCGATCATAATTACTTTGTTTGAATACTTCTTTACCTGGAGATGTGATTGTTCCATTTAATGGATTAAAGAAAATTCTATAATTTGCATAAGTTCCTAAACGAAGTTTTTCAAGTAAATTTTGATTTTTATCAACATAGTAATTCAAAATTTTAAAATCATTATTTACTTTTTTATCATTCTCATCATAAGATGTTTGAGATTCTGTATAAGTATAAGTTGCTTTTGGACTTTGTTTCATTAGTTCATCAAGAGATCTAAATTGAAACCCATCTTGAGTTTGATAGAAGACAAAACCAGCAGTAGCACTTCCAGAACTTTCAGGAACTGCTTTTGATGCTAACCAAACTAAAACTGTAAATGGTTTTCTTAGATTGCCAATGAAACCATATTTGTTAGATGAAGGATTTATTGTTCCTAATTTATTTGTTTTTAATGTATCCCTTAAAATTGCCGATACAGAATCACTAATTCTTAAAGAAGTTGGAAATTTTTTAGAAACTCTTACTGTTTCATTCGTGATTGCTTCTCTTGATACTAAATGCAAAGTAAATGTTTCTCTGTTTGTTTCAGATATTACATCAGTGATGCTTGAAACATAAAAATAGTCATCTGCTTTCTTAGAAAAATTTAATCCTGGATTTGTTGCTGAGTTGCCAGCGATATTTAAAGAAACCCTTTCTCCCCCACGAAGAGGAAGACCATTATAAATTGACTGCTTATCCCCACTTTTACCATCTGCTGGTGTGATAACATTTCCATTATCAATGACTTTAAGTTTTGCAGTGATTGTTGGTGAAAAAATATCTTCATAATACTCAAATAAAATAGCACCAGTTATTAGATCAATCGTTCTTGATCCGTCATTTGATTCTAAAATAAGTTCATTGTATAAGGACTTTTTAATTGACATTATAGATACGCCAGATCGAGCAAGAGTTTGTTCTTAATAAAATTATTTAACAGTTTAAATTCGGTGATTGTTGGAGTAACTGTAGGTTGTTGAGATGGGTATGATACTTGTGGTGCTTGTGCCTGTGGTTGTGTATCATCAATGAATATTATTTGTGATCCTTTTCTTTCGGGAGTCATTGCCGCTGGTTGTCCCATTCGTGAAGATGGGAAAGAAATTTGTGCGGGTGGAGTACTAGGTTGTGATGTTATTGCTCCAGGTTTAGCATATTTTAAAGGGTGTCTTTTTAACCAGGATCCTGGATCTTCAAAAGAAGTAAACTGCCCATTACTTTGTGGAGGATTATTTGAGATTTCCCAGTGTAAATGTGGTCCAGTTGATTCACCTGTGCTTCCAACATAACCCATCAAAGTTCCCTGATTAATAACTTGTCCAACACTTACAGAAGGACGATTTCTCATATGACCAAAGAAATGATATGCACCATACATATCATCTTGCCAAACAACCCAGTTTCCGTAACCAGCAGAAGATGCAGTTCCATCTATACCAATATGAGTTACTTTTCCAGGAAAATATGCATATAAAGGAGTTCCACTAGCAGCAGCAATATCATATCCTTTATGTTGTTTTCCCCATCTCATTCCTTTTCCTGAGGTTATTGTTGCTCCAGAACCAGGTTTAAATGGACTATATGGAACACTTAAAGGTTTATTACCCATTGATGCACCACTTGTTCCAGTTACAGGTGTAAAACTTGTTGCTAAAGGAGTTTGTGGAGTAACCGATGGTTTTTGTGGTTGTCCTGATGAAGGTTTAAAGTTTTTAATAAATTGATTGTGTTTTCTTCTCCGTTCAGCATAAACTCCTTTAGATGGATTCTCCCATTGTATCATCCAGTCATCTGCCGCCTCTTCTGGAGTATTAAACTGTTTTCTTAAATATAATGGAGTATTTGGATCATTCTTTATTGCAAAATCAACTTGTCCTTTCCAATTAGTTTTATAATCAGGAACTGCTTTTAAAAATGCGTTTTTTCTTGACGGAAAAGAATATTGAAATAATCCAACACCAGATTTTGTCCCACCTTTTTCAGTAACTCCAATTTGAAATCCACTTTCTCCTTGTATATTTGCCAAAATACCAAGTGCATGAATATGGGGCACTCCCAACTGTCTTAAATATGAATAAACTGCCTGAGGACTTACTGTTCCACTACTAGCAGTATCTTCTTCAGGAAACATAGTATCAGGTCTTTCTTCATCAAGAGCAGGTGCTTGTTCTCCGGTTTCTACAGATTCATTAAGTGGTGTGGTAAAAAGTCTGAATGTTTCTGTAATTTCATCACCTAAACCTTGAACTGCAAGATTAAGTTCATCAAAAGATTGTGCAACACTTCCCTCACTAAACGAATTAAAATCAAGTGTAATAATTGCATTGAATGAATTCTCTAAAACAGATCCAAATGATTTGATAATATTTTGCATATTACCGACCATATTATACATCGTTCTACCAAATATCTGAATTCTAGTTACAAACTCTTGACCCATAAAAATCCAAGTCGGTAGATTTTCTACAATCCATCCAGCAGTTATAAATCCTAAAAATCCAACCAATCTCCCTAAAGGTCCCTTATCACTTCTCCCTGCAAAGGCAAGTCCTCTTGAAGGAGATGTTGATACTCTAGAAGATTCTAACTGATCCTCAATTTCTTGTCTTTTTGCTGCTTCTCTTCTTCTAGATTCAATAAGTTGAGTATTTGCAAATAATTCTCTTTTAACTCTAGTATTTGTCGCAATAATTTTAGAGATATTACTAACAGAATCATTAACAGAAGAAACACTTCTCTTTGTTTCAAACAAAGATTTAGAAATATTGGTAATATTAATTGATGATGTTCTAAGTGAATCTGATATTGATGCCATCTTATGTTACCACATTATAATTTAACTGAGAATATAAAACATAAAAATTATCAGGATTTGCAGAGTTAATCAAAGGAACATCAGATAATGCTCCACTTGTCAATGGAACATTTGCTTGTTGATTAGCATTATTTGATGATTTAATCATTGTTATTGATGGTTGTGGTTCTGGCAACTGACCAACCTGTGTTGGTGGTTTTGCAGGTGGTGTAACTTCTGCTGGAGATGCTACAACAGCATCTGGCAATCTCATTTCGGACCAATTGTATCCTTTAGATGCTGCCCAAGATTTTGCTTGTTGCTTTTCTTCTGGAGTCATTTTACTCCATGCATCTTCAATTCTCCCTCTTGCAAAGGGATTATTTCTATATTGCCATGCCTGTTCAAATTTTGAAACCATTTCTGGACTTGGAGCAGATGGCATCATGGTAGTTTGTGGTTGCACTGCAGCAGGAGCAGGTGCTGGTGCGGCCGCAGGTGCAGGTTCTGCTGCTGGTTTTGGAGATTCTTTTGGTTTTTCTTCTGCTGCTGGTTTTAGAGATTCTTTAGGTTTTTCTTCTGTTAAAATTCTAGTATTTGTTTCAGTTTTTCCAAAAAACTTATCATAAATTTCTTTTCCAAACTTTTGACCTGGACCATATGCAAGAGCACCAGAAATAAGTCCTGTTCCTGGAATAGGTATTAAAGATCCTAAACCAAAAGCGGCAGCAGAAGTAATCATACCGCTCGTGGCACCTGCAACTGCTCTGGCAGGATTTTCTCCTCCAGCAATGTCAAGTCCTGTCATCAATGCACCAATTGCAATATTACTTCTTACATTAAGACCACTACCAGGTTTTGGTCCAGCAGGTTTTGGTCCAGCAGGCTTTGGACCGCCAATACGAGGGAGTAATGCTGCTGCAATTGCTAAAGGTTTTGCAATTAATAATCTTGTTAATCCAAAAGCAATTCTACCAATTGTATTTTTAACAATCGAAAATCCTGCACGAATTGCTAGTAAACCACCACCAATGATTGCAAGATTTTTAATAATATTAAATTTAATATTATTAAAGAGACTTGTATTCTTATCTTCAGATGCTTGTATTGCTTGGACAACTTGATTTGTTAACCAACCACCAAATAAAATTCCAAGTGCAGCACCAATTCTACCAAAGACATCATCTACCTTTGGAGTTAATTTCTGAACTGGAGTAACAAGAGCATTTTGTATCTTTTGCTCTAATTCATTCTCTTTACCAATTCTAACTTGTTGTTCTGCTAATCTTCTTTCTTTCTCTTGTTCTGCTCTTGTTCTAGATATTTCTTCAGCATTATCTTGTTGGAGAAGTGTTGCAATGCTTGCAAGACCTGTTCCTAACTTACCAATATCAGATCTTAATGCTTGAATATTAGAATTAAATCCTAAGAGTGCTTGCTCTTGAGACTGAATCACTCTAACATTCTGGTTATCAATTTCTCTTTTTCTATTTTCAGATTCTATTAATTGATTTCTGAAAACAGATTGATCAATTATTGATTTCTTTAAAAGTGCATTTCTAACTTCTTGAGACAGAGGAGATCCCGTGCCTGGATCTATTCCAGATCTACCAACTTTTTCGGGATCTAACTCAGCCATTTGTGTTGTTCTTTAAGTTTTCTTCTTCAATATATTGTTTGAGAAGAGCAATATAAACTTCCCTTTCCCAAGGTATAAGATTTTCTATTTCTGTCAATGAATATTTATGGTGTTGAACAAGAGAAAAGTTAGTTTTATAATATGACTCAAGATTTTCATGAGCCATTCCTAAGCGAAAAAACTTGATAACCCTTCCAGTAATACTTCACTCTCAACTCCAGTATTTGGATTCTTGACTTTAAGTGTATGAGAAAGTTTAGGCATCGTTGCAAAAAACTTTTCAACTTCTTTGAATTGCTTTGAACTTAACTGATCAATAAATTCAGAAAGTTCTTTTGCTGTGCAATCAGATGCTGACCAAGATTCTTCTTCATTATAAACTTGTTCCACACAAGACATAATCAAATCAAAAGTATCATCAACACTCATGTTAAAGTCATTTCCAAAGTTTGTTTTGATAAACTCTTTCATTGATGGATACTTCATTCTAAGAGTTAGATTAGAATCTAATTTAATATCTCTAGAATGTTCTTCATTTACACTAATTTTAATATCATCAAGATTAATGCTGATTGGAACTTGTGTTTGACCATCATCAGGACAAGTAATTAAAACATCAACATTTTCACCAACAGACTTTCCACGAATATTAAGAAACAAATATTCAATATCAAAGGTTGCAAGTTGATCAACCTTAATTCCTTTTGTTAAAATACAATTGCTAATGACATTTTTAACAGCATCAGCAATTTGTTTTGAGTCTTCACTCTCCATTGCAATAATCAAGATCTTTTCTTCTTTTACAAGAAAAGGGCGATATTTGATTTCTTTTTTAAGAGATGGAATTTCTAAACTATAAGACGGAGTTACAACAGTGGGTAATGGCATATTCACCTACAAATCAGATAAAATTATTTATCTATACTTTTGCAGATCCGTCCCGTAAAGAGACTCATATAAAGTTTGACCAGCAGGTAACAATTCTACACCATTTGAAGGAATAGATCCAGGAGATCTTGGAACTAATCTTGGTTTTGGATCTCTTTGTGGTTGTTGTGGAGGTTGCCCGACTTCGTTATTATTATCAATATTCTCAAAAATATCTTTACTATAAGATTTACCAACTACATAACGCTCAATTTTAAATGTTGCTTGCATAGACATCACGTTTGATTGTGAGTATGAAACTGGAATTGATGCAATATTATAAGGATACAAACCGATAAAAGTATATTCCAATTCTCTCTTATAATCACGATCAAATTTAATAATACGAGTGCGATTTGATTTGTAATATTCCGGATACTGCATTCTAGTAAAATATCCTTGATCAACATTATTATTGATTGGATTTAATTGACTATCAATTGGATTAGTAGATCCACTTGCGATGAATTCCATCCAATGTTCAAGAAACTTCAAGGTTTTATAATTTTTATCGACATAAAATTCTAGACTAATATCTTGATAGACTCTACGATGAGCAAAATTTTCTGTGATTCCAATATAGTTTCCAGAAACTTCTGCTACTGAAAGTTGTGTTGTTGGAAGAGCAGCATTATTACATAAAAGTCCAACATCTTCTGCAATGAATCGACGATCAATTCCTTTTCTACTTAGATAAGATAATAATTGTGGAGGAAGACCACCAAACTTTACTTCATAATGAGAAGTTTGAGCAAGGTTAGTGAATAATGGTTTTATATCCGATATTCTACGGGGTCTAACTGCCACTCTAAATACCTTATATGAGTCTTATAGTATAAGTATTTAGATGTCATACAAAGGAAAATATAAACCATCATTTCCAGATAAGTATCGTGGAGATGTTACAAATATCATATATCGTTCTTTATGGGAAAGAAAATTTTGCACTTATTGCGATCTAAATGAAAATATAATTGAATGGCAATCTGAAGAAAAAGCGATTCCCTACCGTTCTCCAGTGGACGGGAAGATACATCGTTACTTTCCAGATTTTCTTATTAAAGTCAAAGAATCGAATGGGTCAATCAAAAAATATATGATTGAGATTAAACCATCAAAGCAAACGGTTCCTCCTATCAAACCTCAAAGACAAACGAAGAGATATATCAGTGAGGTTTATGAGTATGCTAAAAATCAATCAAAGTGGGAAGCAGCAAAAGAATGGTGTGCTGATCGTGGATATGAGTTCAAAATCATCACAGAACACGAACTAGGTATCAAGTAATGGCACTCACAGGATACGAAAAACCATTAGATCAATATAACCAAAAAGAATTAGTAGAAATTGCTAAAGAATATAATCCTTATTATCAGACAGCAAGTGGAAAGGGAAAACTTGCAGGATATGAAAGATTAACTAAGCAACAACTGATTAATATTATTAAAGTTGATATTGATTATATTGAAGCAAATCCAAAACTTCCTAGAAGAGTTAAAGGTCCCACTTATAGTAAAAGTAAATCAAAAAGTCTTACTGAGTTAAAAGAATCTTTATTAGGAGTAGAAACCCCCGATGAGCTCATGAATGAAATATTATCCAGACTTAGTGGAAGTGAAACACCTCTTCCACCTGCTCCTGGAAGATATTATACTTATGTTTATTATGCTAAAACTCCAAGAATTCTTTATGATCGATACCCATTAATTATTGTTGATAGTTTATTACCAAAAGGATTTAGAGGTTTTAATTTTCATCTTGGAAAATATAGACAATACAATACTCAAGATGGAGATCGATTAGTTAGCGGATTATATGAATTGAGCAGAGATGAATTTTCAATTTTACTAAGAATTCCCTACGGAAAAATAATTCAAAACTAACAATAAATAGTTAGAAAAAATAAATGGCAGATTACTTCCGATATCCGATTAAAAATATTGGAAATCAAGACGACTATTTTAAGATTCAGGTGATTGAATATAAAGCACCTGGTCTTAATTTAACGGGTGGTTTTGCATTAAGAACAACAGAAGAAGCATTAAATCAATCTGGAAATATCAAAAATTCTCTGGCAACAATTATACTTCCAATGCCAGCAAATATTCAAGACAATAATGCTGCAGATTGGACATCTGGAACTATGAATCCAGTTCAAGCAACTCTTGCTGCAGGTGGAAATAGTGCTATATTAAGTTCCAATCTTGTAGGATCGGTTGGGGAATCAATTACAAAAGCATTTGGAAATATTACTGAAGCCATAAAATCTGGAGAAGGTCAAAAAGCAACTGCAGCAGGTGCAGCAGGTGCAGCAATGGCGGCAGCATTAGGTCAAGGAGATATTAATTCAATTATTTCCAGAGCAACTGGACAAATTTTTAATCAAAACGTTGAACTACTATTTAATGGTGTAACTCTTCGCCCAGCATATCAATTTTCTTTTGATATGGTCCCAAGATCTCAAAAAGAGTCTGAAATGATTAAAAATATTATTAGAATATTCAAAAAGAATATGACTCCTCGAAAAGGGACACCAGACCAAAATGGTGGTGGTTTATTTGTTAAAGCACCAAATGTATTTAAGTTAGAATATATGAGTGGTGGAAAGCAGCATCCATTCTTACATCGTTTTAAACCATGTGCTTTAACACAAATAAGTATTAATTATAATGGTTCTTCACAATATGCAACATATGCTGATGCAACTCCTGTTCATATGCAAATGACGTTACAATTCCAAGAACTGTCTCCAATTTACAATGAAGATTACAAAGAAACCGATATTGGAGTTGGTTACTAATGTCTTATTTTAGAACACTACCAAACTTAGAATATCAATCATTCTTATCAGATAAGACTTCTGTTGATGAGTATTTAACTGTAAAAAACTTATTCCGTAGAGTCAAACTTCGTGATGACTTACAAAATGTTTTTACAGTTTTTGACAAATATCAAATCATTGATGGTGCTCGACCAGATACTATTGCGGAAGAACTTTATGGTAGTTCGCAATATGATTGGGTTATTTTAATTACTGCAGGAATTACTAGAGTTAGAGATCAATGGCCGCTGTCTGATGCACAAGTTTATGATTATGCAGAGTCAATTTATGGTGCAGATTTAAATTCAATTCATCATTATGAAACAACGGAAGTCAAAGATTCTGAAGATCGTTTAATTCTTCCAGCAGGTAAAGTTGTTGATGTTGACTTTACAATTCCAAAACCAGGAGATCCAACTGCATCTTTAAATCCAGTTGTTGGTATTTCAAACTATGAGTATGAAGTTCTAAAAAACAATGACAAAAGAACCATTTATGTTCTCAAACCAGTTTATTTGCAACAAGTTTTAAATGATGTAAGAAAGGAGATGACTTATGATCAATCATCTCAGTATGTTAATGATAAAGTAATTAGAACTGAGAACACAAGAGCGTCAAGTCCACAATAATTTTAATTTCTTATCAAAAACCATCACATATCGGTGTTTGCGGGAGCGTTCTTTCCATTCTCCTGCAGCACCTTTAACTTTGCCTCTAGAGTGTTTAGTTCCGTCTGCATAATAGAAATCTTTCTTTGGATCTGAAAGTCCGCAATATTTAAAATTACAAGCGCGATAGATTGTACCATTGTGGAAATCACTATCAGCGTAAGAGATGATTGCTTTAACTTCAGTATCCTTCCGTAACTGTCTAATCGATCTTGAAACAAACCAAGAAGTGATATTATGCTCGGTTCCTTGTGTTTCGGGGTGTATGCAAAGACGGGAAAGTTCAAAGAGTCCTTCTTGTTCATTCCGTTCTAATCCAAATGCTCCTTTTGCAATTTCAGGTACAGGAAGTCCAGTAAAGATACAGACTCCCTGAATACCACCAATATTCAACGGGCAAAAGTCATTGCCCTTATAAAGACCGTAGTTGTAACCTGACTTAAAGGATTTGGAAAAGTCCTTAAGATAATGAAACCGCAGAAGTAACTCTGCGGCTTCGGATTTACTTACACGGTCAATGTAGTAATCTGTTTTCAATCTTCGGCAAGACGGGCGAAATACGACAACGCATCATCATCGTCATCCTCCACAGGTGCCGCAGCACGGCGAGTAGGTTGAAGATTGTTGAGTTCACTGCGAAGATCTTCATCAAGGTCTTTCACAGGACCACGAGTATTATCCTCATCAAACTCTTCAGGGTCCTGATAGCGAGGAGTGCCTTTGGTGCCAAGCACATAGTCCAGACGCTTCTTCAAATCATCATAAGACTTGAACTGATCGGCAGCAACGAGTTCAGCAAGCGAATACTGCTTTTTCCAGATTGCTTCCATTGCGTCATCGTCGTCCAGAAGAGGGGCAGATGCAGCAAACTCAGAGGAGTCATAGTTACGATAACCAGCAACGTTCTTTGCCTTCAGTTTGAAGTTGGCACCTTGCCAGAAGTCAAATGGATCAATTGCTTCCTCATCTTCAAACTCAGGTTGCATTGCAGCGGTAAGTTTATCAAAGATCTTCTTACCATACTTGAACAGGAAGACCTTACCTTCGTTGGCGGGGTTCGCAGGGTCCTTCACCACGTAGATGTTGGAGATATAAGTCAGTTTACGCTTTTGCTTACGTGCCAGTTCTTTACCAGCATCAGTGCCGTTGTTCCACAGTTCGGAGTTCAGTTCGGACACAGGATCCTTCTGATTCAAAGTGGTGAGACTGTTTTCAATATACCAACCACCAGAACCCTGAAATGCGTGACTGTAGAGTTTCACGAACGGCAGGTCTTCACCGTTAGGAGCAGGGAGGAAACGGATCACGGCATAACCATTATTTGCTTTGTCGCATTCTAATTTCCAGAAGCGTTCATCACTAGAACCGCTACTAGTATTCATTTTTTCTACTTCTTTGACCAATTTGGCAGTAAGATTGCCCAGCTTGGACTGTTTTTTAAGGTCGGAAAACGACATTTGGATTACCTCGGATAGTTTGGATTCGGGGGATTTACTTAGATAGTATAGCGAAGATTGAATCACCTGTCAATATATTGCTTGAGTGATTCAATGGTCTTGTTCATACTACTGAATAAAACTTGCATATCAGTCTCTGGTGGGAAACCCATCAAGGCAACTGACTTGCGTAGGTTCTCTTTCATTTCAACCGCTTGAGGGTCGTCTGAAAGGGACAACCTAGTATACATCACTCTCTGCTTTTCTAGCAAGAGCTCAAGTTTCTCAATGTGCTCCAATTTGGTCTCACGGGACATTCCACCGAAAGTTAAAATACTTCCGTAGATTTCTTCTTGTAACTTGTTAATTTCTTTCAGTTCTTCCTGAATAATATCAGAATCGAAAAAGCTACTCATCTATAATGTCCCTTAAAATTTTCTTGTAATTGAACACGTCAATATTTAGAAATGGTTTATACTTTGAAATTTTCAAACTGACGGTTTCCCACACTGGGTCCAGGAGTTGCTTATCAAAGGTCTTCCCGAACAGGAATATTCTATCCCATATAGTAAAGGTTTCTATACTAATCTTCCCGCTCAGGAACTTTTTTAGAATGACTGGATGTTGCTTTGAAGCATCAAGAACCTGCTTTAAGTTGCTTTCAGACAACATATCTTCCGATTCTTGCTTGAAGATATAAGACAAACTTTGCTGGCGTCTCATCCAGTCAGCATAAGTTCTCTCACCCGAATTGATGATCTCACCGATCCAGAGATTACCAGGCGTGTCTGATGCTACAAAGTTTGATACTAGAAAATCTACAATTTCCTTGTCCGAAAATTTGCGACTCGTGCGTTCGAAGAAATACTTATCTTTGCGTCGATTAAAGGACGTTATACTCGCACGAGTCTTCGCACCGTACTTAAAGAAGTCGTATTTTGGATTTGTAAAATGATTTTTGAGTGACAGATAATGTTGATAAGTTTCAAAGGGTGTCACGGTCATAGAGGCAGTTTTGCTTTCGAAGTTCGCTTCATAAAGTTCAAACGGGTTGCATCCCATTTGAGTCGCTCTTTCAGAGGTTTTGAAATGAGTTTTGTTACTGATTCTACTTCAAGACTATTGATTTCACAATAGTGAACGATTGCGTCAATATAGTTGAAGTTTTCTTCTGCAACAATCTTTTCAATCTCAAGAGCAAACTTAGAAGGAGTTAAAAACTTATTTTCGATTGCCTGTTCCAGTTCTTTATTTGGTTCCATAGAGTTCCAGTTTATCTCTAACAAACTTTCTAATGTATTCTGTGAGAAGTTTGATGTACTTTGATTTGTTTCTTTCTTCATAAACGACGCATTCTCCATTTTCACAAGCCATAATGATTACAAGTTTTTTGACTGAAATACCAGTCAGTTCGTATAGCATACATCCGTAAGCCATACATTGAACAAAGTAGTGTTCGATCCACTCTCGTGGTTTTGGTTTTTTAGAAGTTTTAAAGTCAATTATTGCTAACTCGCCGTCATATTCAGCGATACAATCAACTGTCCCAGCAATACCTAATTGCTTACTATATAGGGACCCTTCTAGGGCGTAAATATTATTTATGCGATTGAGTTCTGTTTTGGAGATTTTAAAGAGAAAATCTGATAGAGGTTGAACTTTTGGTAGGGTTTCATTTTTGAGGTGATGCTCAACAAGCGTGTGCATATCAGTTCCACGACTTGTTGCCGCTTTTGTAATACGATCTGCTTCTTCGTTACCAACTTTCTTACGCCAGTTAACAAAGATCTCCTTATTAAAATGACTGGTCACCGAAGTAATGGAGACCAGTCTTAGAAGTTCTTCTTCATCAGGTACAGAATAATAACGAACACCATCTATAGTTTCCCGTTCAAGTTTCGGGAGATTCAATTCAACGTGATCAAACATTAAAAACCTGCTTCCATTTTTGCAAGAATGTATTCTTTGACAAGTCCAGAACGAACAATATCATCTACACCAAACTCAATTATATCAAAGGATGGCATTTTACGCAACACGGTCATAAAGTCTACAATACCATTGCGCTCATTTGTTTTCTGCAAGTCGGATTGTGATGCATCACCACAGAAACAAATTTTAGTGTTTTCACCAACACGAGTGATGATCGAATCAAGTTCGTGGAAGTTTAGGTTTTGGAATTCATCTACAATGATAATAGAGTTATCAAGAGTCGTTCCACGAAGGAAAGAAGTGGACCAGAACTTAATAGTTTCTTGTGACTTCAAGTTACCATAAAGCATTTCAAAGTCTGCATCAGAAGGCATCTGGAACATATACTTCACCATATTCTTATAAGGAATCTGGTAAATATCTGCCTTATCTTCATGAGATCCAGGAAGAAAACCAATCTCTCTTGTTGCAACTAATGAACGGACAAGATAGATTCTTTCGTAAGGAGATTGCTCATCCAGAACGTCTTGGAGAGCATTATAGAGTGTAATAAAGGTTTTACCAGTACCAGCACAACCATAGGCAACAATGTGTTTGCCATTGACATATGAATCAAACAAACGTTTTTGATTGTCTGTAAGAGGTTCAATATCAATTAGATACTCAGAACTTAACGGTTTTCTGCGCTTCATTTGTTTCGCAGTCAGACCAACTCCAATAGGTTGGTCACTGTTGCCTCTTTTTCTTCTTGCCATACTAGATTTTCTTTACTCGTGAACCAGGTGCTTTTGATGCTTTATGAAGAATGTCATTCCATCCAGGATTTTTTGCGACAAGTTTATCCTTCCACTCACCCACCTCACCAGGAGAAGGGCAAGTAGATGGATCAGACCAGTCACGAGTCCAGTCTGGATTATCATTCTTCCACTGATCCCAGTCGTGGACACTCATTTCCACTTCTTTCTGTTCACCAGTTTTTGTATTCACTACGGGGTATGTGGCCATTGTTATAAATTCAAGATAATTTATTTAGAGTCATTAAATTAAGGACTCAAACGAGCACGGTGTAGTCTCTTTTCTTCATAATATTTCCAAACATTAGGTGCCCATTTTTGAAGTTCCGGAACCATAGCATCACAAAGTGCTTGAATTTCAATCTGAGCATCAAGTTTAGAACGAAGATCCATAAAGTGAAGAACAGAACGCAGATTGAAAGAAACTACAAAGTTCTGACGAATTGCCTGAGGGAGATAATCACGAATATGCTCTTCACACATACCTTCCATATAATACTTGGCATACTCCCCACACTCACTCAGAATGCGCTCTAACTTGCGTCGACGATGCTCTTGGGTCCATTCATACTTTTTACCTTTACGGTTGGTATAGAACCCCTCAGGGCGCACATAAAAGACTTCTTCAACATCAAGTTCACGATTAGCAACTTTCACAACTCTTTTTCCAGTATATCGTTGAGATTGAACATCCCAAGAAGTTCCAATACGATGAGTTCTTGCCTGAACAATTACATTATGAACAAATCCAGAAACTGAAAAGGTAATACCAGGATGTTCAATTGGACCCCAATGACCTCGTTCATTTGCTAAAAGTTGTTCAACAATCCATTCACCACATTCTATCGGTGATGGAACTTTAACTTCATGAATAGGAATCTCCGAATAATCACCCTTTCCTGCTTGCCAAATAACTTGCTCTGGAATTGGATAGCATTGGAGTTTTACAACTTGAAGTCTCTTATCAAGTTCAAGAAGATCGTTTGCTTTAATAGGTTTCATTTCTTACCAAATCCTTTTGAAAGTTTTCCTTCTAATTGTGCGAGTTCTTTCTTCACATCTCGCAGTTGTCCTTTCATCTCTATAATTTTTTCAGCAGTATAAAGATGCTCTTGTTTAACTAATCGTTCCAGAAGTTTAACAAGTTTTTTTGCCCTACTAATCGGGGTATCCATCATCATCCTCAAAAATTTCGTCGTAGTCGTGCCGTAATCCTTTCTTTACTTCCTCATAGTTCAAGTAACTTTGAGTATCAGAATACACTTCTGCTTTCAAAGAGTCAACTAAGAGTTCCAGATTACGGACGATGAGTTTGAGTTTGTCTTTGTCCATAAGAAAATATTCTCTCGATTCATTTTACCATAAAAAAAGGAGGGAATCAATCCCTCCTTTGAATTATTTTGCCGCTACCAGCGTAGCAAGAGATGCTTGTTTACGACGTTGCTCTTTTTGCTTTTGCTCTTTAATGAGTTGAAGGAAATTGAGTTTTTTCATTTGTGCCCCTCCTTTACAAACTTAATACCACGATAGGTTTCGTTGTATTGTTGGGGTTGCTGCATCATCTGCTGTTGATATGCAATACGCTTTTCGGTATCGTATTCAACACCGCGATAAACTACTTTCGACATTGGTTTTCTCCTTAGTTTTTAGGTTAAAGAGCGTTCCTTCAGTCGGCTTTTGCGTCTACGAAGCAACCTTTTCTTGTAACTTGTTTAATCTCCCAAACAATATCATTCTTTTGTTGAGAAGTCAGTGTTTGGTTGATATTAACTTTACCAATCAAAAACTGTGCCTGTAAGCAAGTTAAGAAAAGTGCTTCCATAGATGAACGGCTTCGTTCCGAGTCGGCTTACTTCCGTTCGCTATTCGAAAATAGCGAATGAACGTAAGGGTATTATACCCTTGTTGATCGTATTTATCAACAATATTTTGTAATTTTTTATACAGTTTTAGAAAACTTTAAGAATCAAAAATTTTGCCGGAAAATTTTCCCCCGATCTGGGAAATCACTTCCGCTTTTTCTTTTGGGGTGCTTGATATCCCCAGAGTTTTGGATTGACTCTACCATGTCCGAAGTCAATACTCTTCAAGTTACTACGAAACTTATCCCAGTACATATCAAATAGTTTGATACGCCCACCTCTGGTTAAATCAAAACAGATCTTATCATCTACAAGATACTTGATAATGTATGCATCATTCGGTGCATCTTTTGTACACACATCAGCATATGAACCATTCTCGATCAGAATATCACAACCGTATCGTGACTTACAAGTTTCCTTCTCTGCTGGTGTCCAATGATCCATATGCTTTTTTGTGGTTTTTTCTCTCTCAATTACATCATTATGTTGACTCATATTCAGGAACGACCTCCCCAAATAATATCGGGATATGCTTCCGAAACAACTTCTTTGGTGATTTTATATTTTGTTTCCAGATTCTTATCCTTTACAAGGCAGATGATTTCTGCTTCAAGTGGATGAAGACCTTGAAGTAGATTAATGAACATTGTTTCTCTACGAAGAGAACTCAGTCCATCATTTCCACCTTTGATGAAATTATAAAACTTTGAATATTCTTTACGAATAGAAGAACGTCCCTGATCTTGTGACCCAAGTGAATTAGAACCAAGTTCTTCCATCTTACCGACTGCATCTGCAATCTTCTCACTCAAAGTTCCTTTGAAAGAGTCCATCTCATCGACAGCAGCATAAGGGACATCACCAGGAGGAAGTGCTGATGTAATAGTTTCGTCAAAGTTCCAAATGAACAATGCTTTTAGTGCAGGATGAGCATACTTTTGAAGTACCTCCACCTTCTTTGCGTTGCTTCTTTGTTTTGAAGCGGCATTGAAAATCTCAAAGATAAAAGGATTTGCAGGAAGTTCTGGAATGGATTCTGCAATTACCGTTGCTTTTGGTGCCGCTGGTTTTTTGGTGGCAGTCGTTTTAGTCTTAGTCGTCGCTGCCGTCGTCTTCTTCGTTGTCGTCATAATAGTTCTCAAAATTAAATGCAATTACTTCGTCAGGTATAAGATTTCCTTGGGAGTCAAACATTTCCGGATGAGGTCTTGGAATTTCCCGATAGTTCATCATATATTCTCTTGCTACCCAACCACCTATAAGTCCCACTATAAGAAATAAAACGGTTAGGAATGAACCGAATACTAGACTAACTGCTAACATTTCTTTTTCTCCGGGAAACTACTTTTTTCTTCCTTGAATGAAAGGAAAATTCAAAATAGATAGTTACTTCCCGATTGAAGAAGCAAACCATCTTTTCAAAAATGATATGGAATGGGTGTGTTTGCTTCTTTTTGCCTCCATTAAGTATGAGTTCAACACCACGATTAAAGTGGTCTTCCTTTTTATTTAGGGTCTCATCAGACGATTTGGTTCTCTTTGAGGAATTTGATTGTGTCAACGCATCCTCCTAACTTTTTATCATTACAAATTACTTGTGGAAATGTAGATCCTTCACCAAACTCTGCGTAAAATTCTTCTCTGGTAAAGTCTTGGTTTAAAGTATACATCACATACTTCTGTTCTGTCAAGTCCAATACTTGTTTGACCTTATCGCAGTATGGACAACCTGGTTTCGAATAAACTGTGAAATTCATATGTGTCGTTTTGTTTTTATTATATAGAAGTTTATGGGAATGCAAAAATTTTGCGAAATATATTTAATTTTATCCGAATTTAAAATATTATACTATCATATTCATATGATATTAAAAGATAAACTAATTTTTTCTCTATCAGTAGGTCGAGTTGCATGAAAAGTTGAACTCATAAAAATCAATATTCTTCCATCTAAAGTTTCATAATTATAATTTTCGAAAGAATTATTATCTTGGAAATTTGGTAGTATTGGTTGATGATCTACAATTGGTGACTTTACGTAAAAATCTGCCAGTCCACTACCAATTATATAAACAACCCCAGATAATAAAGAATTGTGATGAATGTGAGTTTCTTGATACATACCTGGTTGATAATAATTTAACCAACTACTTTTAATTTGATATGATTGATTCATATCAAATTTCATATATTTACAATATTCCTTTATTGATTCTTCTACTGATTTTTTTACTCTATAAAAATCAGGTAATTCTAAAATGTTACTATTATTTTTTATAGTAGAAATGCACTTCGATTGAAATGCATAGTCTCCCTGTTCAAAACATATTCTTTTTGCTATGATTTTTATGCTTTCGCTGATAAGTTTTGGATTATCTTTTTTATAAATGATTGTAGGAAACAATGTATCAAAGTTACTCATAAAATAAAAATCATAGCATCAATTTATTAGATATGCAAGATTTATCTTAGTTGGTAACCATTGATTGTAAATCCATATTGAGCACCACTACTATCTCCTATTAAACCAGTGTTTCCTCCATTTGATCCGCTGATAACCATTGTAAACGAAGATATGGTTTTTATCTCTCCAAGATTTGTCTTTCCTTGATAATCTGGAGTGTAAATGTAGGGGAATTGAGTCCCAGATACATCGTTGATATAGAAATAACCAGGTTTTGGTGCTGTTGCTGGACCATTACCAGTAATCCAAGAAACTTTCAATGCCTGGGCACACATGGGTGTTGCCAAAGCAAATCTCCAAGCAATAGTTGTCCAACCAGATGATATTTCATAATATCCACCAGCTAGATTAGTTGCACTCCCACCCCAAGCAGTAAATGGACCACCATTTATTGAATACGTTATACTACTACCAGGAATAGGTCCAGTTGCAGTGGTGCATGATAGTGGTGAATCTGTTCCAGTTAGATAAGCAACAATAACTCTCCCAGATCCCCCACTACCTCCGGAACCGCCACCACCACCGCCACCAGATCCGGTGTTTGCAACTCCGTTACCACCGGTGCCGCCATGATTTCCTACGCCACCGCCACCAGATCCACCACTAGAACTTCCTACCCTAGATGCACCTCCGCCGCCGCCAGCAAAAAATTGAGAAGTTGGAGAGAAAAATGGAGTTGCGTTTAACCAAGAAATAGGTGTTGTAGGAAGACCTGCGCCACCAACACCAGGTTGATCTGGTTGTCCTTGGATTCCTGCCCCACCAGCACCTCCTCCTCCACCACCTCCGAACCCGGGACCCCCTGAAGAGGAGGGTCCACCTTGATTTCCCAATCCGAAGATATTAGAATTAGTGGGTAATGCTGGATTGTTAACTTGATTTAATGGAGATATTGAATTGCCATATGTTCCACCAGGAGAACCACCTTGAGTTGTAAGTGGACTTGGTGTGTAATTTAATCCTCTACCTCCCCCCTGAGCAACCCAATCAGGTCCAAAAGTTGAATTGCTACCATTTGAACCAGGTGAATTAGATAATGATCCTGAACCTCCAGCACCTCCTCCTCCCACAACAACATCATATGATCCTGAGGTTAAAGTTAAAGGTGCAATTATTACACCACCCGCACCGCCACCAGCTTGTCCACCATCACCAGGAGGATTATAAGAACCGCCACCACCACCTCCAATCAGTAATATATATGCTGCTTTTGGACCTCCAGTGGTTACAAAAGGATTTGGACCAGAACTGGCAAAATCATGATATGTATAACTTCCTACCGTTGTTTTTGTTCCACCAGTTGCAGAAAAAGGTCCACCACCGACAGCACCACCAACAGGTGCTACATACCTCTTTCTTCCAAATCCGAAAGAAAATCCACCCCCACCACCAGTTCTTGATAAAATAGGACTCATCTGTAACCTCCATTAACTACACCCATCAAGTAATAATTTGCTGTTGTACTTGCAGAACCAACAGTATTAATACCAGTGAAACTATAAATATCCATTCCACTTGTAGTTGTTACACCAGAGATTGCATTTGCTAATGAACCACCAGCCCAACGAATGGTAGCATTAAATCCATTAAGAGTAACAGCAGTACAAGATCTTGCCGTGCCTGTCTGATTTACAAATACATTGAAAGTGATTGTATGACTATCAAAATCACTTGAAGTTGGAATGCCAACAACTGCGAGTGTAATATCTCCTGTTGGATTAGTTGTTAATCCAATGTTTGATGATGCTCCGTTGTAAGTTAAAGTAACTGTATTTCCATTTGTAATTATATGCTTTTCTGCAACACTGATAAATCTAGTTTCAGTAGTTGCCCAAGCAACATTAGTTTCAAATCCTTTTTTAGTATTATTATAAGTTAGTGTTTTATTTGTTGTACCATAAATCTGAATACCATCACCATCTGCTTGTGCATCAGTTGTATTTCCAGAACCAATGCCAACTAATGGATCTGTGATTTCTAAATTGGTTGTATTGATTATAGTTTGAGTACCATTTACAGTCAAATTTGTAAATGTTGCTGCCGATCCTGTGATATTTCCTACTGTAATATTTGGAGATCCAGAAAGTCCGGTAGCGTTGCCAGTTACATTACCTGTGAGGTTTCCAGTTACATTACCTGTGACATTACCAGATACATTGCCTGCGAGAGTTCCAGTTACATTACCAGTTACATCGCCAGTGAAACTAGTAGCAGTTACAACACCAGTGACACTAAACCCATCGGCAATACCATTTGGAAATCTAGGTCCACCAGTTCCTAATCTATCAACAAGTTTATCAGCTCTAATCCTGGACATTAAACTATCCTTCTACCAGTATTATCTGTATTTATTATACAATGAAGTTAGTTGTATGAGTTTATATCATAAACACTCTTGTTTAGAATGTTATATTAGATTTTATATAGTATATCTAATAATTACAATACCCGGACCTCCTGCGCCACCGACACCAGGAGGGTTCCAAGAATGTCCTCCTCCACCACCTCCAGTGTTTGGAGTTCCTGGACTTGCATCTCCAGGATCACCAAATCCATTACCACCACCCCCAGATCCACCCAGAGCAGCATCCGAATTATCTCCTGCGCCTCCACCACCACCAGCTCTTGTTATTGATGTTCCAGTAATACTTGATGTAACGCCATTTCCACCACGTCCACAAGTAGTTGGACCTGATGCATCAAAACCGGCCGTACCGGCACCACCTCCTCCACCAGCAGCTCTACCACTAGCAGATCCACCACGATATCCTTGATTTGAAGTTCCGGAACCATAATTAGATCCGGCGTCTCCACCAGCACCCCCACCAGATCCACCATTAAATCCTGAAACACCTGGATAAGCACCTCCACCACCTCCACCTGGTGAAGTGATAGTTGTAATATTAGGTCCCGAAATAGAAGAGGAATTCCCATTGCCGCCTCGTGTGGATTTATCTGTCGCTTTTATTCCCCCAGTTCCAACAGTAATGGTGTATGTAACACCAGCGGTAAATGTTGTTGTTGGTTCAGCAGACGCTCCACCACCAGAATTTTCACCCTGAACTGAAGATCTATAACCACCGGCACCGCCGCCGCCTCCCATACCACCACCACCAGCACCACCGCCACCAACAATAATCCACTCTGCACTAACGGTATTAGATACTTGGAAATTATAATATGGTGCTGGTTGACCTACAACAAAGCTATGTATTTTCCAACTACCGAATGTAGTAATATCACCACCAGAGGCGGAAAAAATACCACCACCAGAGGGTGCATCAACTCTACCAAACCCAAATGCTCTTCCAGTAAAAATCGGTGCCATACTATCAGACTCCTACGTTACCTTGTCTAAATCCCCCGTTCTTTGTTGCATAAACCTGGTAACTTGTTGCAGTTGTATTCGTACCTCCAGTATAATGCACAAAGAACGAAACAAAATCTCTATCATTTGGAGTTGAAGATAGAGTTACAGTTGTTCCAGAACCAACTAATGCTCTGGTTGAGATACCAGCAACTGTTGCTCCATTTTCATAACCAATCACAGTGCAGTTAATTCCAATACCAGTTGTTGCTGTTGTATTTCCAGTTCCTACTGGTGTTGATGACATCTGCGTAAAGATGCAAGTAATGGTTGTTCCATTTGCATTGCCAGTGAAGGCAGGCATATTCTTGAAAGAAACAATACCAATATTTGCACCAGTTGGAATAGTGTAAGTATATGTCGTTGCGTTTCTTACATCTAATTCAAGAACAAGATTGTTTCCACTATTATAAGTCGTCGCAGCAGCAACAGTTTCTAGAACACCCTTGAACTTATTAGGATCAGAATAAACAAAAGAACTACTACCTCTTTCCCAAGTTAAAGTCTTATCTCCTCCTGCTCCACCAAAAATTGTTAGTCCACCACCATCTGCCGTTGTATTTGATGCAGAGGTTGTAGTTCCGATACCAATGTTCTTATCTTCTACTACCAGATTTACGGTATCAATAGTAGTAGTGGTTCCTTGAACTGTTAAGTCACCAGTTATCGTTGCGTTTCCAACAGTGATATTCGGAGTTCCAGTTAAACCCTGTGCATTGGTTGCAACTGATACAGTTCCTGTTACATTGCCAGTTAAATTTCCATCAAAACTAGTAGCAGTAATAACACCAGTAACGGTAGCACCATTAGGGAAATTAGGTGCGCCGCTACCCTCCCTATTACGAATACTATCAGCTCTAAGTATAGACATTAACTTATTCCGAGACCAATTTTACTTGTATTTATATCTGAAAGGCGTTGATAACCAATTCACAATTAGGTCCAAGTATCAGACTCTTTGTATCCGCAACAACAACAGATTTTCTTGCAACCGTAACTGTTGAAGATGTTGAACCTGCAAGTGTCTTATCTTCGGTTACGTCAAGAACATTTTGTATTTCAATAAATCCAGTGTCAAAAGTTCCATCACCAATTGTCAATCCATTCGGAAAGTTTGGAGCACCAGTTCCTACCTTGTTTGTAAAGTTATCTGCACGAACTCTTCCACCAGTTCCTGAAAGAAGACTAATACCGCTAGTACTAATACCAAGAACATCTGGAATAAATTCATCACCATCAGAAACTATGAAGTCCGCACCTTCTTCAACTGCAAGATCAACATATTGAGTATATGCAACATTTGAAGAATCTGGAACAGTGACAGTTGATGTTTGCCCGATGCTTAAAACTTCGTTTGTATAATAAATTTTACTCAGAGGACTTGCCTGATCTTGACTTATAGCAGTTCCTAAACCAGCAGATGTTATACCATCAAGATTTGATCCATCACCATAAAATGCGGTAGCAGTAATGATACCAACAATCAGTTGATTACCATCACCAATACCAGGTCCAAGTACTTTTGTGAATGACATTGGAAGTTTTTAGGTATTTATATTGTTATTACTACCTAATTAACAAATCAAATTCTAAACATCTATGGCATATTTGATCTGAAACATTTACTTTATATTTCCTTTTTCGAATACCCTTTGTGTCAATTTTGTGAAGATTATTACCAAGAAAATTATCAGAGTATTCAACTCCATTAATATTTAACTGTTTTATTTTTTTATAGTTATGACTGTAATGAGGGATATTTAAAAAATCATATATTCTTTCCACTTCTTTTTGAGGATTGTTCACAAAATCATCATAGCCAATCAGTATATGAATATTATTTTGTGGATCTATTTTGTTAAGTGTATTGATGGATAATATCTGCTGAACCAACTGCCCATGAGGATTAAAAATAAATTCAAATTTTTGTTCCACAGTTCCATTATTAGTATTTCTATTAATAAAGTTATTTGGATTTTTATCAGACCAGTCTACCCAAGATTTAAAAATATCAAGAGTATTTCTAACAAGACAAACTATTTTTATTTCATTTGGGCAATATTTTTGAAGTAAAGAAAAATTAGCAGGAGTTCCCCAAGCAGATCTATCAATAACATAATCAACATTCCATTTAGAATAATATGAAGATATTATACTTTCCATCACAGAATCATAAGATTTTTCATCTGGAAAATTTTTATACGCTACATCAGTATCTTTCCAACTATCAAGTTTAAAAAGAATTTCTGATACTAAACTATTTCCAGATACACCTATTTTTTTATTTTGATTTAAAATACATGACAAAATAGTGTTTCCTGCTCTCGGCATACCCGAAAGAAAATAATACTTTTTACAACTCATTGAAAATAGAATTTTATAATATTATATCACACTTATGAAGGATATCTGACGATGACTATTCCTGCTCCACCATTTCCACCACCTGCGGGACCATTTGGATGTCTTCCAGCGCCACCACCACCAGTTCCATAAACTCCTGGATTTCCACTAGCTGAACCACCACCACCTAATCCACCAGCCCCTGTTCTATTTGTACCTGTGCTACTATATACACCTCCTCCTCCACCACCACCATAGTAACCTGATGCGCCTACGGCAGGAATAAAAGCAGGTTGTTCAGGAGCAGGTATTGCCGGTCCAATGATAGGTCCAGGAAAATCTCCAAATGCAACTCCAATACCACCATCACCACCACCAGGATCATTTCCAGGAGTAGAAACACCAGCTGCACCTGCGCCTCCACCGCCAGAAGTGCCATACCCACCAGTTGGAACAGAAAATCCACCAGGATTTCCATAGTCAGTTAATGCTGGATTAGTTCCTGGTTGTGTTGCCTGACCAGATGCAGGCGCTGGATCTCCTCCAGATGATCCACCACCAGATCCTCCTGGTTGTCCAAAATTATGACCGGGTCCAGCATCGTAATAATTGGATCCAGCTCCACCACCACCTTTTGCCAGTACATAGTTTGGTTGACCAAATATTGGAACTCCGGGAGTTCCAAAGTAACTATTTCCACCAGGACTTCCCTGAGGAACTTGTGGAGCAACTGCGACAGGACCATAACCCTTTGTGCCTGGTGCGCCAACTTGAACTGGATATATTCCAGCAGCTAAAGTTTTGGATGCACCATAAACAACACCGCCAGCTCCACCGCCAGCACCATAATAGTTACCACCTCCTCCACCACCAGCAACAACTAAAATATTGACAACCTTAGGAGATGGTAATGAAAAACTAGTAGAATTTGGATAAGTAAAAACATGATAAGTATACCCATTTCCTGGAGTTAATATTGTACCTCCAGTTGCCGAACCACCACTAGAAACAGCAGAAGAACTAAAACTCATTCCGAGTTTGTCAGCAATTCTAGAAAGTAAAGGTGCCATATCAATAGAATCTATAATTTCCGTTTGCGCTTCCCGTGACAGTATAACTTGTTATAGCACCATCACCGACAGTATCTATACCAACAAAGTTATAATAATCAATACAAGAAGTATTACCTGCGGATACAGTTCCAGATGCCCAACGAATTGTTCTTTGAGTTCCGTTGAAGAAAATACTGGAGCAAGCATATCCAGTTGAACCCTGATTTATAATTACCGTTAAACTAATTACTTTATTACTAAAATTAGTTGTGGGAATATTATTTACATGCAAGGAAATTGGACCAGATGGTGATCTTACAATTCCAATGTTTCCTTCTCCCGCACTAAAATCAATTGTTACTGATGTTGCAGTTCCTACTTTAATCTCCTCTGCAACTGATTTAAATCTTGTCTCATCAGGAATTAGAGTTGTTAGGGTAGTGACTCCGGAATTAACCACAATACCACCAGCAGTAACTCTAACACCAGTCCTTGCTGTGACTAACCCAACCGAGTCAATATTAGTTACGTCTTCATAAGTTAAAGTTCCACCTACCGAAACATTACCACTGAAAGTTGCAGTGGTTCCAGTTACATTTCCAACAGTAATATTGGGAGTTCCTGATAGTCCAGTAGCACTACCAGTTAGATTTCCACTAAAAGTCGTGGCGGTTACAATGCCAGTGAGGTTAATACTACCAGCACCAGAGATCGTACCAGTGGAAGGAACTGTTGCACCATAGGTTAGTTCAGGTGCGCCAGTTGCATTTTTATTTACTAGTTGATCCGATCTAAGCCTAGACATTAAATTATCCTAGTACCAATTTAACTGTATTTATATGTTCAATTCATATACATCAATTATAAAATCATCACTATCAAGAATTAAGTCATATGGAGATTCAATTTTAACTTCTTGATATTTCACAAAAGTAACGTTATGTCCTACCTTTGGGGCAACAGTTGAAGTAGCACCTACACTTATCACTGTTGGCATACTGATGACTTCACCCAAGAATGATCCACTACCAGTAGCAAGAGTCTCTTCACCACCTCCAATCTGTCCAGTTAATGAAGTATTGATTATCAAGTTATCAATTGTTGAATCCAGAATTGTATTCTGAACGACAGAACTATTGATGACAACATCTACAATATCACCAGCAATCGCAGGTTCTGCAAGAGTAATTGTTGTGCTATTAGTTTCAGTAAAGTCCGTTGCAGATAAACGAACACCGTTCAGATATACATCAACATATCCAGTATTATAAGAATTAGTTAAACTGAATACTGTTCTTGATGAACTAACATTAAAGGTTTCTTTGTAAATGACACCAGATGCACCTCCACCAGAACCAGAGATAGTAACTTCAACAGTATTTCCAACCTGACGAATACTATTTCCAGATCCAACAAAGTTAATGGTTCTTACCGTACCAATCCCAAGGCCACCAGATTGAATTGCAACAACTGGATCACTCTCAATAATTGTAACTGGTCCAACTCTTCCATAGAAAGAAGTTACATCACTATTGACTGGACTTGAAAATCCAATGTGACGAACTTGAATTTGAGTTCCTGCTGGTGGAGCACCAGTAAATGCAAGTACGGTATCATAAACAGAATAAGCACGAGTTCCATTATTATCTGATGCGTGCTGAACAACACCATCAATTGTGACTACAACACTTGCACTATTGGGAACTGACTGTGAAAGTGTAAAGTCAGTTGTGACTCCATCACCAGAGAAATTATCAAGTTTATTATCACTAATATCAAAGGTTGCCAGTGATTCGGCAATCACATATCCCCAAAAGATTTCTGATGATGTCGGTGCAGTCGCAAACTTAATATTACCACCAGCATCAATTGCAAATCCAGAACTTAAAGATAATAATTTATTTGGTTGCTGAATAACACCATTAATGGAGATTTGAAGTTGTGCGGCATCAGTGATTCTACAATGAGTTCCATTGTCTCTTGTAGGACGGAATGATGTATTGACTCCATCAAAAGCAACATTCAGTGTATGTGCAGAACCAGTACCGACTAATGTTAGATTTCTTACAATATTATTCGTGGCATTTGATGCAGAGTCTGCCAGACTAATGTTGTCTCGATCATACTTAATAATATAATAAGCGTTTCCACTTGTTAATCCACCAATACTAGTGCCACCACCATTGGTATATGTAACTCTTTGCCCAGTTACAAAACGGTGTTCTAGAATTTTTATCGTATTATTTCCAACCGATACAATGCTAGAAGATGATCCATCAATCGTTGCGGTATATGATGAGATATCATCGAGTATTTTAAAGTTACTTGCAGTATCACCAGTGACGTGGTAATTTCCGATGTATGGGGACATCTAATTTTGAGGTGCTTTCCTTGTTATTATTTATTGGTTTGTTTAGACCATCTTTTATTGGCAGCATCACTTAATTTTTTTCTTGTTTCCTCTGTAATATTGCAAATACGTCCCAATACAAGTCCTTCAGATAGTTTTTCTTGAACTTTTATTCTCATTATTCTATGATTCTTTTTTGTTTTTGGGTCATACATCCAAACTAAATCCAGTTTTTTAAGTGTTTGTTTTCTTTTTATTGAACTTTCTTCTGTAAAAACTTGAAGTGCTCTTGCTCTTCTAATCTTCTCTCTTGCACTTTCATTTAGAAAAAATTTACCTTTTTTAACTTTACTCATTTTTTCTTTTGTTTCTTGAGATGTAACTGCACCCTCTCTCGTAAATTTAGTCGAAGTTTGTTTTGCCCTATTAGCAAAATGTGAGTTAAGAGCAATATCATAAAAATTATGCAACTTTATTTCTGCACGAATTGCATCCTTTCTTGTTTTAAACGTTTCGATAATTACTTTTTGAGTGGGATTAAATGTTTTATCGTGAAATGATCCAAAATAGTTTATATCTTGTTCCGGTAAGCAATTGCAACTTCTACACCCAATATACCCCCTACCCCACTCTTCATAAGAATAATAGGTATAATGATACTTCTTATTAGACATTTCTTTACCATTAGGACCGCATATGTATTTATATTAAAAAGGAGGGACTTACACCCTCCTCCTGATAAGATTGCGGTCCATCAGGTATTAATATTTATCATAAAAAAAGAGGGGTAGAACCCCTCAGTTTATCATTCACCTGCTGGTGGTTCGGGAGTAAAGAGATCCCAAGCACCTGCTTCTTCATCCCAACGATAAAATGAACGTGCTTCAATCTCCGCCTCGGTGAGTGCAGGAGCAGGTCCTACTGGTGATTCCCAATCAGCAGTTTCTTCATTCAGAATCCACGAAGCAAATGGTTGTGGTGGAATGAAAGCATCAAGAGTTTCATTGTAAGAGTAACCAATACCTGCATAGCGAACTCTCATATTGTTATTGTATGAGGTTTGCTTCCAGTTGGTATCAGCACCTAGGAGTTTCTTACAAAATGCAACTCCGATTTCTTCTACTTCTACTCCATTAGAATCAGAAGTATCTTCGTTACTCACAACAATGACTTGAGTAACAACGTTGTTTTCATCTAGTTGTGCAAAATGTGCCATCGTTTTCTTATATGAATGATTATGACTGTGAAAGTATTTATTATACTATAAGTTTAGTATCCTGAAAAGTCAGATATGAATATTTATTGGAGTTGTTAAGCATTTTATGAAGGATATGCGATGAGAACGATACCAGAACCACCTTTACCACCATTTCCAGATACTGGTGTGTCTGTAGAAGCTCTCCATCCATTTCCACCTCCTCCACCTCCTCCTGTGTGAAGTTTTCCATCTTGACCACTTCTTCCATAAGATCTAACAACTCCTGGTGTTGTTTGACCAGCCCCACCACCTCCGCTACCACCAGCAGATCCTACTACGCTCGTCGGATATCCACTGCCGCCGCCTCCGCCACCAAACCAGAATCCACCTGGTGTTGGTGCGGCCGCTCCACCATATCCTCCTGGATCGCCATAAGCAGAACCTGGATCTCTAAAAGAAGGTGGTGCCTGTATTCCATATCCACCAGCACCACTACTTATATTTGGAGAAGTTCCATTAGAACCAACTGCTCCCGCACCACCTCCACCAGCACCTTCATAAGGTCCAGAATTTCCGCCATTATTTCCATATTGTATTATTCCAGGAATTCCTGGGTTTTGTGATGGTTGAGATGCTGGTCCAGGAACAGCAGTGTAGTGAGATCCTCCACCAGAACCACCAGTTGACGCATTTCCAGCACTACCACCACCTTTACCACCACCTTTTGCTGTTACTGTTGTTGGTCCAGGATAAGATAAAGTTGTATCAGATCCAGTAGATTCCGCTCCACCTCCAGCACCTACAGTAATAGATAACGCATTTGGAGATCCTGTAGAAACAGTAAATGCTGGATTATAAACTATTCCACCAGCTCCACCACCACCACCTGCGCCTATGCCAGTATTACCAACTCCTCCTCCACCTCCACCAGCAACAATCATGTATTCAATATTTAAAGGAGAACCTGATACATTTGTAAAAGTTCCTGTTGCCAAGAAAGTATGAATTGTTTTATTATTATAAAAACTTACAATACCTCCTGTTGCTTTTATAGATGAGATTGATTTTAGATATCTTACTACTACAATACCAGATCCACCATTTCCAGCTACTATACCATCAGCACCAGAAGCTCCTCCTGCTCCAGTATATTGATCTCCATTGTATGGTTGGGGACTTTCCCCACCACCACCAGCACCGCCACCAAATGGTGCATTTCCTGGATAATTTTCTCCACCTCCGCCACCACCATAATATCCACTATGGGGTGCTAGAGCAGGTACACCAATCAGTGGTCCATTAAATTCTGAAAATTGAATTCCATTTCCACCAAATCCTTGAGATACTGGCGCTGCATTAGCACTGTCATTATGCGATCCACCAGCCTCTGCGGCACCACCGCCGCCAGATCCATCTCCCGGATTTGGTCCAATTGGAGCTCCACCGGGACTTCCATAATTTATCCATCCTGATGGTGCTGTTGGATGTGTTTGTGATGGTTGAGTTCCAGTAGCTAAAACATTTGAATAATTACCTCCATATCCACCACCGCCTCCACCAGAACCACCAGGACTTCCAGCAATTCCAAAATATCCACCACCACCACCACCTTTTGCAGTTAATCCACCAAAAGTACTATCCGAACCATTCTGACCAATATTAGGAGAACTAATTCCACCAGCACCTCCACCTCCAACAGAAACCGGAATTGTAAGTGGATATGGTCCGGATGATACATTATATGTTGCGTGCCTAACAACACCACCAGCACCGCCGCCACCGCTACCATTTCCTACAGGAACTGCAGTTTTTCCCCCACCTCCACCACCTGCAACAACTAAAACATCAATAAAACCTGGATGTTGTGGTGATATGGATTCTATGATAAAAGTGCTAGGTCCAACAGTTGAGGTGAATGTGTGATATGCATAATTATTTCCTGGTTCTAATCCATTAATATCTCCACCAGTTGCAGCGATAAGTGGTGGTGGAGGAGGAATATTTGGTCCAGCATTTGCACCACCACCACGAATAAAAGATTTACGGAAGTACTCTAATAAGTGCCCGTCGCTTCTATTATTTTGCGTTGTATTCTTAGAACTTCTTGCACCCATTATACTTACCTCTTATCAGATGTCTGTATCACCGAGAATTTGATAGTTGATAGCACTACCAATACCTGCTCCTCCAACCACGTTCGCTGGTTGTGTAACTTCTACAACAATCTTTTCTTGGTTTGTAAGAACCAGTGGATAGTTCATTTCAAAGAAGAAAGTTTCGTTTGCATTTAGATCTACTCTTGCCAATCTATATGCCGTCTGCCCAACACCAGAAACCGTAACGCTACTTGGGTAAACGTAGAGTGATGAAGTAGCAGTTGAAAGTCCAGTGTTGTGCATTACCACACCACGAAGATAGGTGGTTGATGCAATACCAACACCACCAGCAGTTGCAGTGGTTCCTACAGTTAAAATACCTACTGTATTAATGCCAGTAACTGCCTGAATACCTAATAATTTAGTTCTTTTGAGTGCCATCGGTATATACTTTTTAAGTTATTTAGTTAAACAGTGCGGCGTCAAGTTCATTAAAATCTCCACCTCCACCACCAGACACTGGAAGGTTTGTCAGATTAGCGCCAGATCCAACAAAACTTGTTGCGTACATAGTTCCAGTAACTGTCGCACCAACTCCCAAAGTTTCAAACTTCTTACTGTTATCATGATAAAGTTCGGCGGAACCATTGCCAACAAACTTCGCCATTGTTTCACCAGTTGAATGGTGTTGAATAATGACGTTAGTGGAACCAGAAAGATATAGATCTCCTGCTCCAGTATCCTCCACATAACTATTGGTTCCATCATGATAGATTCTTAAATCATCACTATCACCAAAGTTTGCTTTAACATTATCACCAAGATTAATATCTTGAGCAAATGTTGAGATACCAGAAACAGAAAGACCAGTAACTGTGATACTAGGTGATCCAGTTAAACCAGTTGCATTTCCACTGAATGTACCACTGAATCCACCGCTAAATGTAGTGGCGGTAATAATTCCGGAAGAGTTTATATTTCCTACACTACTAATCCCAGAACCCCCAAGATCAAGATTGTCTCCTACTTGGAGTTCTTGAAGTTGTCCAGCACTTGGATTATAAATCAGCGGATATCTATTCGCCATTATATCTGAATAGTCTTTGGATTATTTATGCTACATTGAAAGAGATGAATCCCTTTGTTCCGTCTCTTCGAAGGACTCCAAGTTGCTCTCCATTTAATGCAAGTGTTGCTGCACTAGTTCTAGTTCCAATCGTTAAACTTGTAAGTGCAGTCGTATTTAATGTAGTTCCAAGAACTATACAATAAAAATTTGATGTTGCATCAGGTGGCGAAGCAAACGTGATTTGATTTTCTTGAACAACAAAAGACTTGATAGGTTCTTGAATAACACCATCAAGTGAAAGAAGTAGAGTATAAGCGTTTGATGTAAAAAATGGAGAACCACCAAGCGTGAGATTAAATGTTACCTTACTTCCATCAAACTCATCAGAGATATCATCAAGTTTGAGATAGGGGCCCGTTGCTTGGGGTCTTCCGATATATGCCATTGAGGGTTTTTAGATATTTATGATGCCAAGTATCGAACAATAACTATTCCAGATCCTCCGTTAGCTGTTGGAGCAGTAAATGTAGTATATTGACCTCCACCTCCGCCACCTCCGGTATAAACTACACCGTTGTTCCCATTTCCACCTTGTGCTGATACAGCACCACCGCCAGTTCCGGGTCCACCAGGTCCTCCTCCACCAGGTCCCCCAGATCCACCGGTGGATCTACCGCCAGCACCTCCTCCTCCACCAAAAAGACCAGTTGGTCCCACTGCGGATGTCCATGCCGTTCTTTCTGGAGAAGGTATAGCAGGAGCAATAATAGGTGCAGGAAAACCTGGAAATGGTTGTCCAGCTCCACCAGCAGCAGATGATACTCCACCAGACCCTACACCACCAGCTCCACCTCCACTGTTAGAAAATGGATCGCCTGGTTGAGCATTTCCACCAATATTTCCATATTGGTTAAAACCAGTCTTTCCGATATATGCGGTATTTTGTGTCGGTTGCAGTGCTACAGAAAGTCCATTAACATATGGTGAATAACTATTCAATCCACCACCACTACCACCATCAATAGTAAATCCTGGTACTGGAGAAGCATCAAAATTTCCCCCTCCTCCACCACCCTTTGCAAGTAAGTAACCTGGAGTTGAATTTACACCAAATGTGGTATCAGATCCACGACCACCACTAGGTCCAGTAGCAGGGGTTGTTGTAGTTGTTCCAGATCCACCACCTCCGACAGATACTGGATATGGAGAACCACTAGCAACAAGATATTGTGTATGATGAACAATTCCTCCTGCACCTCCGCCTGCACCAAGAGGAGCACCAGCACCTCCACCACCAGCAACCATCAGTAATTCTATATATCCAGATCCTGGATTTGTTTTTGTAAATACGTGAGGACCATTGCCAATAAAAACATGATAAACATATCCATTTCCAGAAGAAACAGATGGTATAATAGTTCCACCAGTTGCAGTTACAGGGCTTAAAATAATTGGCCAGTTTCCATCTTGTTGAATATACTCTTGCTGAATTAAATCCCAAATACCTTTGTTTCCGGGAGAATCAGATTGAGGTGCTGGACCAATGTAACTCGCAATTCTTTTAGACATTTAACTTTCCCAAAAACTTTAAAAATTATTATAGAATTTCATCATAAGAGCAGTAAATATCAATACCATTTGCACTACCAGCGGTTACACCAAGAGACCTATTTTCTTCAAGATAAACTGGATTTTCCTTACCAACAACAATAAGAGATGCTGCTGCTGGAACAGGAATAAGATATGCTAACGAAGTAGATGTTCCTGCTCCGGCAGCTTGATTATGATATTTAATTGTCACATTAACTGCTGTTGATCCATTGACATTTATTGCAGTAAGATTGTTTATTTTTAAGAGCTTACCACTTGATGCCGCATTAGATAAAAAAACAGTGTGAGCTGTTGTTGCAATACCGACATTTGTAGAAAGACCAATTACTGTCCCTATACCAAGAAGATTTGGATTTGCCATCTTATCTTTTTTGATTATTTATGAGAAAAGGTGATTATAAGTATAAACTTTGCCAGCATCAAAAGCGACAATTCCTGTTAGATTTGAACCATCACCATAATAAGTAACAATTCCAGAAGAACCAACTGTTGCACCTGTTCCAACTGGAGTTATTTTTACATTAGCAATCGTAGAAACACCACTAGCATTTACACTTTGAAAACTAAAAGAATTAGTAACATTTAATTGTCCGGTGGTAATAATACCAGTAGTATTAAAGTTAGCAGAACCAGTTACACTTAATCCACCAGTAACCGTAATGTTACCAGTTATGTTCGCGCCAGAAGAAAAGGTTGTAACACCAGCAATGGAAGTTGCTCCACCAACAACAAAGTTACCATTATTTGTCAGAGTTTTTCCAGATGGAATATTCAGACCCTGACTATAGACAGGTGCCGCAGTTCCGTCTGCACTTACAATATTATCAACTCTAAGTTCTGACATCTTGTCTTATACTTTCTAGTTATTTATGAAACTGTGTGTGGTAAATTAGAAGGATTAATAATCAAATGCTTACCACTGCCTATTGTAACACTAACACCAGAACTAACATTCATATGTGTTCTTTCAAGAGTAATAATAGAGTCTTCTGCACCAGAGTTTGATGTATTGAAGTCTATGTTTTCACTTACAATGAGTGCAGTTTTAGGTACATAAGTAAACTCATCAGCACCACTGACAGCAGTATTGATACCGATTTGAACTCTTGATGTATCTCTTGCTCTTGTCATTGGGAGTTTTTAGATATTTATGTTGGGTATGCAATAAGAACGATACCGGAACCACCTTTGCCACCAGACCGTAGAGCTGGTCCAGGAGCACCAGTTGCTCCACCGCCGCCAGAACCTGTGTTCTCTAATGCATTTGCACCATCTTGTCCATTAGGTCCCATACCACCATTTCCTGCTCCGGCAAAAGGACCACCAGGTCCACCACCAATACCTCCCGCGTTTGGTCCAATCCAGACACCACCACCACCACCACCAGCAAACCAATAACCACCTCCACCTGGACCAGGAGCTCCTACTGTTGATGCAGGATTTCTAAATGATGGTGGTGCTTGCAGTCCTATACCACCAAAACCTCCCGCTATTGGAGATGAAGGAGAAGGTCCTGCACCACCGACACCGCCGGCTCCACCTCCTCCACCTGCTGGATATCCAGGAGAACCACTACCACCAGAACCACCAGCGTTTCCATACTCTATTGCTCCTGGATTTGTTGCCGGTTGTGCTGCTGTCGCTGCTGTTCCGCCATCTCCCGCACCACCAGAAGAACCGCCAGTATTAGATCCTGTACCAGGCCAACCTGCTCCACCAGCACCACCACGATATGCAACATATGGTCCAGAAGGATGCGTTACTGTGGTATCAGCACCGTCAGTTCCTCTGTTGGTTGGACTAGATCCTCTTGGAGCAACACCACCGGCACCAACAGTAATCGTATAAGTTGCTGGTGATGGAAATCCTAATCCAGGATGATAAACAACACCACCTGCACCACCACCGCCACCTGATGCAAAGTTAGTTGGGTTAGTGTCCGGACCACCAGAACCACCACCTGCTACGATGAATACTTCTGCTGTTGGGATTGCTGTTGTGGTTTGGAAAGTTCCAGAACTCGTAAAGGTATGAATGGTCTTACCATTATAATAACTGATAGCACCACCAGTTGCTTTTGCGGTTCCAGAAGATGTAGGAAGAGCATAACGGACGATTACGATTCCCGAACCACCAGAACCACCTATCCAAGTGCCTCCACCAGGATTTCTACTAGCTCCACCTCCACCACCTCCGGTAGAATAAGTTCCAGAAATACCATTACTATTTGCAGTCGGTCCACCAGCACCTCCGCCTCCATCACCTCCTGGGGCCCCAGCACCACCAAATCTTCCACCTCCACCACCTCCAGCATACATTATTGGATTTGTGGGTCCATACGCATAAACATTTGAAGAACCATCTCCACCATATCCTTGACCATCTGTATTTCCTGTTTCTCCTGCACCACCACCGCCGCCGCCAATAGATCCTTGACCAGATCCACCACCACCATTATTTCCTTGTCCGGGAGCGGGTGAAGGAAACAGTGGAGAGGTTGGTGAATACACATTTCCACTTCCTGCACTTCCAGATACTCCTCCTCCACCACCAGATCCTCCGGAAATTCCAGGTCGGATAGGAGCGGACGGAGGGCCAGCACCACCACCGCCGCCGCCAGCTGCTGTAAAGGAAAATAGAGAAGTATCTCCACCATTAGATCCTTGGACTGCAACTCCTCCAGCCCCACCAGCACCAATAACTATTGGATAAGATCCAAGTGATAGTGAACTTGTAGATGTTTTAAATCCACCGGCTCCACCACCACCAGTATCATCAGCATCTGTTCCACCTCCACCACCACCTCCAGCAACAACAAGGTATTCAACAGTGCCTGATCCAGAAGTAACTGTGAGAGCTCCAGATGAAGTGAAGATATGTGCTCTATAAAATGTTCCAGAAACTTCGTAATCACTAATCACACCACCTGTTGCAGTGATAGGTCCGCCAGCAGAACCAGCAGAAATAACAGCACCAATACCAAACTGTTTTACAATCGATGCCAGAGAAGTAACGATAGGAGCCATAAATCAGTACCTTCTATATCCGCCGCTTACGTTTGAGAGTAACTTGTAGTTAAGTGTTGATGCCGCAGAACCAACAGTATTAATACCAGTAAAGTTAAAGACATCATAACCAGTGGTGCTTGCCGTTGCTACCGTTCCCGAAACATATGCAATATGAGTCTGCAATCCAGCAGTTGCATTTGCACCAAAAGCAACACCATTCAGAGTTACGTTTGTGCAACCATAAGCAGTTGCACCTTGCTGAACAATGACCGCAAATGAGATTGCACGATTATCAAAAGAACTATCAGTTGGAATACCAGTTACATTGAGTGTGATAGGTCCTGTTGGGTTTGTGCAGATCGCAACATTACCACCACCAGTATTGTAGACAAGACTTACAGTATTACCACTGACCAGAGTGGTTTTATCCGCAATAGATGAAAGTCTTGTATCAGTTAGTGTTGAAATACCAGTGTTATTAACACCAGAAACAGAAATACTTGGAGAACCAGTTAGTCCTTGTGCATTGGTTGCCAGTGTTGCTGCTGATGCAGTTCCTGTTAAGTTACCTGTGACATTGCCAGTGAGGTTTCCAGTAACATTACCACTAAAAGTTGTGGCAGTTACAACACCAGTAACAACAGCACCGTTTGGCAAAGACGGTGCTGTTCCTGATACTCTACCAGTTATGGAATCAACACTTAATTGCGACATCTCTTTACGCTACTTTTCAGTTATTTATGCTATTCAAGTGCCAACTGATCTTTCAAATTCTGTTCCTTCCTGAACCATTCCATCACCATCGGCATCAATTGGATTTGGATTATATCCTTCGTTCTTTACAACAGAACCACCAAACTCGTAGAGTTCAGTGGTTGCCTCACTTTTTAGTGAATAAAGTTTACGATCATCAAAGTTAGTTGACCAACGCTTATCACCTTGATAATAAATGACCTGTTGATTTCCTTGAATACTTTGAACTTTCTTTATAAAGTATGCCATCTTTACAAATGATTTTCAACTATTTATTGCTTGATGGTCTGGAAGTTTAGGAAGTAAATCAAACGCAATGATTGTTCTTTGTTTTCTCGATTGATTGGGATGAACGAAGTGTAAAGTATAAGAAGGAACAATAAACAGTGTTCCTTCTTTTACATCTTGTGGATGTGCAAGAGTTGTTGTATCAGTTCTCGGATCTTGCCAAGGTGCTACAAAGCAAGTAGGAGTATGATGTTTCGAATCATACTCCACATAAAGAACACCAGAGAATCCCCAACTTTTATGGTTGTGAACTGTCTGATGATCTCCTTGTTTATATCTCACTGCCCAACAATCAGTCATACTACAAGTTACTTGTGCTTCCTGACAGAACTCAAACAGTTGAGGTCTGATGAGGTCTTGGAAGTAATGTAGGTATGACTTTTTATTTGTTTGGCGATCAGTCTCAAAAGTTTGAAGAGTGGTTCTTACAAACTTTTGAGAGTTGATTCTGTTGAGAAGTCCACGGCGCTTAAAGTCCCAGTCGTCTATTTGGTATTGGTATGATGGATATTCAAAGAGTGGTGCTTTCATACTGGCAATCTCCAACCACGATGATGATCTACTTCAAATCTTGATAATCTTTGCATCTGTCTTTTACTCAATCCAAAATCTTTACAATGTTCATCAATATCATCAACTTTTACAATATTATTATCTGGCGATAAGAAATAATAAGTTTTCAATCTTGCTTTTCGGCATAACTCCCTTTGCTCATCGCTCATAATCAAGTTTGGTCTAATCGTATTTGTTATTTTAGCAGTCCAACCTTTATAATGATTTCTCTTTCCCATACAAACATAACACATAGTAGGGTTGTGTAAGTTATGTTCTAAACAAAAACTTTTCAAACTTTGAGTAATATATTCTTTACCATTTGGATCTGTAATCAAATATTCATAAACAAACTTTGTTTTTCGCATCTTATCAACGTGTTCTTTTTTGGATTTCACACCACGACACCTATCACCAACAGCATTACCAACTCTTATTTTTAATCCTTCATAAAGACGTGAGTTGCAATAATATTCTTTATCACCACTTTTATGATGATTCATTTTCCAAAAAGCGTGAGTCATCTTTATTGTTTTTGGATGCTTTTCTCCATACCTTTTGATAAATGCTTTTTCTAATAGAGAGTGAGCAATATAATGTTCTCTGGCAGTCAAATATACAATCCTTTTGTTCCCTTCTGTTGTCTGCCCATAAAGAGATCTTGGAAAAACGTGATGTCCTTCCACATACATTTTCACATTTCTTTTGTTGTAACCTCTTTTCTCTGCGTTTCGTATAAGGTTACAGTAAGTCCTTAGGTAGTTCATAACTGCTCTTTGGTTGGTGACGTACTATTTATGCAAGAAAAGGGCACCAGAGCGCCCCATTCTACCTGAAATGTGTCACCAACCCAGGCACTTATATTTAGGTCACCGGGCACGGTCCCAGGCGCAATGTGCCCTCTGCCCATCTTGTAACACGTAGTGAAAAAATATTTGATGGTAGTACAACTGTTCTTGATTTTTACCAAATAGTTTTTTACCTTTTCTATTAAGTCCTGGCATTGGATCACGCCAATGAGGTCTGGAACAACCTTTATAAACCATTCCATCACCAGGTTTCAGAATCACTGAACGATTCTCACCAGGAACTAATACCTGTGTCTTCTTTTTATCTGCATAAGTATCTGGTGTTTTAATCCAGATCGGCCAGTCAGCATCTTCACCAGTTAGATTAGTGCTGATATGAACCGTTACAGAAATCTCACAAGCATCACGATCTGCGTGACGGGTAAGTTCTTGTCCTGGGAAATAATAACGATCATAATAATAGGTATTATAAAGTTTACGTCCCAATACTTCTTCCAGTTTCATACGAATACCACAATGGATTTGGCGATATTGTGGATGCCAATAACGAGCAAGAGAACCTTCAACTTGCATCTCAACTTCATGATGGGTGAACTGATCCATCTTTTTACCCCACCAGTTCAGTTGTCCACGCTCTTGTGGAACTGGATGATAGAGTTCCTCAGGATTCCACAAGTCTTTAATAACTAGATATCCATTCTTTTCAAAGGATTCGTTGTGAGTCCAGGCAGTACCTGTATTCATCCTTTCCTGCATCATCAGTTGCAGTTCTGTCATTTGTTCTGCCATTTTCTACCTCACTTCCAGCGTTTGCCAACCGTCCATCCAACAAGGGATTTACGGGTTCCTTTCGTAACTTTAAGAACTCTGTGCTGTGTGCGAGAATCAAACAGGATTACAGTGCCACGCTTACGAGGTGCAATATAACTATTACCTGCTTCATCAAGAAGTTGCAGGTTTCCACCTTCATAATCATCGGGGTCGCTCAACTGAACCACGAAAGAAAGTTTCCGTACAAGTTCAACATTCTCATTCAGGAAGTCTTGTGCAAGACCTTCTTGACGATTACCAACACTTACGGGTTTGTATTGAGTTGCAAGTCCTGCGTCATTATGCCAACCATAAAACTGTCCCTCTTCATACTTTGTAAACTGCATTGATTCTCCATCAATACAGTGCAAGTCATAGAGGAAGTTCTCACGGTTTGCTCTTTGAATGTAATGCCATACGAATCCACCAACCCAATGTGTGGTAGGGATCCAAGCATTTTGTGAGTTTCGTTTATCTTTATTGAGTGCGTCTCCGTGCAGTCGGGAGTCCGCCATTTGCTCTTCGAACTTTTCTGTGAGATCTCGTTCGATAATATCTACTACGTCTTCTGGTAGATCACTGAAATACCAAATTGATTGAAATGCCATATGTGAATAATGTATTCAGGTTTATTATATATGAGATTGGTTAGAATGTCAAATTACAGATTATACTTTTTACTCATACGGATTTGCATAAGAAAATCTAGTATTAAATTTCGATGAATTCCAAGCATATGTTCCATTATATACTCCACGATCAGCAACCCCAACAGAAAAATTACTATTAATAGTTTGACCATAAGTATTGGTAGAATTTGCTCCCGATGTAGTAGTGGAAGCATCATTTCCTGTGCAGTTATAATTATTACAATTACTACCACCAGTATAATTACTACCATTCCAAGTTCCCAAGTGAACACAATAATAAGAATCAGAAACTATTGCATCACTATTATCATAATGCATAGTAAATAAATCATTAGTTTGATCTCTAGCTCCTACATTTTGTATTGGATTTTGAGCGATTTTAGAACTGGCATTAACACTTCTAAAAACACAATTATAAAATCGACCCCTACTATTTGGAGCGTGAAATGCAGTCATATAATTAGTAGTTCTTGCAGTATCTCTAACTTTTTCTAATATAGCACCATAAATATCAGATCTAGTAGTAGAATCACCAGCACTGATGTGGTGATCACGACCAGCACCAGAATTTCTAGCTCTTAAGAGAGTTTGTCCTGGTGCAGCAATAACTCTAAAATAACTAGTACCATTATCAATGACACCAAGTTGACTAGTACTAGTATTCCAATCAATATAATGAAATCCTTTGATTACAATACATGAATTAGCAGCAAGTCCACTAGTGCCATCTACATTAAAAAGACTATAAAAAGTTCTTTTCGGTGCAGTAATAGAATTTCCAGAATTAGCATCATTTCCAAATTCAGAATCAACATAAATCATAGTATACCCAGCACTAGCACTAGAACTAATCAAAGTTTGATATGCATTTGGAAAATCTGAAAGGGAAAGTGCTCCGGCGACAGGTGATGCAGCAGCAGCACTAGCCTTACCAAACCCAAAACCACCTACACCCCTTGTGATACCTGTAAAGACAGGTGATTCTTTTTTATGATGTTCAAACATTATTCAACCCTCCTTAAGGTCTTAAACCACCATATCTAAAACTACCATTGTTCGTGGCAAGAACATTATAGTTTCCAATTGTTCCAGTGCCACTTCCATTATAATGAATTGCAAAACTTACAATATCAATATCATTTGCAGTCGATGAAATTGTTATTGTTGATGCAGTAGCAACTCTTGCCGAAGTTGAGAATCCAGCAACATTATAAGGAGTAAGTCTAATATTAGTTCCAATACCAGTAGAACCAGTAGTATTACCAGTTCCAGTTGCGTTTTGTGTGAAGATAATCGTGAAGGTTGTTAAAGAGTTTTTTGTTGCAGGAAAGTCTCTTAATGAAACAATACCAACCTGCCCATTTGCAAGGTTATGAGTAAATACAGTTCCGTTCTGGGCATCACATTCTAATATAATATTTGTAGTCCCAGCAATAGCAACGGTTGATGCAGTACTTACAGTTTCTACTGCACCCTTAATATCAACGGCATTACTGAACGCAAATGCATCAGAGTTGCTATTCCAAGTAAAAGTCTTATCTCCATCAGAACCACCAAAGATTGTCAGTCCAGCACCATCTGCGGTTGTATTAGATGGAGTTGACGTAGTTCCAATACCAATGTTCTTATCTTCTACTACTAAATTAACAGTATCAATTGTTGTTGTGGTTCCATTAACAGACAGATTTCCGCCAACAGTTAGATCATTAAGAGTTAATGTGCTAGTTACATTAAGATTAGAAGCAGTAATAACACCAGCAGTCGCATTAAGATTTCCAGTTACTGTTAGGTTACCAGTGTTAGTAAAGTTTCCACTATTAGTAATATTACCAGAGTTAGTCAGGTTACCAGCATTCGTAATGCCACCGGTACTTGTAACAGAAACAATACCCGTCACCGCAAGAGTATTAGTTTCTGGAACCGTTACAACCGATCCAGTTCTTGATTTAATATTGTCTACTCTTAATGTTGACATCTTGAACTTTCTTTTTAGTTATTTAGATTAGTTTTCTTCTATGATAAGGATGCACCCATCACCAATACTTAATATAGATCCCGTTTCAATATCAACTGTCGCATCTTCATCGTGAAGTATAAAGGAAGTTTTATATGGAAATTCAATATCAATATTAGATTCTACCACATTTTTTTGTGTATTTCGAAAAGTATTATCAACAAAACCTAACTGAACTGGAATTGTCATACATCCACAATACTGAAGAATACTCCACTTCCAACACTTAATGTTGAACCTGATTCAATATCAACAGTTACATCTGGATCAGCATAAATCAAGGCAGTCTTGTTTGGTAGTTCAAGATCAATGTTAGAGTCTATCACATTCTTATAAGCAAATACTGTGGAATCATAAACAACTGACGCTCCACCACCACCACCAGAAATACTAATATCAACTCTGTTATTGTGAACAGTAATTGTATTTCCGGTTCCAATAAAGTTTAGCGCAGTTATAATGCCACTATGAATTGCAGTACCACCAGAGTAAATACCAATCGCCTGAATACCACCAGTTGCAGTTACAACACCAGAAAAAGTTGCTTGAGTGCCATCTATCTGCCCATCAAAATTTAATGGACTATCAAGACCTTTTCCATCAACCTTTGTAAGTCTTTCTAATGCCATAATGCCTCCTAGAATAGACCAAGAACATTAGTTTTAACTGTGGTTCCAGCAGAAATATGTATTGTAGAACCTGCGGAAATTGTGATATTTTTTGCTCTCACAAAAGCAACATTTCCTTGTGCATCAGTTGCAGTTATAGTCTTTATACCACAACTTGCCCCACCAAGAGTGAGAGTTATTGGTGTTGCAAAAACCTGATTTAATCCACAGTCTTGTCCAACAGCATCAGCAAATCCACTTACACCAGTTAAACTAGATCCATCGCCACTGAAAGATGTGGCGGTTATAATACCTGTGGAATTAATATTATTGACTTGATAATCTTCACCTGGTTTAATTACACCTTGTGTAATTTTAGTGAGTGCCATATCAGGTCATCTCCAAAATAGTCAGAGCAACATCAAGACTATTATTTGTATCGCTAATAACCGTTAAGGTATCCGTAGCTTCTAATACTACTTTATTTCCTTGCATAAACTCCAAAGAAGATCCTTGTGGAATCGGAACATTTTTAAGAAGTTTAATACTTTCTTGACTGACTCTGCTGACTCCTACGCCAACATTAATGCCAGACCCAGATACATTAGCAAGCGTGATTCCGATTACTGTCGTGGTAGTCGCCGCAGGAACAGTATAAACCGAAACCGTAGTGACTCCTACGTTTGCCTTCGTTTTGAGTTTAAAAGTATTAGCCATTTATATCATCCGAATGCAATTGAGAGTCTAACTGCTTCATCGAGAATGTTGTTTCCACCAACTCTGATCGCTGTTGAACTATTTATATCTCCATTCACATCCAGTTTATACGCTGGTGCAGCACTTCCGATCCCCACAGAACCAGTTTGAGTATCATATACAAATCTATCAGTTTGAGTAGAAACTCCAATAATTGAAGTGCTTGCTCCACCAACAAAAGCAATATCCTGAATTCGTGGAGTAAATACTGTTGATATACTTAAAGATCCACCACCAGAAGCAGAAGCAGCGGCAATTGCAGTAAAGTCAACAACAATTGTAGATCCATAACCAGTAATACTGATTCCAGTTCCTACAAAATTAATATCAGTAAATCCAACACCAATTCTATTGGTAACAATTCCAGACTGTGGATTTACTTGATCAGATCCTACACCAACACCAGCAACAAATAACTGACCATTTTTATAAAGGTCACGTGTGAAGTTTATGTCACCATAAACGTCAAGTTTATATTGGGGATTGGTTGTTCCAATACCAACATAGGGAGTCGCAGTTGTAGCAATTCCAATATTTCTGCTGGAATCATCTACACTTATAAATGAACCTAGTTGCGATAACTCCCTATTATTTGCCATCTTATAAGATTTCTCTTGTAGTTAGTCTTTATCTATAATATTTATCCTCACAAATTTCAGGCGAACAGTATTATTCCAAATAAGTAACCTTTACCACAATTAACCCAGGTGATCCTGGACCACCAGGAGCACCACCAGAAGTATTACCATCATATTCTGCACCACCGCCACCGCCGCCACCACCAGCGCCATATCCAGTACCACCAGCACCACCTGTTCCACCATAACGAAATGCATTTCCACCAGCACTTGTAACTGTATATCCTGTTCCACCAGTTGTTCCAGATGTAGTTGGGATTGATGGTAAATTTTGTGCGGGTAAAGATCCATTTGATGAAAAATAAACTCCACCTGCTCCACCAATACCACCCTTTCCAGCAAATCCATCTCCTGGTGGAGATCCATCAGTACCTTTTGGATATGCAGTAATTGTGTAATCACTAAAAACATCTCTGACTGGTTGTGGAATTGTTAATAGAGTTCCACTTGGTCCAGGATTAGGTCCAGAAATTGGTGTTGGATAATTTGATCCCACGGATATAGGAACTGGACTAGATCCTGTTTGATTCAATAAAACGCTAACAAATCCACTCGATCCACCAGCACCACCTTGTCCACCATTTGATGAGTATGATATTCCAGGTTGTCCTGCACTACCTCCACTACCAGCAGTAATACTAAAATAATCGACACTTTGCACCTGTGGAATAGATGCCAAGTCAAGAGTTCCTGGTGAAGTAAATTGAAAATATTTCTTTAACAGTCTACGTTGTGTTCTCTTTACAGGTTTTCCAATTCCTCTATTGAATCCAACTCTTGAAAATATTGGAGACATAATTAACGATAACCTCCATTGACAACACCAAGAATATCATAGTTTGCAGTGCTGCTGGCAGATCCAATAGTGTTAATGCCGGTAAAACTATAAATGTCGTAACCACTTGTTGTCGTTACACCAGAAATAGATTCTAATAGAGATCCACCAAACCATTTAATTGTTTTTGATACACCGTTCAGTGTTATTGCAGTACAACTTCTTGCAACTCCAGTTTGATTTACAAAAACACTAAACGTAATAACGTGATTATCAAAATCAGAAGTTGTAGGAATACCTGTGACTGCTAATGTAATATTGCCAGTTGGATTGGTTGCAAATCCAATATTAGCGCCATTTGAATTATAAACTAAACTTACAGTGTTTCCATCTGCTCTTGTAAGTTTTTCGGCAACATTTACAAATCTCAATTCATTTGGAATGATTAATGAAGATCCACTAACTTCTAATACATGACCCATCAAGGAATGCACTGTGCATTGATAATACAAAGAACTTGGTGTCGCTTCTGTTACAAATATTTCAGTGTATGCTCCTATACTTCCAGCAGTTCCGTTTGTAGTTACATTAGTTGAGTATAATGTATTTCTATTTGCATCCAAGTAAAATCTAAATGGGTGTCCAGAGTTTGAAGAGTCTGATTGATCAAAACGATAAGTTTTACCTGGAAGTAGTGTTAAAAATGGTGACTCTATACCATTCAAATAATATCCATTACCAGATCCACTTCCATAATAACGATGATTTGTTGTCTTCGAAGCAACCGTGACAGTATAAGTTAAAGTGGTTGAACTTGCCGCTCCAACCAAAGATTTATATCCTGATAGTTGTTCTGCTGTCGCAATGCCACTTACATTAATACTAGTGGATTGTATTTGAGTTAGTGTTGAAACACCAGAAGTTACAACCAATCCACCCGAATCAATTCTTACACCAGTTCTAGCAGTTACAAGTCCAATAGAATCAATATTTGTTACATCTTCATATGTCAATGTTCCAGCAATACTTACATTGCCACTGAAAGAAGCACTAGTAGCAGTTAAAAATCCAGAAACATTTAAATTATTTGTAGAAGTATCCCCTGTGATAGAAACCCCAGAACTAGTGGTTTCAATCTTTTTAGAATTATCATAATAAAGTTCTACTGATCCCCCACCTAGGAATCTTGCAAAAGTGTCATTTGTTGAGTGTTGTTTGAAATCAATATCAGATCCAGATACAATAAGAGATCCCGATCCAGTATCCTCAATATATGAGTTTGATCCATTATTATAAATTCTTAAATCATTATTGTCGCCAATATTTAAATTATATCCGTTTCTAACTTGAACTGCACCATCAAATGTAGAAACACCAGTTACTCTTAAACTAGTTGCAGATACTGCTCCACCAACAACTGATGAAGATACACCACTAACATTAGCATATGTAGCAATTCCAGATGATGCAACAATCCCTGTTAGTTGACTTCCACTACCTACAAAAGAAGTTGCAGTTACAATTCCACCACTTATTGTGACGCCAGTTCCTACTTCGAGTCCATTTTTGACTCTAAAATTCTGATTAGCCAAGGTTCACTATCCCCTTAGTTTTTAGATATTTATCAGACCTTAATTGCCGTGAACTTAATCTTATAGTTTGTTGCAATTGCTGCTGATGGAGTTACAAGTAAACGAATGTTTCCACCAGAGATGTCAACATCAAATGTTCCAAGTGAATCTATTGTAAAGACTGTTCCATACTCAGTGTTATATGCAATCAGACCGTCATGAATAACAAGTAACTTTGTTAGATGATATTTTAATCCTTGTGTTGCCTGAATAGTGTATTCAACTGAACGATATGTTGAAGATGATAGCGTATGAATTGCAGTCTGAGATGTTGTTGATGTTGTTGCAGTTACCGTGTAATCATTAACCCAATTAGAACCATTATATGTAAGATTTTCACCTGCCGCTGGTGGAAGATTTAAAGCAACATCAGAAAGTTCATCTAGGACTGATGCGCCACCACCACCACCGCCACCACCAACACTAGTCGTATTGTAAGAAACAAACTCAACAATATCATTAACAAAAGCAGGAGAACTCAGAGTAATTGTAGTTCCGTTTGTTGCAGTATACTCACTTGAAGTTAACTTAACACCATTAACAAATACATCAAGGAAGTTTACATTATAAGCAAAACTAAATGATGTTTGACCATCTGTTGCAACATTGGTTTGGGTGGTTCTTAAAGTTGGGAATGTTGCCCAAGTAACACCAACACCAGTTGATTGTAAATATTGACCAGAGAATCCTGTTGTAGTTCCTGTGCTTATCGCACCAGTGAATGTAGAAACACCAGAAACACTTAATTGTGTAGGAGCAAAATTAGTTCCACTTAAAGTATTTGTGGATGAGTTATAAACTAAATCGGAGTTCGTTGCCGATTGAGTCATTGTGCCAGTTGTCTGGCTGGTTAATACTAATCTCTGAGTTCCAGATGCGGCATTTAATGTAGATCCAGTGTTAGCAAGATTTGAACCATCACCATAGAATGCAGTTGCACTTATGATACCAGTTGCTGGATATGCGGTAATTGCAGATCCAATATTGACAATATTATTAAATGTTGAAACACCAGTTACATTTAATGTAGTTGCACTAGCAACTCCAAGAGAACTTGTACCAGTAACAGTGATGTTGCGAACTGTTGCTTCATCAAATACAAGATCATTTTGAATGTATAGGTTTCCACCGACATAAAGATCACTACTAAATGTACCTACACCAATAAATGTTGAAAGACCAGAAACACTAAGTTGATTGGAGAATAGTGATGTAGAAGTTGTAACTCCTAATGTGGTAATTCCAGTATTAACTACTAGAGAATCAAATGTAGGAGTATCTGATAAGCGAACAGTTGCAATACCATTTGGTTGTGGGTCTGCTGTCGCAATAATATTACTTCCTACAAAATCAAGAGTTGTAATACTTCCAGCAGTTCCTACAACAGATCCTTCATCTTTAACAATAAATCCGTTTAGGATATTATTAACAGAGAAGATACCTGGAACTTCTGCCCAAGTCCAACCACCTGCACCATCCGCCTTTGCAAGATATTCAGATCCACCAAAGTCAGTTCCATCAGGAGTCAGTTTTGGAGCATGAAGAGTTGCTAATGTCGAAACACCAGAAACACTTAACTGGTTTCCAAAAATGGTTGAATTACTTGTAGTAATTCCAATGAATGTCGAAACACCAGAAACACTCAGTTGATTTGTGAAGAGTGTTTGTGTTGTAGTGGCACCAGATCCGAGTGTTGTAATTCCACTGATAATAACATCACCAATGACCTGCAATTTAGCAGTTGGATTTGTTGAACCAATACCAAGATTGCCACTGGAAGGAACGTATCCAACCTCCGTATCAGCAATACCAATTGAAGTAACACCAATATTATTTGCAAAAGTTGGATAAACTGGTGATGCAGATAAGACCTGATTAACAACATTAAATGCATTAACACCAAAAAGGTTCGAACCATCTCCATAATATTTGATGGTTGTAACACCAGGATTTGATGATGTAATAATTCCAGATGAAATTGTTACTCCATCAATAGTTCCAATACCACTAATATTAATTTGTGGTGCTTGAATGGTATCATAAACTGTTATGCCATATCCAGTTGTTTCAAGACGCTTAACATTATTGTGATATAATTCAACAGCACCATTGTTTATAAAGCGTGCTTGATATTCACCCTGGGCAACATTATATACGTCAACACCTACACCATCAGATGCAAGAACAAGACTTCCAACACCAGTTTCTCTTAGATAACTATTGGATCCATCGTGGAAAATTTGTAAGTCATTACCATCACCAAAATTAAGAACATCAGTATCACCAAAGTATGCATTTCCTCTAAATGTTGCTACACCAGCAATTTCTATATTTTTGGTATAGAGTTGTCCAGTAGTTGTGAATCCAAGAGTTGTAGTGTCAGTTACCGTTGCATTACGGGCAGTAAACTCATCAAAGAATAGATCATCTTTAATATAGAGATCACCACCAACATAAAGATCTCCACCAGTAGTCGTAATACCACCAGCGGAAGAGAGAGTTGTGAGACCAGTTACATTCAGATCATTTGGAATGAGAACTGTTGGGGTGGATGTTGTAGTGAAGTTAATCGCTTGATATCCTTGCCCATTATTAATACTTGAAGCACCAATGGTTCCTTGGAATGCTACATTTCCAGATCCATTGTAAATGTAGAATGAGTTAGTTCCATCTGCTGCCTGAATAAAACCACTGCTAGGTCTAAAAGTATTTGCAGTGATAATACCAGTTGCATTTACGCTGATTGCTGATACAACACCAACAGTTGTCAGTCCAGCGACATTCAGATTTCCAGTAATTGTTGCATTGCGAGCAGTAAACTCATCAAATACTAAGTCATCTTTTACATATAAGTCCCCACCAACATAAAGGTCTCCACCAGTTGTTGTGATACCACCAAGAGATGCAAGAGTTGAAACACCAGTTACATTCAGTTGCTGAGATTGTAAAGTTCCAAAGATAGTTGCACCATAACCAGTAGTTTCAACACGTTTTACACCGTCATGATATAAATCAACTGATCCATTATAAGTTGCACCTATTAATTTTTCAAAAAGATTTGATGAATATACTTCAAAATTATTGGAAGTAATTCTAAGTCCAGTACTATAATCTCTTATATAATTTAATCCACCACCAACATTAGCATGATAAATCTGTAAATCATTACTATCACCAAAGTGTAAAGTATCTCCATCACCAAAATATCCATTACTTTGGAATATGACATTACTTTGGAAAGTAGAAATGCCAGAAACATTCAACTGATCAGTAATATCAATCGTGCCAGCATTGGAATTAAGTATTAGATTTCCAGTGCTGGTATCAATCGTGTTATCATCAGCAATACCAATACGAATATTATCAATTGTTGCTCCACCATTTGCATCAAGAAGTCCAGTGAATGTGGATACTCCTACAACTTCTAAATTATTTGAAAGAGTAACTTGGCCAGCAATATCCGCTCCACCATTTGCATCAAGAAGTCCAGTGAATGTAGAGACTCCTGAAACTTCTAAATTATTTGAAAGAGTAACTTGATCTACAAGTGTAACTTGACCACTAATATTTGCTCCACCATTTGCATCAAGAAGTCCAGCAAAGGTAGTAACACCACTAATGTTGACATTATCAAGTTCAGTTTGTCCAGTTACATCAATGCCACCATTAGAATCAATAAGTCCAGTGAATGTGGATACTCCAACAACACTCAGATCACCTGAAAGAACTGCATTTCTAGCGTTAATCTCATCAGCGAAGATATCATCAGCAACATAAAGATCCGCACCAACGTAAAAATCAGTACCAGTGGTTGTGATACCAGAAAGAGTTGAAACACCAGTTACATTTAAATTCTGCGATACATTAATATTAGGAGTATTGATCGTATCATCAGTAAACTGAATATCCCTAACAGCAAAGCGAACACCATTAGGAACTAACGTTGAACCAATACCAACCGCATAGTTGAACATCCATGCATCGGTTGTTCCAAACCCATAAGAGTTTGCAGCAACCCACATCAATTGCTTATAAGTTTTGGGTAGTGTGCTAAATCCAGCAAGAGTTAGATCAACTAATGGAGAACCTTCGGTCGATGCAATCGCAATACCACCGTGATTTGCAGTTACATCATTTGAAATATCTTGCCCAAAAGCATCAGTCGTAACACCAAGAGTTATCTCTTTATCAAATACTTTTAAGTCTGCTGCTGTAATAACTGTTGCAGTTCCACCAATACTGAGGTTTCCTTCAATACGAACATTATTGTGGAAGACTGCCTGAGTATCGTAAACATCAAAACCTGTCTGAACATTCAGGTTATTAATTGTGGCAATACCACTTACATTTAAATTATCAAGTTCAGTTTGTCCAGTTACATCTAATCCACCATTAGCATTGACTTGACCAGTAAGTGTTGAAATACCGGATGCTAAAAGATTTCTAGTAACAACATCGGCACCAACAGTTGCACCACCACTGATGCTAACCCCACCAACATATAACTGATTTGCAACATATAAGTCATCACCAAATGTTCCGACACCAACAAATGTAGATGCACCACCTACATTTACATCACCAGTAATATTTGTAGATCCAACAACAAATAGTGAATGTTGTTGTGCATTGGTTGTCCCAATACCAACCTTCCCAATCGTCTGTAAGACTGTGCGGTTCTCGGTAACTGATGTAATACCAAGATTAAGATTCTGTTGTCTGCCGCTCTTATATGGTTGGGACATTTCTGATATTAGTTAAGAGTTTCTAGGATGCTTCCGATGAATTTAATATTGGTGGCACTATTCGAACTAATCTGAATAGAATCACCACTTTCAAGAATCAATTTACCAAATAATAAATTACTAGAATCATTTGCTGGTATTGGTAGATCTTTTACAATTTCAGTAGTTACCGAAGATCTTTTATGAGAAAAAGAAACGGTATGCGTATCAGATCCAATATTTGCTGCCTGTGCTAGCAAAATAATTCCACTGTATCCGACAGGTGCAGTATAAATTCCGACAGTATTAACACCAACAACTTGTGTAATAGTCTGATATACGTTTAATGGTAATGGCATTTTAATCTCCTCCTAATGCGAGTATAAATGGTGTCATTGTGGCAAACAAACTCTTAGAATAGAACGTACCAGAAATCGTTCCTGTAACTTGGTTAATCTGAACACCATCACCAATTCGGAAATTTCCTGATTGATCAGTGCTTGTATAAACAACTAGTCCACCATTTCTCGCATCAGTCTCATTTTCTTGAATAGGAACACCACCTTGTGCAGGTAAGCAAGAATTTATATTTGTTCCAGAACCAATATACTCAAAAGAATGTCCAGAAGCTAATACTCTACTTTGCTTAAAGAATGGAACTGTTGTTCCTACACCAACATTATATGGAATATTTTCATTCAATGTAACTGTACATATTCCAGATGATATTGGAGTAGATCTGACTATTGAATAGTAAGTTGGAAGCAACTCTGCCGTACCCGTTGCTGTATTTATTCCAACATCAGGAGCGGAGAAAGTAACAGTTGGTGTTGAAGTATAACCTCTACCATTGGATACCATTTCAATATTTGTAACTGATCCACCAACCAATTCTGCAACAGCAGTGGCAGTAACACCCCAATCATTTCCAGTGCTTGGATCTCCAATCGTAATAGTTGGAGTAGAGTTATATCCACTTCCAGGATTTGTAATATTAATATCATTAACAGTATAATATAAATTCTCAACATAAACGACCTGACCATCAAAAGGTCTTATGATATCGACTGCAACTGTACCTCCACCAACATAAGTATGAGGAAGAGTTGATGCCCCAACATAAGCAGAGAAACTATTTGCTGCACCAACAGAATCAACAGTAAATACATATCCATAATTTCCAGTAGGATATGTCAACGTACCTGGTCCTGATGGGCAAGTAAATCCAAGACCAGCAATTGTTACGCCCATTCCAACACTTAGATTGTGATCGGCGTTTGTTGTGATCGTTAAAAGTCCAGTTGTATTATTATAAGTTGCAGTTTGAACTCCAAGTGTTGGAGTTGATAGATCTAAAATAAGAGTATCGGAACCTGCATTTAGTGATGAGGTTATAATTCCAGTGTATTGTTTTGCACCAACACCATCAGCAACAAGAGCATAATTACCAAACGAAGCGTTAGAGTTTGTCAGATCACAAGCAGCGCCTGATCCACAATATACAGCAATATCATCACAAATTGTGAACAGAGAAACTAATTGAGCATATCCACTGTTTGTGATTGAGACTCCAATACCACCTTGATTATATTGAGTATAAGAGTCAACAACCATTGACTTCAATGGACCAATTGCTTTTGATCCGTCAATCTTCATTCCGATACTATTTGGAATAAAGTTTGTACAATTCTGAATGTATGGTGACTGTGCAAAATATTTGATTTCATTTGGATCAAATGCAAAAATTGCCTTACCTGGATTCAGTGTTCCACTGTAAGACATTTCTGCAACATAGTTTCCAGGAGAAACGTAAAACAGATCTTGGTTTGCATTAGTAGGAACAACAGTGACTTCTCTTAAACTGTCACCGACAATACTAACCTGTGGTCCGATTGTAATTGGATTATCTTCTGTATAAGTTCCAGCAGATACTTTGACAACTGTTCCTGGAATCGTTGACGCAATTGCTACTGCTGCTTTAATCGTTGCCTTTGCATCACCTAATTTCTTACCTGTGTTTGTATCGTTTCCGTCTTTTGTTACGTAGAGAATATTTGTAACGGAAACACCCGAACCGACTCTGACTACATCCGTTCCAATACCAGGACGTGCTCTAAGTGTAAAAAGATCAGCATCAAAAGTATTAAGAGCTAATTCACCTAGTTGTAAATCTGTTACCGCTGGCACCTTTCCGGGCACAGCAGATCTTTTAATTCTAAACGGAGTCGCCATCTATTCGCATTCGGTATTTACCAAAATCAGCAGTATATACTGCTTTCATTTATTTATTCAAGATGCATTATTCCTTCTGGGACGATAGGCAAATAGATTCGTAGGAGGATCTGGTTTCATCCATTCTTCTATTTTATTCAATCTATCTTCACTATAAAAATCTTGCTGAACATACCACAACTTCCAGTACTCGTGCCCCTTCGATTGATTGCAATCGTGGCAGCAGCATACTACATTTTTTGTAAAGTCTGCACCACCTTTGGATTGGGGGACAATATGATCAATTGTGAGTTTCTCTTCCGACCCACAATAGGCACATTGATGTCCCCATTCTTCTTTTATATTTTGCCTCCACATTCGTTTCGCCTCACCAGAACTTGTTACATGTAAATTAAACAAGTATTCTTTTGGAGAATGTAGAGGTCCCATAAGTTATTGCAACTTATCTGTATTTATCTTTTTACAAGCACCTCTTGCCCAAGCACGACTTAAACTATTCACGTAAGAACACGCTTTTTGTTTCTTTCCACAATACGGACATTCCGCGTCTGGGGGATCTACAATGTATCCATCAGGCGTATACATCCTTTTCTTTTTTTGATTCTCAGATTGTTTTCTTTTTCGATGATTCATATAATCACAGGTTGCCCTTGACCTTCAGGAAGTTTGATCTGAGGCAGTTGATTAATTTTGTCAACCATCCATTCTTCCTGATGTTGCTTATAAGGTTCTGTATTGATTGCTATTTCATTAGTTGGTAGTGCTTTGGGCATTTCAATGTCAATTACTGGACTCATCAGGGTTTTGTTTTTTACAATCTCACGATTTGGTCCGTCTAGATGCATCATCATTCTTGCATCTTCAAAATTACCACAATCACAAATTTTTTTATGAGTTCTTCTTTCTCTTACTGTGAAATAATCTTCACTGTTGTACTTGTTCATTGTCTTGTTCCTTTTCCGTATTATACTCTCTTTTCATCGGCCTGTAAAGTTGGGGCCAAGTGTCCTGAATGATTTCTGCAAGTTTATAAGGTGTTTCTGATGTAATCATAAGTCTTGTAATACTGATAATATAAACATAAAAAATCCAAATGCTATGAATGAAAAAAGCATAAAGAACATAAAAAAAGGAGTTCGGAGAACTCCCTTATTTATTTTAGAGTGCGTTTCCTCTGGGAAGAACCTCTTCTGGAAAAACAAATCGTTCGTGGGGTTGATCTACTGGAGCCATCCAAGCACGAATGCCCTCGTTGAGCAGTATATTTTTAGAATAAAAAGTTTCAAATTCCGGATCCTCCGCAGCACGAATCTCCTGACTTACAAAGTCATAAGCCCTCAAATTCAAACCCAAACCGATAATACCAATAGAAGAAGTCCACAAACCCATAACAGGAACAAAGAGCATAAAGAAGTGAAGCCAACGCTTATTACTAAAAGCAATTCCAAAGATTTGCGACCAGTAACGGTTAGCAGTAACCATTGAATAGGTTTCCTCTTCTTGTGTGGGTTCAAACCCTTTGAAAGTATTTGAAGCATCACCATCTTCATAAAGTGTGTTTTCTACAGTTGCTCCGTGAATCGCACAGAGCAGTGCTCCACCCAGTATACCAGCAACTCCCATCATATGGAAGGGGTTGAGGGTCCAGTTGTGGAAACCTTGTAGGAAGAGCAGGAAACGGAAGATCGCTGCCACACCAAAGGAAGGAGCGAAGAACCAGCTGGATTGCCCCAGAGGATACATCAGGAAGACGCTCACGAAGACTGCAATGGGTCCAGAGAAGGCAATCGCATTGTAGGGTCTGATGCCCACCAGGCGGGCGATCTCGAACTGACGCAACATGAATCCAATCAGGCTGAAAGCCCCGTGGAGCGCCACAAAAGGCCAGAGTCCCCCAAGTTGGCACCACCTGACGAAATCCCCTTGAGACTCAGGACCCCAAAGTAGAAGAAGAGAATGACCCATAGCATCTGCAGGCGTTGACACAGCAGCCGTAAGGAAATTAGCCCCTTCAAGATAACTAGACGCCAACCCGTGGGTGTACCAGCTCGTAACAAACGTTGTGCCAGTAAGCCAGCCACCAAGGGCAAGATAAGCAGTGGGAAAAAGTAATAGTCCAGACCAACCCACAAATACAAAGCGATCTCGTTTAAGCCAGTCATCCAGGACATCGAACCATCCTCGTTGCGAAATTGGTTGTGAAAGAGTAGAAGAAGTCATAACCTCCTATGTATTTCTCATATTTATCTTAACATTACTTCACAAAGAGGTCAATGAGTATTAGTACTCATCCCCAATAAATTACTGAAAGAGTGAAGACGACAAACACAATAACTGTAAAACCCATCATACCTACTCCTGCCCAGATAACCCAGTCTTCCATAGGTTCGTGTTGATTATTATGAGACATTGGTTTCGTGTTTTTCCAAATATGAGTGAAGGTCCTTCAAATGTTCCGTTGCTTGTTTCCAGTCACCATCAAACCTTTCATTCAGGAGGTCATACATTTTAGTAGCACTATCACTAGTCATTCCGTTTTGGGACATATGAGTCACAAAGTCTTGTTTGTTCATAATTAAAAATAGTAGAATTGTAATTTTTGTTTTTCTTCTTTCACCCATATGAGGAAAGATAGATTTTAATAGAGAAGGAAGACGTATTTTGCCATTACATCCAACTCTGTAAAGTAACTTACGATTGCCCCTTTTGTCTTGATAAGTTCTAACACTCTTGGATTGAAATAAAGATGCTACTCTATAAACAACATCCTTATCAGTCATTTGAAGGTGAACGTATGGGTCATAATAAAATTTTACGTCACCCGTAGATTTGAGTGTGTATTTTCTTTTATTATACCCAAAGTGTCCTTCACCTTCAAGTATTCCTGCCAACCAAGCAGCATCAATATCAGACATAAAAAAGAGGGGTGTTTATTCCCCTCTCATTATACTAGGTTTTTCCTAATAAATCAACCGATGGTTGGAGCAGTCAGAGCAACAGGAGTGTTCTGTGCAGCAGCGAGGTCCAACGGAAAATTGTGGGCGTTACGTTCATGCATAACTTCCATTCCGAGTCCTGCACGATTGAGTACATCAGCCCAGGTATTAAGTACACGACCTTGTGAGTCAATGATGCTCTGGTTAAAGTTGAAGCCATTCAAATTGAAGGCCATAGTGCTCACACCAAGAGCAGTGAACCAGATGCCTACAACAGGCCAGCTAGCAAGGAAGAAGTGCAGCGAACGGGAGTTATTAAAGGAGGCATATTGAAAAATAAGGCGTCCAAAATAACCGTGAGCAGCAACGATGTTATAGGTCTCTTCTTCTTGACCGAACTTGTAACCATAGTTCTGTGACTCTTGCTCAGTGGTTTCACGAACCAGTGAGGAAGTAACCAGAGAACCGTGCATAGCACTGAACAGAGAACCACCGAAGACACCAGCAACACCAAGCATGTGGAAGGGGTGCATCAGGATGTTGTGCTCTGCCTGGAACACAAGCATGTAGTTGAAAGTACCAGAGATACCCAGAGGCATTGCATCAGAGAAAGAACCTTGACCGAAAGGATAGACCAGGAACACTGCGCTAGCAGCAGCAACAGGTGCCGAGTAGGCAACACAAATCCAAGGACGCATACCAAGACGGTAAGAAAGTTCCCACTCACGACCCATATAAGCATAGATGCCGATGAGGAAGTGGAATACAACAAGTTGGAAAGGACCACCGTTGTAGAGCCACTCATCCAGGGAAGCAGCTTCCCAGATGGGATAAAAGTGCAGTCCAATAGCGTTGGACGAAGGGATAACAGCACCAGAGATGATGTTGTTTCCGTACATCAGAGAACCAGCAACGGGTTCACGGATGCCATCGATGTCCACAGGAGGAGCAGCGATGAACGCAACAATGAAACAGATGGTAGCAGCGAGAAGGGTTGGAATCATTAGAGTTCCGAACCAACCAACATACAAACGATTGTCGGTTGAAGTGACCCACTGACAGAACTGTTCCCAAGTATTTGATTGTCGTTGTTGTGCAATTGAAGCAGTCATTGTTTTTAAAAGAGTAGTAAGACCATCAGGGAAATGGTGGAGTTACTATTCCCCAGTCACCCTCAGACTGGGTATGAGAGACGTTCTTATACACCCATAGGTCTCGGTTAACGGGTGTTTAACAATGTAACGAATTATGAGAGATCCGTAACATTTGTTTACCTATTTATCATACTACGGTTTGCCGTCCGTGTCAAGCCTTTTCGGGAAAATTTTTCCAAGTGACCCCAGTATTTTTAAGTTCTTCGTCAAGGTTCTTTATCTTTTTATCCAAATCTTTTGATGGTTTAGAATACTTGATAGCTTTTTTAAAAATTCCCATTAAGTATTAACGTCTTTTTACCTTATCAAGTATTTATTATACCCTATATTCATCAATCTTGTCTAAAACTTTATTGAGATATTGATGTGCTAACCACTTTGGATCATATCCGGATTTGTTCATCCACTCTTTATCCAGGTCATTTTTTATTTTAAGAACTTCACATTTTATTATATCCTTTGTCAACTGTCCTCTTGGCATAATACTAAAAAACTCTGCTCAATATTTAGAGCAGAGTTTCAAGTTATCTCTTATTATTTCAGACTTGTGCGGTTTCCCTCACAGTTGACTTCACGTAATCGAGAACCATTTCTGGAGTAGTCGCTTCGTAAGGGTCGGTGTCGGCATTGTCCCGTTGCCCCTCCTCAACGAATAGTTTCTCGATGATTCCGTTATCCACGACCGCAGCATAACGCCAAGAGCGACTGCCGAAACCAAGGTTAGACTTAGTGACGAGCATACCCATAGAACGTGTGAAATATGCATTACCGTCTGGAATGAGTTTTACTTTCTCAATGTTCTGGTCTTGCGCCCAAGCATTCATCACAAACCCATCATTAACAGAGATGCAGTAAATAGCATCGATGCCACTACCAATAAAGTCGTCGTATTTCTCTTCGAATCCAGGTAACTGATAGGCACTGCAAGTAGGAGTGAAAGCACCAGGCAGGCTAAAAATGACCACACGCTTTCCATTGAATAGATCAGCAGTTGTTCTATTTACAAACTCACCAGACTCACGAAACACAAACTCGACCTGAGGAACTTGATATTGTTCTTTACGCATTTTAACCTCCATCAGAACACGCCGGGAATGATTTGCCCAGTAGCGAGATAGGAACCCATAGCTGCTACGATTCCGATCATCGCTGCCCATCCATTAATACGTTCTGCCTTTTCAGTAAAAATTTTGTTCATTGTTTTTCTCCTTATTTTACTTTGGAATAGATAGATGTCTCACCATAATCACGGTGAATTTTATACCCAACAACTGCACCCTTCGTATTCATCAAAGCAGGCATAAAAGCAATTGTAAAAAATACTGCTGGTGCTCCAATAAAGAGAGCAGCAACAATCACATAATAAGTCAGCAGTTCAATTAGAGAGTGTTCCATCATAGGGGTGTTGTTGTTTTAGTTCAGGATTTGGTTGCGAAGGAACAACAGGGTTCCTTGACTTGTTTTTAATTACGATGAAAGCATCGTTTTGATAAGACACGGTTCCAAATGGTTTTGCCCATTTTGGATTTGCATTTGGACTGGTAGCAGTTCCTGTTACTGCTACTCCACCAATTTCAACAGAGATGTCGTCATCTGCATCCCATTCAAGTTTTTCAAGGGCAATAGCAAATTGCCCCAACATTCCAGCGGTCACAGATTCTCTTCCTGCTCAGTGAGGATTACACAATCACTGGTGGGATATGCTACACAGGTAAGCACCCAACCATCGGCAATCTGATCGTCATCCAGGAAAGACTGCTCCTCATTATCCACAGTACCACTAATCAGTTTACCAGCACAAGCAGAGCAAGCACCTGCCTTACAGGATGAAGGGAGGTCAACACCTGCCTCTTCTGCTGCTTCAAGAATGTATTGATCATCAGGACACTGGATAGTAGTCTCAGTGCCATCGGGGGTTTGGAGCGTAACGTTATAGACGGTCATTAGTAAGTCTCACAAAGTTTTTCTACGGATGCTGCCAACAAAACGAAGAAGGCAACGGATGTCATTGTAAAGAAGATTGAAGTCATTGTCAACCCTTAGAAGATCCCGAAGAAGAAGTTGCCAGTGAGAGCATAAGAAATGACCCCAGCAACAATGCCGACCATAGCCCAGCGTCCATTTGTGCGCTCCTTAATTTCGTTGGGAGTCATCATCCCATAGTTCTCATAGTACATAACGGGTTCTTTGGCAAACATATTTTGTTGCCCGTACTCATTAGTTGTTACAGTCATTGTAAATTCGTTAAGAATTGTTACACAATTATATAGCAAAAATAAAGGGGTGTCAAGCACCCCTTTGTTCGGATATCATAACATTTTTAAGTATAAATGCTTACTGTTTATCCTCAACTCCAGGAGGAAGTCTACCAAGATAAGGATTATAGTCAAAAAATTGATTCCAGTCTGAAATATTTGCAGACTCATTTCTCCAAAACTGCCACAGACCATCATGACTGCTACGATGAAATACATCTACGTGAATGTCATGAATATCAGATCCCAAATCAATCTTATACAAGAACAGTGGGATAGCAAAAGTATTTCCAGAGTTATAGATCAAATCATCTGCCACAGCACGAGGTTTGACTCCTTGATCGAGTTTATACTTATCACCACGACAATGAAGACGAATTAACTTTTCAGCGTGGTGCCTAGTAATCATATAACAGGCAGTTGAAAAATCATTTACAAATCTTTTATGCATCTGAACATGAACAGATGCAGGATTAATGATTGCCAATTGGATTACATCATAATCATAAGGGATTTTTGCATAGAAATCTTTCCAAGAAAATCCCCAATGTGCAACTGTACTAATATCACAATCATCTTCCATCATTAATGCACAAGGAGCATCAGAGGTTTCCAACCAATGCTTCATTGCTTTTAGATGTGAAGTTACACATCCAACTTCACCAGATGACATCATATCTGGGTAACGTCCTTTCAGAATGTCACCAAGATCTTTGTCATCTCTACCATCATAAGCAGAAATTCGTTCATAGTTTTCAATTTCCCAATACTTAAATTGGTCTTCCATAAACTTTGCCCTATCTGGTTTTTCATCCAGATTGATGTAGTAAATTGGTGGAAGATTTTTAAGTTTATATGCTGATTTGTTTTTGTCCATTATTCAGAAAGAACGCTTTCTATAATTTGTTTAAATACTTTGGTTTTTCCAACAAGAGGATCATCTAATCCTCTCCAATTTGAATGCCAGTTAGTTGCTGCGCGATAGTGTAAAAACTTTCCATCCAAATGGAGTTCCATATTATACCCACCAGCATCTTTCTGTAAATCAATATCATTATAATGAGTTGGATACTGAACATCAGTTTCCTTCATTTTGATTCCAGTTTTTTTGAAATACCAGTAGGTCATACCACCAACATCTGTCATATGACCTTCAACAATACCATCAGAAAAGTCAATATTCTTATCTTCAATCTTAGGCATATTAAAGAACATAATACCATTCCACATATAGGTAACGTGCCCTCTTACCTGCGGAAGACCAGCAATAATAGCATCTTCCATATACTCAACAATATTAAACTCATCAATAAGAAACATATCAGAGTCTAGGAAGAATACAACATCTTCATTATGATTCTTACGAATAATATTATTATAAGTCCACTGAACAGTATCTGCACATGCTTGTGCAGGATTCATAGCAGATGCCCTCGGAGGTTTTTTATAATACTTCAACCCATTTTCAAAACAAACAGACTGAAATTCAGATTCAGTAGATTCAATAATCGAATCATCTACAATATGAAACTGATATTCATTCTTCAAAAACTTTTTAAAAAGTCTTTGTTGAAGTTCAACAAAATCAGGTCGGTTAACAACAGAGGTAAAAATATGAATCATAGTTGTGCAGAAAGCCAATCTTCAAGTTTCATTGACGGTTCCCAACCAAAAGTCTTACGAAGTTTTTGATTGTTTGCAAGACTCACTCTCGCTTCACCAGGACGAGGGGCAATATTTAATGTTTCATGATCAAACATTCTTGCAATCTGATTGATCGAATAGTTGTTTCCAGTTCCAACATTATATACCTGTCCAAATGCTTCTGGATCTGGGTTTGAAATTGCTGCCATAATATTTGCCTTCACAACATCACCAACGTAAGTAAAGTCACGACGTTGATTTCCATCACCAACGATTGTTAGAGGTTCTCCTGCTGCCCTCTGACGCATAAAAATACCAATCACGGGAGCATACTGTCCACGCAGAGGTTGACGCTCACCATAAACGTTGAAATAACGGAAGCACACAGTTTGGAGACCAAACAAATCCGTGTACATCTTACACAGTTTCTCACCATTTACCTTAGAAACTGAATATGGATTCAGACAATCATCAGGTTGCGTTTCAATATTCGGAGTTTGATTCAGTCCATATCCAGAAGATGTGGAAGAATACATCACACGCTTTACGCCAGCTTCACGAGCACATTGAAGAACTGTCACAGTACCAACGGAGTTAATACTGACTGCTTCAATTGGGTTTTCGATAGCAGGTTGAATCCGTGCCTCTGCTGCAATATGAAACACATAATCTACTCCATCATAGAGTGGACGTGTGTTTTCATAGTCACGGATATCGTACTTATAGTTTTGTGCCTTATCATTCCAATAAAATTGATCGTGGGCATCAGAATACTCGTTATCAATCACAACAACCTCGTGACCCATTTCAAGTAAACGGTCTACAAGGTTTGAACCAATAAATCCAGCACCACCAGTAACTAGTGATTTAGTCATACAACTCTCTCAGGTAAAAAGTAATTCTTATTATAATTAAAGCACTCCTCAGTAGGATAGCTTGTCAAAGGATTCACAGTACCGTGATATCCACTTGTTTGATAGAAGAATGGATCATCAAATGCGTAAACATTGAACCAACGCTGTATCTCAGCAAATCCAATATCTTGATAATCTTCAATGATATATCCAGCATGATGACATACCCTCTGGCACATTCTAACATATTCATCGGTTAGATACAAGATAGAATGTCCACCAAGCATATTATATGTCCGATACAGATCATCCTTGATATGTTCGTATTGTACATAAGGTCCAGAATGCCCATTCATTCTACCCCAGGATGAAATACCAAGATAAACTGCATCAGCATCATCGGGAACTTCAATCTCAGGGCGAAAGTTTTTGATCATACAATCATCTTCAAACAAAACGAATGGAGGATCAATTTCTTGCAACCCTTTAAAATGAGCAGCAGAGCATCCAGCAACAGGGCAATCTGGGCGAGGAATACCCTCAACACGAATGATAGTCTTGAACCCACACTCTTTGAGAATTTTTTGCATATTCTCATTTTTTTCAGTGTGCTGTTCAAGATTCATATAAACAGCAGGAATTTCTCTAAGATCTAAGTTCATTATGATTCTTTTTTAAAGCAATGATTTTGGGTTCATAAGGATACTCAGGATTATTCATCTGTTCCTCAGCAAAACAATATGAAGGAGTCAAACTAAGGGTAGGAGGATTATCGATCAGGTATCGATTCATTTGAGATTCATCGTGCCAAAGAGCAATAACTCCATTTTCAAGATCTCGATTCACGCGGTCAGCAATAACCTCCGCCATTTCAAGGAATCTCTTGGTTGATCCACCATTGAAACCACCAGCATAATAATTCTCACCTTCTTCACCATATGGAACATATGCTAGAGAATTAGGATTTCTATCATAAGTTCTTTCTTCTTTCTTATGAAAAGATTGATAAGGATGCATTGTGGCAACAAGATCACTTAGAACCTCATCACCAACCTTATCAACCAAACCCATATCAACATCAAAGTAGAAACAATAATCAAACTGAGAAATAAAATCTTTTTCCCTAATAAAGTAATTATACCTTTTCAAAGTTGGCATCGGCCAAGGTTCATGATCAATCTGACAAACTCTTACATTATCAGATGTTTCTACTTCATGATCGGTAAAAAGTAGACAATTAATTTCATGCCCATTAAGAAAATTCTCCTCGATATTATCAAGAAGTCTTTCAACAAACTGAATGTATTTGTTTGTTGCAATAGTCAGAATACAAATTTTCATTTATTTTTAATGTAAAGTGCATCACCCCACTTATACCAAGTTTCTGGCCAATGAGTTTCGACTCTTTCAAATCCATACTCACTTAAAAACTCATCCAATTCTTCAACCATAGGAATTCCTTCATACATTTCCCCACGATTGACTTCACAATACACATAATCAATTTGTTGAAGAGTTTTTTGTCCTCCTCTAAAAACTTCTAGTTCATATCCCTGAACATCAATATTGATGAAATTTGATTCTCCAATATCAAATGTATCAAGAGTATCAACTTCAACTTCTTCAGTTCCATCAAAAGACACATCTGGATGATGTTCCAGATGTTCTTTTGGTTTTAAAATAGAACTACTCTGTGCTTCATTGCTACTTAGATACATCGTAGCAGTTCCTTTCTTACTACCAAGGGCAACCTGATATCCCTGAATGTCAGCGTTTACATTCTGAAGGCGTTGAGAAAGAATGTCAAAGTTTTCAGAAAGTGGTTCAAAAACAGTTATCTTCTGAATACCATTATCAACATACTCTTGAATTTCTTCACCATAGTGAGCACCAATATGAACAACACCTTTAATGTTCATATTATATTTTCTTCGCAGGTTGGTAAAACTTATTAGCATTTTATTTTGAAATTGTTTTAGCGATTTGATTCAGGGTTCCATCCCAAGTCAAGTACTTATCATAGACCATTCTACCATATTCAAGATAATTTTCATACTCACCAGTTTCCAAAAGATGATCAACAATACTTGGAATAGTATCTATACTATTTTCATCGATAAGGATTGCTGCCTTATTCCAATCAATCTCATCAGCAAAAGGTAACCAAAATACATCACTAATATAGATGGGAATAGCATCCATCTGCATAGTTTCATACATTCTGAATGAAGTTGGTCCATACCCTCTTGGGGCAAGTCCAAATACAGAATCATATATAATATCTCTAAATGCCTCAGAAAGACCATTAGAAAGATTTACGGCAAACTTATACCCATCTATTCCTTGCAACTTATCACACATTACTTTACGAATGGGGTGAGTATCATTCCTTCCTGCAAACCCAACTTTGTTCATTCTTGTTTCTTTTGGAGAACCAGGATGAGGATCTGAAAGAAGTGGAATGGGAATATACTCTTGCGTTGGTGCTTTTGGTGACTTAGGAGAATTTGAAGAGGCAAAAACTTTACAGTTATCAATGGAAACTAGTGTTCCATCATCATACTGAACAACGGTAAAAAACTTCTCACCAGGATACTTACTTGGCAATTCATTGACCCAGTTTTGAATCTCTGCAATCTTTTCAGTATCATTTCCCCAATTACTACTACAATGATATTGAGTCCATTGAATAGGAATATAGATGTAATCACTATCAATATCCATTGTAGTGAAGTAAGAAAATGCTCTCTCCTCAATTAAAGGGTTAAGACCTTGATGAGGAGGATATCTAAATGTATTTTTAGGCAACCACTGTTGTGGAGTATCAACAATTCTGATCATAAGTCTAAGATTTTTGTTTTATAAAGATCTGCAGAAAGAGAAGAGTTGGAACCACAAGCATTCCAATAACTAGCACTTCTCAATCTATGATTATAATAAAATTCAGGAACAACTTTAAATTCACCACCATTCATTATCCAGAAGTAAGAAAATGCTAAGACATCTGCGTGGAGTAGTTCTGTTTGTTTATTTTCAAAAGGTTCTTCAATGAGTTTGAGATAAGCATTACGATTGAATACATAATTACCAGTATTTAAAAACCAATCAAACCACTTGGTTCTTTTGATAATTCCATCTTTTGCTTCTTCAATACCCACAATATCATATTTAAATTTGTAGTGTGCTTCATCAGTGTATCCGTTTTCTGCATTATGAAGTAGAAGTTTTTCCGGACAATAACAAATATTTTCTATTGGATCTACAATACCCTGAATGACACTAAGAGTGTTTTCAGTTGGATGATTGTCACTATCAAGAAGGTAAATCCAGTCACAACTAGAATTCTTAACAGCAGTATATTTGTTTCTGAATCCGCCAAGATTTACTTCGTTTCTGAATAATTTAATTTTACTAGTATTAAGATCATCAACCACTTGATTAAGTTTTTGCCATTCCTCTTCTGAGGAACAATCATCATTAACAACGATTTCTTTTACAAAATTATTGTCCAACGCATAATTAACTGCTTCTTTAAAATACTGAGAAGTATTATAAAATGGTATTGCTAATGTAATTTCTTTCATTATTTTAGTAAGTAATTGACAAACTCTTTGGAGGAAATAACCATATTATCATACTGGTCCATTTTTGTAACATCTGTATATCTATTAAATGGAATCCCAAGCACTCTACAAATATCAATATATTGATCACAATATTGATGTGGATTTGGCGGGTATATTTCAATAATATTAGTGTTCTTTGAAGCAAATAATGAAAATACCATTCCACCACTTTGAGGTGCTATTACACACTTTGCATTATTAAAAATTTGAATTTTTTCAGAAACTGTATAATCTTCAAAGTAGATTGCTTTAAATCCTAGTTCTTGAAGGTCTTCTACTAACTCATTCTCATTCAAGATATGCCTCCGTTTAATATTATTATCTCTTCGGTTACCTTCACACAAATGAGACTTGCTTCGACAAATGTAAATATTTTCATACTCACTAGTGTCAAATCCACTGACCCTAGAAAGAAAAAGATCTCTTAAAAATGTATATGTTGTTGGATCAACATGAAATTGACCACTATTGTTTGAAATATTAACTGGTTTAATGGAAGGAATTAAAATAGACTCACCGCCATTGGGGACAATATTAATAAGATCATTTAAAATTTCAAATGTTTCTTTTTGATATGCAGTATAATCTTCTGCATCGAAGCAGACATTAACTTTTGTAGATAGATCAATTTGCTTTAAAGATCCTACCATATAGACAAACCAATGGTAGATAAAATCTTTACCAGCTTCCTCAATTTTATATTTCATTTCCAAATAAAATTCCAATTTTCTAGTTTAGGACATTTTAACATATTTAAAAATTTATTATTACATTCAGGTCCATCACATCTGCGGTGTGGTTCATTTCTAGCATATGCATGAAGATTGATAGTCACGTCCTTCATTCTGTTAATACTTTGCATATGATAAACAAACAACGCTATCGAATTTTCAACTAAATGAATCTCATTAGCATTCTCAATAATTTTTGAAATATTCAAAAAATTATCAGTTAACCGATGTAAATTAATTATTTCACCACTTACATATTTTCTATCTATCATTTCTTCTTCCATCTCACATACCACAGAATAATTTGATGGGAGATCAAGAGATTGGTATAAATTATCCTCAATGTCTAAGTCTCTTTCATAATTAAACTTAGATATTCTTAGATTTGGATCTAAACCTACTTCTGTATAAAAAGAAGATGCATTATCAGTAGAAACGAAAGATTCTATCCCAAACTTATTAATCTTATTGAAATACTTACCATTGTTACCTGGATTAGAATATAATTCCCCAACTCTAACATCAATCACATCACATTCACATCCAGGATCAATAACACCCTCAACTGGAATAATTTTAGAATTATCCCTAAACATATGAGTCGTGAAAGGAACAACGACAGGAGTGTCATGAACTAGATAGACTTCATCATAAAATTCCGAAAGATATCGAATCATTCCATTTGTTGATATCCAATCTCCAAACGCATCATAAACTACAAATACCAAAGTTTTCATAAAAGTGCAGGATAATCAGTGCATATTCCAAAGGGTTTTTCATATCCTGGCATAAAAGTTTCAATATCTTCTTTATTAATTAAAGGAATAATAGTAGTATGATCTATCTTTTGAGTTAGATCGTGCAACCATATTATACCAGTTGATGTATAAACAAAACTATCAGAACTATGGCAAAAAGAATGATATGCCCAACACTCCTTTGCTGCTTCAAGATTTTTACAGTGTAACCATAAGTAGTGTCTACGTTTATCCAACCAATTATGGTCTACTTTATATTGTGGAAAATCATGCCCCAACCAAAGTTCACCATTGATTGAACGAACATCAATCTCAACATGAAATCCGCTCCCAATTGCACAATCAATATAACTTGGACGATTTTCTTTGTCAGGAACAGCACCACGAATGTTTCCTCTATGAGAAATAATAATCACAGTTCTTCAATCCTCAAAGATTTATCTTCAATAAACAAATCATAAAAAGGTTTATTAACTAAAAGTTCGTGGTACTTTGCCCCCCACTCATTCAACTGCCTAGTAGTAAGTTCAGTCCAGTCTTTTTGTTTTCTACTTCCTCTAGCAGTCCAATAAACAATAGTATTCCCTTCATCATAAAGTTTATTAATTTTCTCTATGTTTTCTAGAATAGGTTTTGCTTTTGTATAATCATGAGTTGTTCCAAAGTCAACAGATGTTTCTCTATGACAAATGGTCTCATCAATGTCAACATAAATCACTTTCATTGATACATATTTCTCCGATAATTTTCATTGGGACAAGTATCAACATCGGCAACTTCTTGTTCTGTTAAGAACTTAACTCCACCTAAAAGTTTTGCGCCAATAAAAATATCAGCAGACTTTTCACACATTAGAGTAGAAGCTGCACAATCTTTTTTAGATGCAGATGCTGTGATTATACCATGGTTTTGAAGTAGAATCAACTTTGGAAAGAATCCTTCATGATCTACAAATCTAGATACATGCTTCTCCACTAACTTCAATATTGATTCTCCTGGTGGTGCATAAGGGACAACACAAGACTTTGTACCATTCCTCACGATCTGATCGGGGAACCATCTATGCTCAGCAAAATCATAAAGAACCGATGGCTCAGAACACAAAATTTTAGTTGTATGTGGTGGATGCGTGTGAGCGATAAAATTTACTTCCGGAAAAGTCTTCATAATCCAAGCATGAAAAGAAGTTTCGATACTTGGTTTTTTATGAAGAAGTTCTATCTGTGCTCCATTAGTATTGCATAAGGTCAAATCTTCTTCTGATAATGTATGAAGACTTGTTCCACTTGCCTTAATCAAAAAAGTATTTTCATCTACCCTTACTGAGACATTACCCTCACCACAAATAGTGTAGTCACTGATTTCTCTTGCTAGTTCTAGTATTTCAGACATCTTTAAGAAATGTTGCTAACGTATTTAGATTTACCCTCCAAGGCGAGTTCAGACCCCCAGAAATAGAAAGAGACCCATCGCTTTCAACGGTCTCCTCAATCTTCTCAACAAACTCAGTATCATTAAAATGATAAAGTTGAGTATGACTCATAGAATACTCAAATCGAGTGTTGATATCAAAGAATAAAGGACTATTAATTGAAATGACTTTTGTTTCTGGTGGTGAAAAAATTACGTTACACATACCACCACCGATAGGACCAGCAACATATTTTGCAGAGTTAAACAATCCGATCTTCTCTTTCATCGTCATATTTTCACAGAAGATCTCCTCATATCCATAAGACTTAAAGAGTTCTACAACTTCATCTTCATTTATACAACGGCGGCGTTCGGTGTAGTTTGTACCGATATTTTCAAAGTTATTATGCAACCAAGTTCTACGTGAAATATAAATCTTTTCTGGTCCTTGATAATCACCCTTCATACGATTAATAATATCAAATACTCCTGCATGTGGTGGCGTATTTGAAAGTCCATTATGAGTCAATGAAGATCCAACTACAACAGTATTGTATAAGGTATCTGGGTTAAGAAACACAACATCTTTCTTTCTTATTCCCAAGAGTTCAAGACATTCCCAAACAAAAGGATATAAATCATCTTTGCCTTCTGGTGGACTTACTAAAAGTTTAAGATCTGGATGAATCTCTTTCTCATTGAAGTATGAATAGAGGTAGGGTAGAGTATCATAGATGAAGTGATAATAGTTCGCCATATTATACACAAAGTAGAATACAGGAACCGAACAAAAGTTCTTAAAGTGAAATGGATTATCCACTTCATACGCCATCGTTTCTTCATAAACTGTACCACGCCCAAGAGACATAAACATCTCTTTTGTTGGAAGAATTAATTTATGAGTTTGATGAGAATAAATTAGTGGTTGTGGATAGTGCTTCGATAATCCAGTAAATTGGCAGGAAAAGAAGTATGCAACTTCAATATCCCTGCCATTGTCATCATTTTCTTTTATAAGTCTTGTTCTTCCAGAGTTCCAGTATTCAATTGGTAAAATAGTCTTTTGTATACTCATAAGGATGCCAATCAACTTTATTGAAAAATCTTTGCCAATATTCGTAAGTTTTTAAATCGTTAGGTGTCCCCCAACAAATATAATTATCAATCTCAAAATTCTTGACTTTATATCCCAAATGAATTGCTTCGTTTAACATACTATCAACATAAAATTCACCATTTGTCCTAGTGTTATTCTTGTAAAGAGATTCAAGAGAACGATAAAAAATTTCTTTTGTTCTGAAAAACATAGTTCCAGTGATAGCATATTCATTTACAGGATTTTCTCCCATAAACTTTTTCACATCAACACGAGTTACATTACCATCACCATCACAGTTCACCCAAGAATATGCATTTGGTTGTAAGTGACTTGTATAGTTGTTACGATAAGTCCATACAATTATATCATTATTTTCATCATTCACCAAATCCAAAAACTTATCTGCATCATAAAAAACTCCATTATCGCAGGCAGAGATAAGAATAGAGTTATCTGGATCACATTGATTTACAATCTTTTCGGTTGTACATGCCTGCCCTTCAAGAACTTCATCAATCCATACAATATTTTCTCCTGGTGCTTGATACCCTTTCAAACAAGCATAGATAATCTCGTCAGTTTTGGGGAGGCATCTAACTGCCTGCTCAACCATATTTTTACCATTAACTTTGATGAATGGTTTTGGTTCAGTATATCCTTCCTTAGAAAATCTACTACCAGCACCCGCCATTGGAAGAGCAAGAGTGCAGTTTTCAAGTCGTACTTCTTTCTGACCTTCTAGTGCTTTGCGATAATAATTAGACCAACTAGTATAAACATCTAGATCAAAAGGAGTTCCCCACTGCAACATGTAGGGGATTCCATATACAGTATTATATAACCCATCCCTTACCATTAAATTATAAATTAAACTTACATAATATTCACCATTAATATTGATATCTTCATCCATCAACTGCTTAAAATATTTCTTAACATAACTACCCTTTCTAAAATAGTAATTACCAGCAGAGGCAAACTCAGACATCTTATCATCTGTAAATGGTTGCTTCTCCCTAACTTCTAATATTTTTTCATCTGGTCCACTATCATCAGTACGACAGAAAGCGTAGTTATCACTACCTAACATATGGGGATGAAATCCAGTGTAACAAATTACACACCCATCACACTCTACAGTATTCAAGTATTCCCTAAAATGCCTATAATCCCAATAAATTGAAAAATCACAATAATTGACAATAACCTCTTCATCATCATCAATTAAATGATCAAACTCTGATACAGAATATACTGGACCTTTTTTATGGCAAGGAATAGTGACTATTTCCTTCTTATCTACGAGTTTATCTAATACTTCAATAATGTCAGTTTCTTTCTTATGTTTATCATTAATAATAAAAACAAAGTCACTATCTTCTGGATATAGGTTGACTATATGCTCTATGACTTTCTTTCCATCTACTTCAATAAGATATTTTGGAATATCATACCCAGCAGCAGCAAACCTACTGCTCATACCAGACATTGGAATAACGACTTTCATACCTAAACTTTTTTTAGTATTTATTGGTGCCTGGAAGGATCGATAGTATATGGTTTATCAAAATATTCTACTCTTAGAACCTTATCATATACATTCTGAGTCACAGATGGTTCAAAATTACAAGGATATCTACCTTTAAACAACTCCAACATCTCCATACAAAAATTATAAGTTTCAGTGTATGCAAGCATAGAATTTCTATTACCATATACAATAGCATCAGAAACCCAAGGAACATCCTTACCATATCCAAGAGGTTCACGAACAACAATAGGTGCAGTATAATTGCACCAAGGAATTACAGAAAATATTTTGTAAGAATCTGTTATATTAATTTCTGGTAGAGATGAAGTTATAATATCAGAACGATATTTAATATAAGCATCATATTCAAACCCATTAGCATCAGCATACTTAGTCGCCATATCAAATGCATTTCTATCATTAAAAAACATTGACATTGGATTATATGGTTTTGGTTCTGAAAGATTTGTGTTGATGTTTATAAAAATATCTTCAAATCTTTTTGGAAATGTGTATGGATTGATATATAAACCCTTCAACCAAGTAGATAAATTTGTCCTTGCAATGTCATAATATTCAGAATCAATATCATTGATAGAGCAAAATAAATCAACCTCATACTTAGAATTTTGTAGTAGAGGGAGAAGACAAGATTGATAACACTTTAATCTTCCAGAAATTAATAATGCAACCTTCATATTACAATCCACTCAGGAAGATATAGGTCACTCAAATTCTTTGATGCATCTGCTCCACCAAACCAAACACTTGGAGAAACTGTCTTTTTACTATTTGCCAACCAAGCACCCCACCAAGAGAATGATGAATTAGCAATAATATGATACTGGCACAAAGACATCAAACACAAATCGACACCTGTACTATTACCTTCTGCAAAAATAAAACGATCACCTTGGAATAATTCTTGCTCTTTACACCAATCAATACCATCAGAAAAAATCATCACGGGAATATCAGTTGGCATATGTGTCAGACCTTCTACATAATATTCCAATGACTGAACAGGATGATGAGGATATTTTAGATAATCACCTCTACGAAGATGAATTGCAATAACTTCCGTATCTCCAAAGTTTGATTTAAATGCTTCCTCGGTTGGTTCCCGAATTTCATCAGCAAATGTAAATGCCTCACGTATCTGCTTTTCAATATGTTTGAAATATTTTTCAGTCTGAAAATAACCATATAGACTAATGTTATCTGGACAGTTATTCCAAAGGTTTTCATCTAACTCAAAACCAGATTCCATAATCTTAGGAAAATTAGTAACATACTTTGGTGCTTCCGGAATCTTGAAGCACTCAAACATTGTAATATCTGAGTTTACACAATTAATATCTCTGGTTGCTACGACTGCTCTTGGTGGTAAACAATACTCATATCCATGTCTTTGAGCAAGACCACGCAGAGCAGTATATTGAAACATCTGGTTTCCAAGTCTACCCAGATTTCCTAGATCATCATTTGCAAGCATTTTCTTTATACCATTGATAAGTTGATTCAATACCTTCACGAAGAGAAATTTTTGATTCCCATCCAAGTGCTTTGATTCTATCCACGTTCATCACCTTGCGGGGAGTTCCATTTGGTTTGGTAAAATCCCAGTTGATATCACGATCATAACCAACAACATCAGCAATAATATTTGCAAGTTCCCAAATTCTAACATCCTCACCCGTGCCAACATTAATATGTCCTGCATCTTCATACTTTTGCATACAAACGTAACACGCCTCAGCAAGATCATCAACATGCAAAAACTCGCGCATTGCAGAACCATCACCCCAGAGTTTTACTTCCCAATACTTACTATGATCCAAAGCAGCGTGGAACTTTGCAATCATTGCAGGAAGAACGTGTGAGGTTTCCAGATCAAAGTTATCATTCGGACCATAAAGATTCGTAGGCATCAGAGAGATGGCATTGAACCCATACTGTTGCCGATATGCTTGACACATCATAATGCCAGCGATCTTTGCAATCGCATAGGCATCATTCGTTGGTTCCAAAGGACCAGTCATCAACTGATCTTCTGTGATTGGTTGAGTTGCAAACTTAGGATAGATGCAAGAAGAACCAAGGAACAGTAGTTTCTTCACACCAAAGTTATAGGACTGCTGTATAAGATTGGTTTGAATCTGTAAGTTTTCAGTCAGAAACTCTGCTTTATGATTATTGTTTGCCATAATGCCACCAACTTTTGCAGCAGCAACAAAAACATATTCAGGTTCTTCCGAACAGAAGTACCTTTCCGTTTCATCTTGATTGGTAAAATCTACATCATCACGAGTTCCCTTGATGATATTAGTATATCCTTTACTTTCAAGATTTCTTACGATTGCAGATCCAACCATTCCATTGGCACCAGCAACTAATACTCTAGAATCACTGTCCATAAATGCACATATCCTCAACAAGTTGTTTAAAAGAAATCTTAGGTTCCCAACCTAGTTTTTCCTTTGCCTTTGTGGCATCACCTAATAAAGTCTCTACTTCAGCAGGTCGAAAATATTTAGGGTTGACTCGAATAACCGTTTTACCAGTATTCTTATCAATACCAACTTCATCTAGTCCTTCACCTTCCCATACAATTTTCATACCAAAATATGGTGCTGCTTCTTCTACAAACTCACGCACAGAGTATTGAACACCTGTGGCGATTACATAGTCATCTGGTTCATCTTGTTGAAGCATCAACCACATTGCTTCTACAAAGTCTTTTGCGTGTCCCCAATCACGTTTTGCATTTAGATTACCAAGTTCCAAAACATCTTGTAATCCAACAGAAATTTTAGAGAGTGCCTGTGTGATCTTACGAGTTACAAAAGTTTCACCACGTCTTGGAGATTCGTGATTGAATAGGATACCTGTACAAGCATACATTCCATATGCTTCACGATAGTTCTTAGTAATCCAATAACCGTAGATCTTTGCTACCCCATAAGGAGAACGGGGATAAAAAGGAGTAGTTTCACGTTGAGGAGTTTCTTGTACAAGACCATAAAGTTCGCTTGTAGACGCTTGATAAATACGGACACGATCTTCCATCCCCAAAAGACGCACCGCTTCAAGAATACGAAGAGTTCCCACACCATCGACATCAGCAGTGTATTCAGGCATTTCAAAGGATACTTTGACATGACTCTGAGCACCAAGATTATAAATTTCATCGGGTTTTACTTTTTGAATAATTCTTACAAGATTGGTAGAATCAGTAAGGTCACCGTAATGGAGATTAATAGAATCATAGATGTGGTCAATACGATGAGTATTAATAAGGGATGCTCGTCGGACAATGCCATGAACTTGATAACCTTTTTCAAGTAATAATTCTGCGAGATACGACCCATCTTGACCTGTAATGCCAGTAATTAATGCAACCTTCATAAAGGAAAATACTTTTTATCATTATACTAAAAAAGGAGAGTTTATGCAACTCTCCCACTAGGTCTTTCATGCACGCCACCAATTCTTTAACTGGAAATTGGAAACCAGGCGGGAGAGAGTCCCATCCGCACCACCAATCCTTGAGAGAGATTGGAAACTCATAACAGGGTCATTTTGACTCCACCACTTGGTTTTACGAAACCAAGAAAAGTTGGGTTAACTTTGATATCTCGGTAATACCAAAGAATGTGATTAGAAATAACACATCCCAGAGTTTGAGTTTGATAGCAAAAGGAATACCGAGTAGTCCTCCAATAAACTTAATGATCAAACCGTTTTTAAAATCTCCCCATAACATGATTTGATAACCAAGTAAGAGGAGAAAGTTGCCAATGTATCTCAGGATACTTGTTTTAGACATAAGGGGGATTCATCACCGACCAGTGCTGTTATAGACCATCCGTGTCTTCTTCATCGTCTCTTACATAACAAGGAACTCTATCAGGATCCAACCATTTAGCATACTCAATGTCTTCCATAGCGGTAGAACATTGAAGAACGTTATCAAAAAGATAGATATCGTTCCAGCGTTTGGTATAGTAGTTTTGCTTTTGCATACGATAATCGGGTTTGCCGTTTATCTCAAGAATACCTGTCTCAACAAAGCGGTATCCTTCACGTTCCAGGAGAACCTTGCTCATGCTTCAACTACTTCAAGATCACTGGCGACATACTCCATAAGCATTTCGTAGTCGTCAAGGGGGTCTCCCGAAAACACGACACCTTCATTTTCATAAAAGCGACGGACCTTTTTATAAAGTTTCGGACTCTTTACATCAAGGTAGAATTCCCCGTTAGCAGCAGAGCGAAGAGTGCTAACATCCTTTTTGAATTTTTGAATCAGAGACATTGTTTTGAATTGTTGCCTTAGTATTATAAGGTTTGTTGAGTGTTTAGTCAAGTGTGCCAGTGAAGAAACTGGCGATCGGAGTGACAGGGATCGAACCTGCGACTTTCTCATCCCAAATGAGACGCGCTACCTCTGCGCTACACTCCGAAGTACCGTTATTTATTTCGGTGTATAAGCATTATACCCATAATGGGAGCGATTGTCAAGCCCGCTCCGCAAAGTCCTAACCAGATCGGGCTTGCTGCAAGTGTTTCCACAATATGAAAAATCATCTTCCTCTCCAATTCTTATATTCATAGTAGAAGTATTGATCTACTTCATTTAAACCTGATAGAGGGGCATCTACACCCCACTCAGACCATTCTATACAAAACTGTTTAATATCGTGGTTATGGGATACACTATGTCCGTGCATCCTCACAAAAGAGGACATAGCAAACTGATACTTTTTATTGTGGATAGGCATTGTGAAGTCCCCAATTTATAAAAATTGAAATGACACTAAAAATACAAATTGCTTTGAAAATTGTGTTACTCATCTTCTTCGTCCTCATAAGTAGATGGTTCTTCAAATAATTCTTCTATCTTCTGTTGTAAAACTATTCTTTGCAATTCTTGTAAATCTTTTTCTGTTAAAGATACCATTAGTTTAATGTAATTTTAAGAAAAGGAAGTAGTGGTGGAATCACACCTACAAGTCTCAAAAGTCCCTCAGCAAATAAAGCAAGAACCACCCAACCGACGCACATACTAATGATAGAAGCATTACGGTTGTGTCTTCTGATAGCAGCATCAATCATCTCCTGCACTTCTGTGCGAGTTACATAATCATCATCAAAAGGTTCCATCATTTCTCATCTCCAAGAAACTTTGCAAGGGGATCTTTTCGGGTTTTGGTTATTTCAACTGCTCTCTTATAGAACATATTATCGGTGTTCCCAGAGGCTTCAAAAGTCTCCTTGATCTTCACCCAATTCTCGTAGGTGCGCTGATCCATAGGGTTAAAGTTGAATACTACTAGTTATGCTAGTGAGTATTTCCACCCTGTCAAGTTTGTGTTGATACAAAAATATAGATTAAAAAAATCTAAAATTTTGTAATATTTGTAACGGAGAGAACAGGAATCGAACCTGCGAAGCTTTTAAACCCAGCCGCTTTCAAGGCGGTGTCCTCGACCAACCGGACTCTCTCCAAAATAAGTCCTCAACGGACTTCAAAATCTAAACGCCTTACTTTACGTTGGCGTCTTGCTTCCTGAAAAGCAAGGTCTTCGTTTGAGAGAACACCAGATTTTGATTTGTTATGATAAGAGTTTAGCATAACAACCTTAGATAAGTCAAGTGCCGAAATCTTATCTCCACGAATAGTTGCCATATTTGGACAACCACAGCAAACAGTTTTAGTAGGATGCCCCTCTAACTCTTTGCCACAGGAGCGGCATCTGATTCTTAAATTTTCCATTGTATTATAAGATAATTATTTTTCAGTAAATGAGCGAAGCATCCAAATAAATTTACCATGTGCTTCATTTAAATCATCAAGAAGATTAATAGTACCTCTTGACTTTTGGTTTTCTGCTTCTACTGCGGCAGAAGAAAGCATTTCAACAATCTTTTTATGATCTTCAAGAAGATCACTAATCATTTCCATTTCAGAAATATTAGATTTTGCTTCCGAAACTCCAGATACTTCTACAACTCTAGATAAAGAACTAATTGGCTTAATACGAAGAAATCGCATATGCTCAGAAATTCTATCAACCTCTTCTTGAATAGCAGTATACTGCCCACCAAACAAATCGTGAATCTGCTTAAAATCAGGTCCTACAACATGCCAATGGTAAACCCAAGTCTTTTGAAACAGAAGAAAAAGACTTGCTTGGGTATCAGAGAGTGATTTATAAAGTTTTTCCATTATACTTCTGTTTTTTTGAAGTATTTATAAGTGGGCAATATCGGATTCGAACCAATGACCGTCTGCGTGTAAAGCAGCTGCGCTACCGCTGCGCCAATCGCCCAATAAAGTCAATATTGACTCATCATATATTCTACCGTATTTGCTACGTCATTCATAGCATCTCGTAGATTTTCTCTTTGACCCGATTCTTGTTTAATGATTGGGCGATGATCTTCAGTTAGGGTCCAACGCCACTGATTCATTTCATTACAATACCAAAGATTAATTTTCATTCTTGAAATATTCCAGTTTTACCCAATTAAGAAGTGCATAAACTTCTGTGATTTCTGACTTATAGTTTAGGTAGTCAGTATCATCAAACATTTTTTCCCTTTCAAAGAATTCGATTTCACTTGAAAGAAAATTAACATAATGATTAAAGACAGTTATAGTAACTTCTCTATCGCGTTGGGAAATAAGAGACATAAAACTCCTAACTCGTTATCTATAATACATTAAAAAGGGGGGTTTTGTCAACCCCCATATGTATATCAGTTACCGATTCTGTTCACAGCAATACGTGCTTTATTGAGAATACTGCCCGAAAGGGGAACATAACCCAAATCATCAGCAATCATTTGTGCATTAGAACTCAGTGCATAATTCAAAGCAGCACGAATATCATTTGTCTTGGCACCATTTCCAGTCTTATATGCAAGGATCCAAGTCAGAGTAGAAATAGGATATGCATTAGTACCAGATGGGTTAGGATTTTCTCCTGCAAGATTAGCATCCAGAGTAATACCATTCAGAGCGGCCGCACCAGTCACAGCAGAAGGTCCGACAAACTTACCTGCTTTGTTTTGAAGAACTGCTGCTTGAAGTTTGTTAGGGCGAACAAAACCAGTATTCACATAACCAATCGCACCAGGAGTGTTTTTGATAGTTCCAGAAACACCTTCGTTTCCTTTTGCACCTACACCAACAGGCCACTTAATTGCCTTACCCACACCAGGTTTCCAACCACCAAAAGCATCCAAAGAGTTAGTGAAGGCAAAGGTAGTACCAGAACCATCAGAACGATGAACAACATTCATAGGTCCAGCAGCGCAACCAACTTGATTCCAATCTTTAATGCGACCAGAGAAAATATCAACAGTTTGCTTTTGAGTCAGTTTCAGTTTGCAACCTGATTTATTATAGGCAATGGCAATCGTTCCACCTACCATAGGAATTTGAACGACACCACGCTTCACTTGCTTTGCTTCCGATGCTTTGATGGGTTCATCACTTGCTCCGAAGTCAACTGTGCCCGCAATGAATTGACGAACACCAGCACCAGAACCAACGGACTGATAATTAACCCTACTCCCAGAAGTTCGTGCATAAT